AACTTTAGTTAAAGATACCCTAGATTGAACTTTAGTTAAAGATACCCTAGATTGAACTTTAGTTAAAGATACCCTAGATTGAACTTTAGTTAAAGATACCCTAGATTGAACTTTAGTTAAAGATACCCTAGATTGAACTTTAGTTAAAGATACCATCTAAGGTTGGTATTTATGTTTAACTCGTAATCGGACGACTTTATTGTAAACACACCATGGAGCCACTTAAATGTGACGACTGATTTGAACTCATACAGTCCATTATGAATGTCACTGTCTTCATCGTCAAGTTTATCCTCGTCCAACAAATAAATGGGAATCATCCCAATGTTGTTTTTTGCCACGATGAACACTTGACCATCGTCACTCTTATAAATACCATTTCCCCGTCCCGTCGACGCAACTATGTACTCGAAAGAGTTCCCCTCATCCGTCTTCACCACATGACACCCCATAGTGTTGCTCAAACTTTGGTTGTGAGGTGATAACGCCAGACTAACATCCCCTATATAATACTTGCCCGCAGGAAACACACGAATCATTTTAACATTATGGTATATTTTAATGTTAAAATGTAAACCAGTCCGTATCGGGGTTGAACCGATGACCTTCGCATTAGAAGTGCGACGCTATATCCACTTAGCTAACGGACCACTTGAGGGCTCATATCCCTAACTAAATTATATAGTATAATCTTTAAATCATTTCGCAAATAGACGATCATTTCTTGGGGGTGTAGTGTAACCACCCAGGACCCCAACAAAAGGTCAGGTGTTCGGGTCTCTTTTTATTAAGCAACTTTTCGGTTTCCTTCATCGGCATCTTCTTGCGGTACACGTAGTGGTTGTACCCTATTTCCCATGAACTGGGCATGAACCACACATCCTTGAGTTCTTCTTTTTTCACCTCATTCGGAATGCCGCCATTCAAAATGAACGCCTGATATTCCATGCATTTAAACACCTTGTCTGAATACAGATCAATCCCTTGATGCCATACCATCTCACAAATATTGACAATGCTAGCAATTTGAAACTGGCTATGGATCTGGTCCCGCTTAATTTCCGTGTTCATACCACATTCGTGAACACAACACCCGAAAGACTTTTTAAAGTCTTCGACGGTATCATCAAACAGCTTACGGTCGTCCCGAAATAGGGCAATCTGAATCAATGCCTCTTGCATGGTCAAAATCCAATTGTTGTTCCACTTGGTGATCTCCTTGTATCGGTTGATGAGGTTTGGTAAAATGAGGTTGTCTAGAAACTTGTTAAATCTAACCTCAAATTCTTTGGTCCACTTTGGGTAGGTGTGTTTGATCAATTCGGCAGCCCTGACCATACTCGTCCCTCCCCAAGCACACTCCAAGGGGGCATTCGATCCAGTGAAAGAGTCGCATCCGCTCATCCATGCATTCAGTATCTCCAAGGCTTTCTTCACATAAGATTCGTTACCGCTAATGTGATACATTAGCACTTGTTGGTATGCCTGCATGCTGTCCCCGATGAACTCATCGTGTCCACACCCCTTTCCGTACGCCTCAATGTTAACATTCTTGATAACACGTGGTTTATAAGAAAGGGGTGTGGTGGTGTTGAGCTTGTCATAACCCTTCTTGATGACCTCGTTTGTACTGCCACAAACATTCTTCAACCACAAAAACTGCTTGGAACCCAACACCCCACCCGGATGATAAAACCTACTGGCAGCCATCATGGCACTTGATGCCATGATTATTCCCAAATACTAGTCCTTTATATTAATTGCTTTATCATGAAGCCTCCTTGTCCCGCGTGTAGCTGATAGCCTTGTTTCTCGTAATAAGGCTTGACGCCTTCGCCAGCTATGACGGATATCTTTTTGTACTCGCGTTGGGTAGATATATCTTCGGCGGCCTTCAACAGTAATTTTCCCAGTCCGTTGTGTTGGACCGCGCCTGTTTGACTTATGTTTGCCATGTTACCATAAACGTGCAGCTCCCGAATTAAAGCACAACCATTCAACTCTTCAAAGACCTTGTTTTGGGCGTCATCCAATCGCAATCGCACGAAACCATACAGAACCATATTATCTTTAGACTCGCAAGATATAAAGTATTCAGTACCTTTAGAGGCTTCGTATTGACGCACTCTCATGACATAACTCCCATCCCACTTGTTGTCTTTTACCTCCCGGCAGCGGATGCACATACACTTCTTTCCCTCTTTTTCCATTATAGATTGTAACTCTTGACGCATGTTGGCCGAATCGCTACTCGAGATGATGCACGAGGTGGGGATGTCCCGAATGATTCTGTTCAGTCGTATCCATGGGAACACCATACTCTTAAAGTTAATAAGGATGTCTATTAGATATTCCTCGGGGTATTGAATATATGTGCCGTCTTTGTACCATTTTTCTATTTCCGTCCATGGAGTGATCGCACATGGATATATTTTCAGTTGATCCAAAGCAAACTCGGGATGTTTCAAATCATACACTTCCCATTCCACATTTTCTTTCCAAAACCTTTTAATGTGCTGCTTCAGACCAATGATGTAATCCAGCATCATCGTGCGGTCTTTCTCTATGGTGGTGCCCGGTAGATTAGGCATAAAGTGACCATCGATCTTGTATCCGTTGCGTTTCAACATTTCAATGCCCCTTATGGTTTTTTCGGTTGGACACTGACGATTTATTTTCTTTAAAACATCATCATCGACATGTTGTATCCCTAATTGAATCCGTGTACAGCCGTAATAACGGTATCTCCTCAGTTGTTCGGAGTTGATCATGTCAGGTCGAGTCTCCAACGTCAGTCCTATGACACGTGATCTGGCGGATTGATTCAAATGTTTCTCCTCTGTTAGGGATAACCTATCACGTTTGTCAGTGTCCCAAAAAGTATTGGCCGCGTAATACATGTCTCGGCAGTACTCTTCGATGTACTGATGCGGGTAAGAATCTAGAGTGCCGCCCAATACGAGGACTTCTAATTTGCCCAACTCGCCGTGGCCCGTCATGTACAGCCCCCGCATCCTGTCCCACATCTGACTGACACAATCAAACTTATTCCTGTTTGCTCGCAACACCCCAGGTTCCAGGCTAATATAACTACGAGGTTGACCGGGCTGGTTAGGACAATAGTGGCAATTATAAGCACAACTAAACGACTGTTTCACTCTCTCGCCGCTGTCATCGGTGTACTCCGGATACGGTGACGTAAAGATGGTTATCGACGTGATGCCACTCCATGACTTGCATGGCTTAATCTGTAAAGTCTTCCTCAACTGTTCTTCTTTATCGGTATCCACTTGTCCCATCTTTATCAACTCCAGATACACGTGAAACAAAAAAGAGTTCTTGCCACCAAAGCCATACTTATGTCCAAGTTTACGAATGTCCTTATGAGTTAACACGCGATCAGAACTTAAAATGGCATCGATGATGGGTTTGTATTTAATGAGGTCATCTTCAGTTGGAACCGCCAATTCCCTGTTCATACACTCTCTGAACTTTGCTCCCAATTCCTCGATGTCCACCATTTTTTGATTGCAACTACAATGTTAAATAAATTGACAATTCAATAATTTAAAGAGGTATCAAATGTTTAAGTTATCGAAAATGGAAATCATATTATTGTGTGGTTACCCAGCATCGGGTAAGAGCACCATTTGTCAAGAATACGAGGCTGATGGGTATACTGTCATCAGCCGGGACGTCATTGGAGGGACATACAAGGATGTTTTAAAGGTCGTAAAAAAATGTCAACAAAAAATAATAATAGATGGTATCCATATCACGGAGGATTCACGTTATCAGTTTATACAATATGCTAAAGCAAATAATATCCCAATCAAGTGCATTCTAGTGGAAAATACGATGGAAAACTGTATGATCAACGCATTAAGGAGACAATGGAGTGTACATGGAGACATCCTGTGGACGGGCAACACCACGGATCCCCACATGTTCCCGCCGGGCGTTATGTTTAAGGCGAGAAAACAATATGACAAACCGAAATTAGAGGAAGGGTTCGACCAGATAGAGGTGCGACAGGGATATGTGCCACATTACGATCATCGGGTGTACTGCAACAAGGCCATATTCTTTGACATCGACGGTACCCTGAGAAAGACCGACCATCTCCAACACAAATATCCGATCCATCCAGACGAGGTGGAACCTTATATGGATGTGAATATAATGAAAAAAATATTAGACAAAAAGATAAAAAAAGGATACAGGTTTGTGGGGGTATCAAATCAATCGGGGATCTCCAAGGGAACGGTAACACAAGAAACCGTAAGGGCATGTATGGAGATGACCAAGGAGATGTTGAACATAGAAATTGATATTAGGTGGTGTCCGCACTCGCCAGCACCAATAACATGTTGGTGTCGGAAGCCTCAATCGGGACTGGGTGTGTATTTTATAGAGAAGTACAAGTTAAATCCTCGTAAATGCAGGATGATTGGGGATCAGACGACGGATAGGACCTTTGCGGAACGTTTAGGAATTAAGTTCAAGCACGTTTCCGAGCTATTTTGTATATAATAAAAAATAAAAGTATAACAAAAAGGAGATAGTACTTATTAGTAAACCTCGAGTAGTACTGCATTTTAGACATTGTTGACTTATATCTATATTTTTTTATGCGTTCTTCGTCTTCATGAGTCAAGGTGTAGCCTAGCTGTTTTATGATAGAATTCATGCAACCTAAGGCCGGTGCATGCAAGAAAAACGGTTGTTGATCTCTGTGTGTCACCCTATCGCCATCAACCGTCATATGACGACTTACATTTTTATCTACGATCGTTGCAAATATAACAGCATCCTTGTCAACCATCAATTTGTGTATATTTTTTCGGCACAACTGGTTGAACAACTGCTGATCATCCGAATCGTCGGTGACCATGTCTTGGTTGTACATTTCTGTCAGAATATTATTCAAATCCTTGGCATAACCTATGTATGTCCCCGCATTAATAGCTGTGTCTTGACACCTTCCAAACAGCATCATGGATGAAATCTTGTTTCTCAAAGTCTTGATGTCCTCATATGCGATAAGGATCTTGTTGTCCGTGTATGATATTATTTTCTTAAATGTACTCTCTAACTCTGCCAACGATCGTAACAGAATAACATCGTAACCGTCTATGAAACAGACAATTTCGTCAGGTGGCAGGGACTTTATGTAGTCAAGTATTAACTTGAACCTCCATGTGAAGCCCTGCCATTTTTCACCCCAACCTAACACTACCAATTCCTGATTGTATCGTTCACATGATTGTTTCAACCAGGGGAAATAAAATTCTGATGCCGTAGCAACAGTAACAAGTTTCATGTATATTACTTAAATAAGATTTATACAATAAAGTTGCAAGAATGCAATTTGTTATTATATTTGGCGATGTTTTGACTAATATATTTTACCTCATGCCGTTACCACATATGATCAATGTGATGCATAAACGAACGGAGCTCAATATAACTCCATACTTTTATTCTGCATTGTTCACAAATTCTCTGACTTGGACGATTTATTCCTTTATGTTAAACGATATTTACATGATATCATCAATTTTACTAGGATTTGTCCTCTCGTTTTTCTACATGCAAGTGAGTTGTACAAGCCATGACATAGTCATCTGCAACTCTATTGCCAATGGTATCCTCATCGCGGTCACCGCATATGTGTTCTTAAGATGGACTACCCTGATGTTGATACAATTTTATGGTATCGTTGCGAATGTCGCCGAAGTCACCCTTTTGATAATCCCCTTGATATATGTGTTAAAGGGAAACCCCATCGTCTTATGGATAGCGTGTCTGACCGTTGTCAACTCCGTGATTTGGTTAATGTATGGCATCTTGACCAGGGATGTTTACGTCGCCCTACCCAATGTATTGACTCTCATGTCTGGATTTATCCAGTTGGGGGTATGGTTTTATAGGAGGTATCGTGTTGCTTTGTCGGCGGCGCCTCAGGTTTGAAGGAGTTTCTTGTAACACTGATATGTTGCCCGTGTGTCGTTCAACGCATGATGTGCATCAAATGAATCATTGAAAAAATGCTGATACAGTTCTATCAGTTTTGGATACTTAAATCTTCCAAACTTGTTCTTAATCCGGCATATCATAATAGATTCTTTCATTGTACAGTATTTTTTCTTTTGTTGTAGTTTGGCGATTAACTCTTGACATGTATCCCCACCCAGCCTATACAGCTCCGACAAGAGGATGTTGTAATCAAACTCTATGTTATGTCCAACCAAAGTGTCCACACGATCGAGGACAAAATCGAGATATGTTACGACTTCTTGAAAGGACACTCCGTCTTTGAGTGCCTGGTCCTTGGTGATGCCGTGGATGTGACTGTTTGTAATTTCAAAATCCGGTCTGATCAAAAAATAGCTCTCTTCTTCACCAAACATAAAAGCTATCGATACGATCCGCGCATTATCATATTTTGACAGATCTTGATACGGCGCATACTTGTTGCCCTCCCTCTCCGGAAGACCAGAAGTCTCTGTATCAAAAACAAGTGCCATCTTATTCTATTTGTAATAAAATAAGATGTGTAAACGTTTAAGTGTGTTTTGTGAGGATGTAGTCTTTGGCGTATTGTTTAGCGATGCGGGCGAAGTAGTCTTGTAGGCGGACACACATAGACAGGGATTCGGAAAACTGGCGCCAACACAGGGTCTTAAATATTTCTTGTTCCACCTCTGGCTTTTTCATATAGATCGCATCTGGAATGACATCATAAGGACTGTAAGTTATTGTTTTCTCAAGGAGGACCGATATGCCGAGAACGTTGATGGGTTTGTGGAAGGAAACGGTCATCATTTGGATGGTGTTCTTAGTAGCGTTTTTACTTTATCTAACAATTCTTCTATTTTGGCCCTATCTGCTTCAGTCACGTTTATTTTATACCTTTGTTGTGCTTCTGAAAAACCAGTAATAAATCCAACATTAAAGGATTTGTTACATTCTGGAGTGATATTAAAATCCTTTTTGTTGTAAGGTCGTAATGTTACACCACTCGGCATTAATGCAGAAGATGATGGACCACTAGTATCGGGATGTTCGAGGCCAGCGTAATCAAAAAGCCTGGTCATATCATCGAATTTAGATATTTTTGTAGCATTCTCAATGTATAATTTTAAATCATTAAACAATCTTTTTATAGCCAACGTTAAACTACCAAACTCAGTATCCTTTTTTGCCTGCATTAGTGAAAATATGTCAATTACGGCTTGTGTTATATATACGATTACATCATCATGATTTGAACACGTAGGACAGGTAGTGGGTAAAGAACTAGTACTACTAGGTAAACTTCCAAGTGGTGGTGTACTTGCCCAACCTGAAGGTACAGCAGCAGCACTGGCAATGGAAGCAGTAGCAGATAATGATGAACTAGCGCTTGAAGCGGTGCCAAAACTAGAGCTAGCAGCTAAAGCAAAGGGAGAAGTAGATGCGACAGGTGTAATACCCCGCGTCGTCAACTGGGATTCCAACTGGTTGTTACTTTGGAGGAGAGCAATAATGATTTCATTTTTTTGTTGTATCTCTCTGACATAGTTGTGAGGGTTCATAAGAAATGCTTGTAGCTCTTGTGATACATTAGTATTATCTAATTTTAGTGTGCCGATGTATTTCTGCATATGATATATAATAATATTTAACAGAAAAAATATCAATATATATATATATTATGATGAATGCATTAAGTACATATTTCAGAAATACGCCATCAAAAGCAGTTCCTTATGGGAATGCTTTTGCAGTATTTGGTAATAATAACGAAATGATGAATAACGAAATGATAAAAGCTATGAACATGACTGATATAGAGTTAAAAGGACTGATAGATGATATGTCTCTCAGACACAATGAAATCTTGGAATCAAAGAGTTACATTTTAAGTTTTCCAAATAGACTTCAAACCATAATCGATAGTCTGTCCTACTGTCCGGTTAATAACTGCGATGATCTGCAAAGTCAATTAACCAAGTGTCAAGAACGCAAAGTAGAAGTGGAAAAACAAATTAAAGTGTTAAATGGAAACATAATAAATCTAACTGCAGAACTAGCATCTATTAAGTTACAACTAAATCAGTCAGAAGCAAAACTACAACAATGTGATGACAAGTCACAGATCGTTGCTTTAGAGGCAAGAATCGTTCAGCTTCAATCTCAATACAATCAAAAAACTCAGGAACTACAGAGTGTTATTGATGAAAAAAGTGAGAGTATTAAGAGACTAGAGGCTGAAATATCTATTCTAAGAAAACAATCAACAGAGTTGCTGATCAGCACACCCCCTACGAAGACATCTGACGCCGAACTTAAAAGATTGCAAGCTGAGATAGAGCAGCTAAAAACCCAATGCCAAAGAGAAAGAGACAACCTGAGAAATGAGAAAGAAGCGGAGATCAGGCGGCTCTCGGATGAAATATCCAGAATAACAGGAGAGGTCCAATCAGCCAGCGCCAAAATTAATGAACTGGAAACCGAAATCGGAAGATGGAAGGGCTTAAATCAGGACAACAACAATCAGATTGTGGAGTTGATACGGGAACAAGACAAATTACAAAATCGAATTGAACGACTAAACAAGGAAAAAGAAGATCTGATAAAGGCTCATAATAGAGAAATCGAAGTAAAAATTGCGGAAATCAAGGAAAGAGACAGTATCATCTCTGATTTACAGAAAGAGCTAGGTGATTTACGCGCTTCCATGGCAGCTTCGGAGGGAGAGAAGGTAGCACGGTTGGCCGAACAGATCCGCAACAAGGAGGCTGAGATCGGTAGACTAAGGGATAAAAATGAGAAAGACCTGAAGCGGATGGCTGCTGACTGTAAATCAGAAGCAGACAAACTAAACAACCAGATTGCACAACTTCAAGATCAATTGAGCAAAGCAACCAGCGATAACAAACAAATCAACCTAAAGCTAAATGTACAGGACAACACGGATGAGTTAAAGAGGGTTAGGGGTGAGTTGATGGCGTTATCCGAGAAGAAGAAACGCGAGATTAAAACATTAACAGATAAAATCAATGAGTTGAGCCAAGCGAGAGATACAGCGGTACAGAATGCACAAGCTCTAGATAAAAGTTTAACTGAACTCAGAGCCGAGAATGCTTCACTGGTGGAGCAACTAAAGGCGATGGAAAAGGGACTAAACTCGACAGACAAAATCACTCGTCAAGAATGCGAGCGTCAAAGGAAGGTGCTCAAAAGCGGACTGGAGGCGAACCACCTGATGCAAGTGAACCAACTGAAGAAGGAAATAAAAGAGTGCAAAGACAAGATTGGTATGATCAAGGAGTTACAAGATGAACAGAAGCGTTTAATTAAGGGCATGGATGACATTCTAAAGTATGTTGCAACGGAATCCAAGCCGAGGGAATCCCGCGGTATGGATATTATTAATGCGATCGAGTATCGTATGACTGCAATAAGGGAAAAATGCCAGGAGGAGCTGGAAGCGTTACGTAAAAAGCATGATTTGATCAAGGACGCAAAAGAAACACTGCTTTTGACGTACCCCGACAAGTCCGACCTGAACAATCTCCAACTTGCCAAGATCGAAAACAAGCTGATAGCGTTGGAAGACAAGAACAAACGGTTGGCGTTACCGTCCTCGGCCGACCCGGCGATGTCGGATGCGATACCTGATTCCGAGCCGACGCCCAAAGCCGAAGACACAGATGCAGCATCCAGCGACATGCCGTCGGAGCTTCCTGAAACCGAGACCGAAGGAAAGTGTCCATCAAAGGATGTCACTCTAACTCCACTGTCAGCAGAATTATGTGATTGGAAGAACACATTATTAAAACTGCATCCGGATCAAAACCCAGGGTGTCTGAAACAAGCAGAAGAAAAGTTCAAGGAATTCAATGATAAAGTAAGGAAAGAATATACTTATAAACAGTTTTGCAGTAAAGTAAAGAAGGATCAAGCCGAAGCAGCGGCGGCAGCAGCTAAAGCCGCAAAAGCTGCAGAGGCAGCTGCGGCAAAAGCTGAACAAGATGCCAAAAAGGCAGAAGCTGCCAAGAGCAACACCGCGGGACAATTGGTGGTGTTGCGACATGACACCGACAAAGTAGTCAAAAAACACAGTGATCTGATGGTCGCGACAAACGTTGCACTGGCTGCAGTCAAGTTTGCGAAAAATAAAAAGAACGTTTTGGCTCTAGTTGCACAAAACACGGCGAGTGCTGCGGCCAATGACCCGTCAAACATGCAATTAGTGTTAGCTGCCCAAAAAGCTGAAAAGGAATTGACTGCCGCAGAGGAGGAGCAAAATGCTGCTCAAGCAGAAGCGAATGCCCTTCAATTAACAGCCAATGCCGCAAATCAAGTAGGGGAAGCTATTAATGCCGAGAACGATGCCATGAAGGCGTTGGTAGTGTATACAGGGAACCAAAACGATGCCATTAGAAAGAAAGACAACAACAAACTCAAAGCGGCGGTGATAGCAGTGGTAGCTGCAAATGCAATGTCCAAAATGAAAGCTCAACAGTTGGCGGTTCTAGCGGACAGTTCCGAGAGTGCCGCACCGGAAGAAATCAAAATGATAACAGATGGTGTGGCGCAAGCGGATGTCGAGGAAGAAAAAGCGTTAGCACTTGTTGTAAAGGAAACGAAGGCTATGGAAGCAGCCGCTGCAAGCGAGGCCAATGCTGTAGCCAAAAAGGCATCTGCAGCGACCCAAGCTGCGGAGAGGGCACAGAGCAACCTGTCCAAAGCCCGAGCAGCTGCTAATGCAGCAAGGTTTGCTGCCCGGGCAGCAATGGCGGCGGCATCCAATAAGAAAGCTGCGCTAGAAGCAGCTAGACGTCAGGAAGAAGCGGAGGCGGCAGCACGAGCAGTAGAAATAGAGGCTGAACGGCGTAAGGAAGAGGCGGCAGCGCTGGTAAAAGCAGCGGCAGCAGCAGCAGCAGCGAGGGAAGCAGCGGAACAAGCCCGTAGGGACGCAGAAGCGGCGGCAGCTGCTGCTGCCAAACAACGGCGGTTCCACAAGCTGCAAATTACATCATATGGTCTAGCAATCAAAGCCAAGAATGCTAAAACCGCAGAAGAGAAGAGACGCGCGGAACAGGCTGCTGCAGCAGCACAAGCTGAAGCAGATAGGGCCAAACGTGAAGCCGAAGCGGCTGCTCAGGCTTTAGAGGATCAACGCAAAATAGATGCAGCTGCAGCAGAAGCCGCACAGCAAGCAGCAGCGGCGGCTGCAGCGGCGGCGGAAAAAGCAGCAGCAGAAGAGGCGGCAAAGATGGCGGCAGCAGCAGCGGAACAAGCACGTCGGAATGCGGAAGCACAAGCAGCAGCTGAGAAAGCAGCAGCCGCTCAAGCAGCCGCTCAAGCAGCCGCACAAGCGGCCGATGAAGAACGCAAGAGACAAGCTGCGCAAGCGGCCGCTCAAGCTGCAGCTGAACAAGCATCAAAGGATGCCCTTGCCAAGAAGGCAGCGGATGAGGCTATTACGGCTGCAGCAAAAAAGGCAGCCGCCCAAAAAGCCGCAACTGATGCTGCCGCAAAAGCAGTAGCCAAAGCTGAAACCAAAACTAATGTCATCATACCCGCGGCCGTTATCAAACCTTTGGAGGAGAACGCAGATGTAGCGGAGCAAGTCAAACAAGCTCTGGATGCAATCAATGACGATGAAAGAAAAGAATTTGATCAAGGACCCGCACAGCGGAAACTACATGAGGCTTTACAAACAATGCAGACCGGCGGACGCAGCCTTCCTGATTACCACCGCAATATGTTAGTGTCTTTAAAATACCTTTACACTCTCGTCAAGGTGTACCTGAGACATGTCGATATCAGACGGTTCCTATCAATCGATACCTACAAAGACATCAACTTAACCAGAACTGGCACAGGTGCAAACATATGGATCGACAAATGGAACCTATTTAATCTGCTATACGAGGAGTTCCAATACAACACCAACCTTGGTCAAATTAAAAACCTGACGGATATCATGTCGGGCAAGGAGCCACTCAAAAGATATGTTGAGGACATTAATGATAATGTTAGCGATATCATTAAGAAGGACACCCAACACTATGTGTCTATGATGGCAACAGTCAGAGATAAAATGGATGAAACCAATAATACGATTAAACAAAGGATTGATGAGAAACTAAATAAGCCTGACCTGAAGATGGTGAATATTCTAACTTACATTAAGATCCTGATTCAGTATCTGACCGACAATACCCAAGTCCAAGAAAATGTCCTTGACAATGTTCGTTTAATCAGCAGAAAACTCGTTGATAAGGCCAAAGACATTAACAAATTTGCAAAGGATTTTATCAAGGACTACAAGTTTTCAGGCGACATCAAGACCAGTCATTATGAAAACAACAGCAATCACATTATGACTTTCCTGCGTATCCGGTCAACGGTTCCGGGAACTTATAACGATAGGTTCAATATTAAGGTGAAGGACAATAAAGAGCTGTATGTGGGTTACAGCGATGATAACATTCCCTACTACTTCCAACCCTCCCTTGCCGAGGATGGTCCAGCTGGTCCGGATGGCCTCGCCGTAGATATCAAAAACATCGGCGACAAGGCCATTAACCCTTACGGCACACCCCTAAACAGCGTTGCCACCATTCACCAAGACAAGGTAAACCTAAAGACATATCCTAATACCTACTTCTTTGGTCCCTTCAACAAGATCTTTTATCCCAATCAAACCAACCCGGAGATCGCCAAACAGTGCGGAGCTATAATCGACAAACTTGTCGAGGGTCAGAGTGTATTTGTTCTAGGTTATGGCGCTAGTGGTGCCGGTAAGACGTCGAGTTTAGTGTATTTTGACAAGGGCATGGATGAGGACACTAGAGACGGTATTCTTATGCATTTGTGCAGAGATAACAAAATTTTGACCAGGACAAAGGAAATAGAGGTTAGCGTTAACGAGTTTTATGCCAGCCCGGACGGCGATCCCACTAAAACCAAAGAAATCAAGGTTGTACCTCAAACATTCATCCAACAACGTCAAGCGAATGGAACAATCAGTTTTGTGTTGAAGAATGAATTTGATAGACCCCAAAATATCGTACCCGCTGGGTCTCCGCCACAATCGGTTGTCCATGATAAGAATGAGCCCCTTGGGATGTACATCAAGAAGATTATCGACGACGATCGCTATATCGCAGCCACCACTAACAACCCGGTTAGTTCCCGTAGTCACGTCCTTATCTTTATAAAAATGAATGATTTACCAAATGCTCCTTATCTGATTATTGGTGATTTTGCGGGTGTGGAAAACCGGTTCAACTGTACCGACGTCGACACGCTGAGCCGATTCAGCAACATCAAACCGAATCCCTTCCAAAGTTACATTGAGGCGTACAAGGATCACAAATACAGTTTAAATAACCCACGCATTAAATTAGATTTGGCTGCAAATGCAAAAGGACAATGCAAACAGAAACCTATCGATGATTTTTACGGTGCAATGTTGGGAGGGGAACCTAAGAAAGCTGAGCCTAATAAAGTGTTAGAATACTGTGAGGGAGACTACAGACAGTTTGCTAATATGAATGCCTACAACGAATATATAAGGTCTGCTGTTGTATATCTTGAAATAAATCATAAAAATCGGTATCCACAAATCAAAAACGACACATTGAGAAGCATCATATCTCTAGACATGTTTGTATCAGCCGAAAAAGCTATACTTTCTAGCGTCGCATTATTTGATAAACTGGATAATATGGAATCTATGTCCAATCCCAAACTTTTGCTTCCAAAAGAATCATCGTTATTATTCAAGGCAGTTAAAGCATTGCTATTAGTAATGGCGGAACATTATAGAAAATGTGTTGCAGTATGGACTACGGTCAATAAAGGATATCCAACATCTTCCATTCGTTGTTCAAACGGGAAAAGGGATCTATGTGATGACAAGAATATGGTTGAATTCAGAGTTAATCCAGACTCAAGATATGCTGAAAGCCAACATGGTGCAATTGCTAAAACCATATTTTATGACTTTTTCCAATCAGGATTGATAAAAATAAAACCTACAGATAAAGATGAAATTTACTTTTTTGGTGAATTAGAACTTGGGAAACTTCCATCTCAGAATAGTGGATACGTAACTGTTATGAAAAATATTTTTAACACTATACATAGTGAACTTTTCAAATCATTGAATAACAAAGTGTCAGGGGACAACAAAGTGTTTGGTATGAGTTTAGGTGGGACATTTGCAAATTTTATAGAATCCGTTCAAGTGTTTATTGAAGCATTTGCAGGTCAATCAATAATTTTACCAAACTTAAAAACGCCAACTTTTTACGAATCTTGTTTACCGATTTTATACGATTTTTTGTTTAAAAAAGTAATTGCAAAACTAGAATGTAATCAAAATAAATTGCAAACACTAAAACGTGTTTGTGAATGTCGAAGTTATGAAGGCGTGTACATAAACCGCAACATTGCCTTGGTTCGTGACATCATCCTACAGAACATCAAAGAGAAACTAACCAAGAAGTCAACTCCTTATACCATGCCGCCGGTGATTGATCACTGCTTCAACATCCAATGTAATCCTTTGACAGAAAGCTGCTACGATCTCCGCAATATTAAAGTTGAAAAAGGTGCAAGTGATATTTATGAGCGCATTATAAATACTATCGGACAACAACATGTGAACAACATGCAGATTGTTATCTTCTGTGTGTTAAACTTATCAAGAAATGCAAGCAATTCACCGCAGCCACCATATATTGATATTGAAGATCTGCGCTACGAGTATGAAAAGATCAAAAGCTATCAGTTTATTGAACAGTTAGACATTGACAACTTAACATCTATTGAACGCAACTATGATCTGGATATTGATATCGATAATATGGGACCAGAAAACCTGAAATACTATAACATTCAGAAATATACTAAATTGACTCCTAAAATCTTAGAAAGTATTATAGGTTCTCTCAACACAAAAATCACTGATGTAAACACAAAAATAGCAAACATAGACATCAGTTTAAATAGCTTGAACAGTTTCATAAAGGAGGAGCCTAATAGTGAAGCTATCTATGAAGAGTATTCAGGTGCAATAGGTGTCAAATATACATATATACCATTGAACAAAACTAGTAAACAAACCAAATTACATAAAGGAAACAAAATAGTAGGTGAACCAGATTTAATAAAGAAAATAATAGCAGCAGCCAAAGATACTATAAAACGTAAAAAAGAAGAAAGACAGGAACTAGAGAAGGATAAAGAAAATTTAGCAGACATATTAAGACAGTACCAGAACAAACAACTGGCTAAGTTTGTCCAAAACAGGTTTGATACTGATGAAACAATAAAACAAAATCCCATCAAAGGTAAAACAGATCCAATCTACAAATTAAGGACTAAAACTAAACTAGACGAGGATTTGGTAACAGAGCTAAAAGATTCAACTGTTGTTGATACCGTCCTTCTAATGAAGGCAAACGCCAAAGGTGCCAGACAACAGATCAATATTAAACCTGCTGTTCTACGTCGTCTTAAAGAAAAGATCTTCTACTATAAGCCCCAATTGGGCGCGGATATTGTCGAGAGTTTAGTGCAAATTATCACCGAACTCGAAACCTCCTACACTGAGCTTACACTGCTACGTCTGCTGAGAAAGATTGATAATATTAATGCTAACACCGCCTTGGGTACCCTCGAGTTCATTGACAAAGTTGCAAAGTACAATACCACTGACCTCATGTGTAAGCTGTCCACTAACGAAGAAGGTACTGTTAATACCATCGTGCCCTTCATCGAAAAGTTAGCTAGGAAGATAATCAACGACACCACATTAGAATATAAAGGTTTGAAATAAGATATATTCATGAATATGAGTTCAACATACGTATCAAGTGTATGCAACAACTGCAAGCACTTTTCTTCCAAGACACTTGGGTGTCACCGTCTGTCGGTACTAGAGAATAAACTCGTCATGATTAAAAACAATGCTCCCATGATCGAGAAATGCAAGACAGAAAAGCTGTACGAGCCGTCACTGAAGACCAGAATGGGATATGCCTCATTTAAAATCCCCGAGGAATGATTATTATACTTATTGCTAAATAAGCATAATAATTACTTGAACCATTGTAAAAAAAAATTGATAAAACCATTTTTTAGGTTGTAAGTATCATGTAACGACACCAAGATGGAAGAGCTACAGACGATCCTGATGTATCAGGAGAGCAAGTTGAAGGACGAGGAAAGGACTATTCAAAAGTACAACAAATTGATAGCGGAAGACCAGAACACAATAGTCTTGATAAACGGTGCAAATGCGTGCATCCAACAGTTGGAGTGCTTGGCATTAACGGGAAAGGCAATGATAATGAACGAGAACGTGCTTCAAGACTTGGATAATAACAAGAGGAAGTATTATGACCTCATTAAGAAGTACACCGAAGACATCACCATCATTCGGGAGAGGACACAACGACAAATGCAAAAGATAGAACAGTACCAGTCCATTCGCCGTGAAATTCAATTGATTGCCAGCAACATTTCGCACTTGAGGGAGGAAGAGGTGAGGAGCATGTCACACAACCTGTTAGCATCCATTGTGTATACTCCTACAGTCATGAATGTCATGGCTAGAATACAGAGTGGTTCCCGGTACAGACTCGATTATGACCACAAGAGGGATACATTAGATGTCTATTTTACGGACTTTAGTTTTCCGGATAGGATATATTTGGGGAACGAGTTTCTGGCATCGAAAATCACCGACATCAAAATGCCCTACTATTTCGACAAGCACAACTATCACGTAAAGCTTACCTTTAGGGAGCTCAATCAGGTGTGTTTGCGATACATGAACGACTGTGTCACAAACAGTTTGAACGGCATCGAACAGGTGTTCTCAACAGACCCAAACATTGCCAAAATCAGGGTGTATTTGTTCAATAGTTACACATGGAGGATGTTCTATCGGGTGGTGAACGGAGATGTTATCGCCATGAATCCCCGTGGATTATACAGTTATGAAAAGAACGAAGTTAATTTGGTAACATGGAGTCTATCCTTTGATGACCGCAGTATGATTAGCAGTTTTTATCCGGATACCCTGGCCATTCATTTAACCCCTAAAAATTGAACAGCTTAAAGGATTACTACGTATGAGTTTATAAGAAACCGTCATGAAGCTCTTTGTCAAGATCCTCAGCGAAGGCGGTCAAAAGTATTACGACACTAAAAAGAATTATGATGATGACAGTGGGTTCGACATTGTAGTACCGTATGACGTCGTGGTACCCGGAAACCAAATCAGTTATAAGATTCCGCTTGGCATAGCTTGTGTTCCGGATGTTAAACAAGGGTATTACCTGTACCCCCGATCCAGTATCACCAAGACGCCCTTTCGATTGGCGAACTCGGTAGGTATCATTGATTGCAGTTATACAGGAGAAATCATTGCCGTTGTTGATAATAAGTCACCTTTGGATCATCCTATTAAGGCGGGCGAACGTTTGTTTCAGCTGTGTGCTCCGGATTTGACGCCGTTAAAGATCGAGTTTGTAGATGAACTTCCCGAAACTAAGAGGGGTGCTAATGGCTTTGGTAGCACAGGAAAATAATCTAGTATTATTATTATATATATGGGAAAATACACTCGTATCAATGTATGGCAAATTATTGCATTAGTATTTACAGTTCTGATATTTCTTTGGAATGCATTAGGTGGGGGTGGATATTATTCATATCTATCTGAGAGGGAGTGGAATGGATTTTTTATTTTCCTAGCTGGGGCATCGGTTTTTGCAGGGTTTGCTCTCTTGGTGACGGCAATTTCGCTTCGCATTGAGTACCTAGACGAGGGCAAAATGAATGCTGATTATAAACTGACGACCAAAGGGAAAAACAAATTAAGAAAGGCGTATGCGGAAAGCTACAGAGTTTCCAACATATTAACAAGTGTGGGCAACGTGCTGTCCATTCCCATGTTTATCTTTGTCCTGTACACATGGTTTTTGTACTTTACAAACCGTTGTATTTATAATGGAAAAGTGTCTATTAAAATTAATGGCGTTTGCTATCCGCCGGAGTGTGTTTTAAACAATGGACGTGTTATGAAACAGGTGAAAGGTCAATGGTATTATTGTTAATATAAAATATATAAAACTAAAATATGTTAGATTTATATATATAAAATGTTATTAAATGGCGCAAAGGGCTTCCGCATTCCGAACCTCAAGTCCACCTCCGAAATCAAGACAAACCACGCAATGTTTGCCAAGAAACTGGCAGAGGTTACACGCATTCCAGAGGCACCCATCACGGCCTTTGTCGATCGCGCCTACGAGCGCCACATGTCTATTATCGACAAGGTCGCGTATTGGGCAAACGACGACTACACCATGTCGTCCAACCTCATCAGTACGGTTACAGGCAACCAGGAGGGAGGTTCTATTGTCGAGCAGTCGATCGATCTTACAAAAGACGAATAAGGCGACTCAAGCCATAATCAAGTACGGCAATGGTGTAACGTTCATTTTAAAGTTGTTACATAACAAGACTATCATGACGCCGGTGCAGTTTGGGGAATGGTTGAAGGATGAGTTAATTTCGATGGGTCCAGTGTTCATTAAACTGGGTCAGCTCATGTCAACCCGTAGCGATTGGCTAGAAGATGATACCCGGATTGTATTAACTCAATTACAGGACAACGCCAATGAACATCCAATCGAGGGTATCAACATACCCAATACAAGCAATTTTAATAAAAAAGCGATTGCTTCGGCATCTTTTGGGCAAGTGCATTTATTGACGTACGAGGGCAAGGATGCGGTGATCAAGATTCAAAAGCCCGGTGTTAGGAGCAGCCTGGCGTCCGACATGTGGAGTTTGGCGGTGTTTATCCGCAAACTGGACGAACTAGGGGTATCGTCGGCGTTACACATGTTGGAGATAGTACGTGATTACCGGAAGAGTCTATGGAAGGAACTGAATTACGTGTCAGAAAGAAACAACTTGGAGCTTTTGCGAAAATCATTAAATAAGCTCAAGTGGAACAAGATTCCAAATGTGTATTATGCCGATAAAACCAACATCATCATGGAAAAGGTGGACGGCATCAAGATCACTAACGTTCAATTGTTGGACTATCACAAGATAGATCGAAAAAAAGTCATTGCTGCCTTACTCAAAAGTTTTTACTACCAGGTGTTAATTGGAGGAGCGTTTCATGCGGACCCGCACCCTGGAAACGTGGCGGTCACAAAGAATTCTATTGTGTGGTACGATGGAGGGGCGGTGTGTGAGACGGGAGATGTGTGGCGCAAGGAGTTGTTGGTTTTGACGAGTTCCGTGCTCCGCAAAGACGTCAAAGAAATTGTGGGCAACATGGTGGACATGAAGATCGTGAAGAATGATGTCAAATCCATTCGCGCGGTGTCCTCCTTTTTGAAGAGCATATTGGACCTCATAGACAATAACCAGATAGAAACAAACTGGAAGAAACAGGTAACGGATCTAATGATGAAGGATGCCGAGTTTGCAAAGGATTTGAGGGATGCCATCATATCGGAGTCCTCCTATATTATGTTGGGACGGGCATTAACCCTGATAGAGGGTATTTGCGAGATACTTGACCCAAAGTTTGACCTCTTCAAGGTGTCCTTGCCGATCATCCAACAAGTGTGGATTAGATACATCCCCTTCAGCGAATACTCGCATCTGTTATCCGATGTAATGTGATTAAATGTATATATCTGATCAGGCATCCAATGTACACTACACACATGTAAATTATCAAGGTATGCAATGATTAGTCTAAAATAATATGTACAGTATATAGCACTTGATTTACTTGCTTAACGGCTACGCCTGCTTTTAAATTGTTGTTCATATGACGACAATTTAAAATTGATATCGCCTAGTGGCTCGCCTAATTTTTCTTTAGCCTTGTAGGCTGCAGAAAAATTGAAAATATTATATCATTATTTTCCTGAGGTGTTAACCACTAAAAATGGCCCTCACCAAGGCATTTCAAAACACAACCAATGATACGTACAACACCGGACAATACATTATGAGTGCACCATCCATGGTGATCAGAGGCAAACATCAGGAGTATGTCTTTAAAGGAAGCGTAGATATGATGAATATTTTGAGTATCCCAGATGATCAAGTTAAGGAGATGATCTGCGACTGTATTAACCTGATAAACATCGAATTGTGTCTGATTATGACGTACTTTACCATGACCTTCCGTCAATTAACCAAGATAAATGTATCTCACGTTCACATCGGCAGGACCTTCATAGATGCTATTAATAACATGTCCAACTTGAACTACCTAAGTGTCACCGATAGTGATATGCACGACGGACTGTTGGATCTTCTGCATAACAAGAACATACGGCGACTCACACTAACCGGCAACAGAGTTGTTGTTGGTAAGGAAGAATTAAACATATCCCGCCTTAACTTTGTACGGTCGTTGCCTAATTTGCAATTCTTGGATGTGTCAGACAGTCAGGTTTCCGACAGTGCCATGCGGTACCTCCATCCATTGACCAATTTGACTGGATTGATCCTCAACGAAACATATGTAGGCGATGAATGCGTCACCACCCTGGTCCAGTTGACAAGTCTCGTCGAGTTGGATATTTTTGACACCTTGATCAGCGAAGAGAGTTATAACTACATTCGTGACAACTGCAACATCAAGCGTTTGTACCATCACTGCGACTCGTCCGAAGACTCATCGGATTGAGGCACCGGCGGAGGTTCGGGTGGTTCTTGTGGATCATCCATATGTGCATAGAATTCTTTCACGTCGTCGGTGAGTGATCTGTAATATAAGTAGTTGAAAGAGGTGTAAAAAAAGGTAAAGTATACGATGCTGGAGCCGATGAGTTTGGTCGTTTGGTACAGATCATGTGGGTATGCCCGTATTGGTTTTGGTTTGAATGTTTTTTTTATGTGTTGAACAAAAGGTTTATTATGCCTTTGAAACCGTGTTCCAATAATCATCTCCATAATTAGCAAACAACTCGGAACCTTTAAGTATTTTTTTAGTTGAGTATAAAGCAATCTTACGTTTTTTAACGCTTTTATGGGACTCCATGCGAAACTCGCAATTGTATTTGAATTTGGAATTCCTGGCGTCATTCACCATTGCCAGATAACACCGAGGATAGGCAAGGGCGTCAATGACATACTTTGGAGATATTTCAAACGAGTAGAGGGATAACTTCTTAGGGTCCCGCGTGATTGTCCCCTCGTAGTAGCCAATAAAGACATCCTTGGGTATGTCCTCCAAGGTAAACAATCCACGACCCGCCTCATGTATCCCGCTTTCTCTCACCTCTAGACTCCACGTGGTGTTATTATACAATTCATCCATTTTTAAATGGTATATTTATCATACATTTAAATCGTTTTGCAAAAATTGATAATATAAACGTTTAATGCGTATTACTTATTATAAAAAAATGCCGAGCATCCACGTATTTCAGATTTACAAAATAGAGTTGATCCACAAGTACTTTGAAAAGAACTGTACAAGATGCAGGAACACTATTGGGATTTTCACGGCGGTGTTAAATTCGGACAAATCCATTGGCTTGAGCGTGAGTTACGAGAATGGCGAGTTCGAGTGGGAGGACGAGGGGGAAGTGTTTCACATCAACTATAAGAAGGACGGTAACCCGTGTCCCCGAGACAACGCCTATTTTACCAGTTTCTTGATATCCCACGATAATTTGGACACTTTGAAGCGCTTCCTTCAGAAGATCTGGGATGGGAGCAAAAAGTTGTCGGTCTATACCAGTTCCGCCAATGGGTACTGGAATCAGTACGAGATGAAGAATATGAATAAAAACAAGATGGACAACATTTTTTTGCCCTCGACCATTTTAAACAAAATGTCGGACATCATCGATGACTTTAGCAAGTCCGAGACACAGATTGCGTATGAGAGCCGGGGTGATACATATAAGAAGGTGTTCCTGCTGGCAGGCATTCCAGGATCGGGCAAGTCCTCTCTGATCAAGGCCATCGCTGCCCAGTACAACCGGAATATCTATTACTTGAACTTTTCGAAGAAGCTAGTGGATGATATTTTTGTGGATTTGATGAATAAGGTGGCAGAAAACAGCGTGTTGGTGATAGAGGATATTGATTCGTACTTTGACGTGTCCGGGAAGACGGAGGTGAACATAACCCAGTCCATGTTGTTGAATGTTCTTGATGGTGCGTATGATAACTGCCTGAACAACGTCCTCATCTTCATCACCGCTAATGACATTGATAAGATAGACTACCGGGTGAAGAGGTTTGGTCGCATCAACAAGATTTTCACGTTTGGGTATCCCGAAAAGCCGGAAATAGAAAAGTGTTTCAAGCGGTACGCGTCGGGGGACTTTGATGAGTTCTACCAAAAGATCAAGAAAATCAAGGTGTGCATGGCGGGCATCAAAGATTACCTGATCTCCTATCCCGATGACTACATGGATCACATCGAGGAACTGGTACAAGACACCAAGGAAAGAAATCCCGCAAACGAAAACGCCGACAAAATGTTCATTTAGAAAACGGTTTAAAGATTTCCCAGGATATGGGTTAATACCCAATGGAAATTGACTATCTAACAGAGGATCCGGTGCTATCCGGACAGAAGTTTGTGTGTCTGTCTATTCTTACGTCTAGCAGCATCAAAGATGCGAGTGGCAATCCTATAGAAAAGCCAAACCATGCGAAGGGGATCAAGATCCGGGGCGTGTATGACACCATGGAGGAGGCGCAGAAACGGTGTCAGCAGATTCGGGGTTTTGATCCACACTTTAATGTGTTCGTGGGGGAGGTGGGCAAGTGGCTGCCTTGGGATGACGATGCTGATAAGGCGGAGGATGCGGTGTATGCGGAGACCAAGCTGAATGCCATCATGAAGGGCTACAAAGAACAACAGATCAAGGCGAAGGAGTATAACGAGTTCCGCAAACAAGCGGAAATTGAGAAGGCCATCAAACTTGCCCAGGAAAAGACGCCAGAGGAGACGGAAAACATAGTCGAAACGACCTCTACCCCCATGGACGTGCCATCAGTGTCGGAGGAGGACATTCAACAGAAACAAGAGAGAGTCGCACAAATTTCGAAGGAACTTGAGGAGGCACGTCGTCTCTTTGATCAACTCAAAGCAGCTCAAAAATAATTTGTAGGTTAAGTTTATAATGAAGCGTATATTGGTAATGATGTTGATAGTTGGCCTAATCATTGTTGGGGTTGAAGTTGGCAAACGCCAGTGCAGACCGAAGACGGTGTATCGATACATTCCACGGACACAGGCAGAGGAGGAAGAGTTGAGTCTGGATGTGGAGGATGTGTTCAGGGATATGTTCCAGAGGTCCACGCCATGGATCAAGTCTTCCACGGAGGAGGACAATAATGTTCGACGCGTTGTGTATTGATTTAAAGTCTATTTTATATAAGTATTATATAAAATGCACCAACCGGTAGAGGAAGCCGATAGATTGTATGTTAGCAAACCCGTTGAGGTTGCTGCTCGTGAAAAGACAAAGTTGTTATGTGAATATTTTATATATTTGTCGTTGTATCAAGGGAACGGCGTGAATGTCACTTATTGTACCAATCATAGACTGGACAGATTACAACAATGCGAATATTTTATGGTCAAGAGGCGACAACTGACCTTTAACACCGCGATGGTGTACTTGTTGGACAAATACATATCGTTTCATAATATCAAGATATCTGGGTACAACGTCAGATGGGGAACCAGTTATGAGTATGAAGAAAATAAATTCATAACCTTTGAAATAGAGTACAACACCAAGGGGGAAGCCACCTACTACTCCATCGAAATAACCGACTATGTCACAAACAAAAACGGCACTGTCATATATGACAACAATGTTTTGTCCATATACATGAGTTGTTTATTGATTGATTTCTTTAATGAAATTGATCGTATATTTAATGTCTTTCAAACTCAGCGTAATAAAGCACAGTTGGATAAACTACAGAGGGAGTTTAGTGAAAGGATTGGCAAGCCCGATGTTCATTTACCGATTGAAACAGAATTCATGTCATAAAATGGATAGTATGCGGGTCAGATGCCACAGAACTATGTATTTACTATTTAGATTTATGCCATTTTCACCTTGATGTTGGTCCTTCTTCGGAACATGGTACTGGTCAAGTCAAATGCATTTTGGCGTTTTTCGTGGAGTGGATCGAAATGCTTTTTGTCGAACTTGATTGTTTTGGGGATCCCCAGAGTGAAATCGGGTGTTTTGTTTGCCCTGAAGTAAAACACCTTCTTCTTGAGATCGTTGGATCTCAGTCGATTGTTGATGACCATACATCCGTAGTTGTTGGTCAGTTCGGAGAAGACGGTTTCGAAGATGTCCCGCGTCGGGAAGATTCCGGCATAGTGTTCGTACAGGCGTTTCCTGTTGCTATAGTTATCCTCACCCAGTAGGAAGATAAAATCAAAGTTGGAGCGGAGCTCGGGCTGGATACCCAAAGAATATTGCATAGCCAACACAAACGTCAACTGAAAGTGTCTTCCCTCATTGAAAATAGATAATACGTGGGGATCTTTGAGCCACAAGTGTTTGCTGCTCATGCAATCGTCCATGACGAGGTAACACCTAGGATCCAGAAGTGGTTCTTTATTTTTGTTGCGTCTTTCGTTTTTCTCAATCATCTGTCGTTGGCGGTGGAGTACTTTGGGGATGATATCTTCCTTGTACTCGTGGTGGATGAAAGAAGGGGGCATAAAATCGTTGTAGAATTTTGTCATCTTGTCGGTGGGCGCGATGCATGTTCCGCCTGGGATGTTGGTTTTGTACAAATAATACAGAATCTCACGGATCACCCAACTCTTGCCCGATCCGGACTTCGCAATGATGCCAATTCGGGGGTTCATGAAGTTCCCATTCTCGTCATACACTAGGTTTTTCATGTCAAACTTATCGAATTCTAAAACATTGCCGAAAGGCTCTGTCATTTATGTATATACCTATATATACATAAAAATTTAAAAGGGCTCATTCAGGATCTGTTGATTGGTTACCGATGGACTTGACGGCATTTGATTAAACGGCTTTGATATACTTTTCACGCATGCGGAACATTTAAAGTAGGTAACAGCGATGTAAACAACAAGGGAGATTGCGGTCGCGATCCGGAGGGACGAGTACGTCTGCGTTTCCTCTTTGGAGAAGTACCTTTTATCCAGCTCGATCAGGATGTAAATGACTAAACCGGACATAAGAGATAAGAGTATTGTTTGTGAATCCATGGCTATATAATAATATGAATAGAAAGATTTTTAAACCTTGTAAAAATCGGGGGCGTTCCTACGGAACCGTTCACCGATCCGCTTACGGATCGACTCGATGTCAGTGCCGCCGTCCTCCGTTATGTCCAGCGAGTACGAATCTTTGAAGCTAGTATTTTTATTGATGGCAACCGCTTTAACCGGTGCCATGCTGCGGTGGTTGCTGAAACTGTCCTCCACAGTGGGTTTTCGGTAATAAGAAACACTGTCAGCGTCATCTTCCACCAGCTTTGGTTTCTGAGCGGGATCGACTCGAACGTACTCGACCTCTGGTTTTTCGGTAGTGTGTTTATGTTCGGTCTCGGTCCTCTTTTCTAAACTGTACTTTTCCAGCTTTCCACCATCTTGATTGACCGCGGTTGCCATAGCATTCAGTTGGTTGCGTTCGTCCTCGGTGACGGCTTTATCAAAGTCTGATTTTTTTGGCGATGTAGCCTCGAAACTACTTCCCAAGTACTCTTTGAGGATGAGTTTCAGAGGTAGCATTTTGCGGATAGCCTCTTTGATGGACGCGCGGATGAGTTCCATAGCATCGCGTTGGTTCCTTTTAAGGTCATACAGTGTGTACTCGTGGTAGAACAAAAAGGGGTTCTGATACACGTTTCTAGCCGTCTCGATGTAGGTTTTGTGGACAAAGTTAGAGAACTCTATATGAAACGTTATTTTTAAAGTGTCCTTTTTTTCTGGAGGCGTGTTCGTCAACACCATTATATTTGCCTTGATAATGGCATTCACAAGGTCTGTTAACAACTCCGGACAGTTGCTCGCGGACAAGATGCGTTGCGTCTCCGTATTAAGCATCTCGGGGTTCCAATGCAGGACTCGTTTTAAAAGTTTCTGAAAGTTCATCAGTTCTTCGTTGGGTTTGGAGGTTTTCTTGGCAAAATCGTATATCGACACCATGCCATCAAATATCAGTGGTGACAGGATGTTGACAAGCTGAATGGTAAACTCTTTTTTAGTTTCTACCAAGTAGTTCATATTTACTATTCATAAAGAAAAATTTTGATTTAATCCTGCCCTACATATTTATAATTCTTGTTTGGGGAGGCAAATGCAACCCACATCACGGACGCCATCGCTGCAGTTGAGGTTAGTCGCCTGGTACTTTTTGTAGTCCACGCCGTCAATCACAGTATTATTGTCGCCCTTCCATTCGGTCGCACAACAGTTCTTGCTGCAGACGAACTCCCTGTCGTCGTCCGGGAACAGTTTGAACTCCTCATTATAATCATTCGACCATTTCTTACACAGACCCATAAAGAACAGTAAACCAAATGTTATCAGCATTATTTTTGATATATCACACAACGTAATATCTGACATATATATAATCATATAGATATTTATTACGATTGTTCAATAACACTGACTGGAATATATATGCTCGGAATGTACCAGTTTCCCTGGTCGTCTTTTCTTCTTGGTTTATAGAGAATTTTGATGTCATTTTTCCAATATTCGGACACAATCTTATTGTATTTCTTGATGTATGACATGTCTTGTGCGACTTTTTGATAAAACTTCTCGGGATGTTTTTGAAAGTCATAGTTGTATTTCTTCATGGCACCGTGTTGAACCTTGTACACTTGAGTCATAATAGATTCAGCGACTCTATCAAAATCTGGTATGGTTATTTTCTTCTTACCGGATGTGAGAATATAGATGCCTTCAGGAGCAATTATAATTGAACCCTGGGTGTTTCCCTGATTATAATGTTCAGCAAAGTGAAATAGATCATTTACGGAAGGAAACTCGTATAATATGCTTTCTTTGACTCGCGCACCCGGATATGGCGTGGGTGGGTGGGTGTGAAAGATGTACTCGTAATCTAAAGCATCAACCGGATTGTCCGGTAAGAGTATTTCCGGGTCATCCTCGTATTCTAACGACGGGATGGCACTGATGATAATCCGCTCTAAGCCCTTGTTATTAAAGTCCAGCATGCCCAGGTGCTCTGAATAACGCAGTCGCTTGGATTTGTCCTCGTATTTCTTGGTGTACCCCCCTTGGTTCATCACCGCATCCAATACCATAAGGTTATTTTTTGTCAGTTTGATCATTTTTTTCTTGTCACGGCGGTATATCTTTCCGGACACCCTATGAACAATAATTTTCATGTATATATAAACAGACATAAAAATAAACAGTCATAGTAGTGTAAAAATGTACAACTTTAAAAAACGAAGGTTTGACCATGAGAAGGACCAAGAGTTTCCAGCTCTGTGTAAGAACGTCGTTCATGTCATGCCGACGGTCGATTATACTGCAATAAAGCAAAACGCAGACGCGGATGTGATCAAAGAAGAGATACAAGCAATCGAAGTAGCGCCTCTGCCTCTCCCACCAAAGCGTATTATGTTTCCGCTGATGGAGACATACGACTGGTCAAAGGTTCCTAAGCACTTTATCAACGACACTTTTTGAGGTTCAAGGGTATTTTTTCTAGGGTTTTGTCTACCTTGAACATCATATCGATGATTTTGGGGGGCAAAGAATACTGATCATTGGTTTTTTGTATCAGGTCGGCTCTGTTATTAACCGCATGGTGGTGAAGTATCTTGTTGGCATACAACAGGTCTTGTAAGTTTTTTTTCTTGAAAGAGTTTTGAATGATACTAATATTCTTTTTATTAATATTTTTCAGGGATGTTTTGTTGAGGTCGCTACTAAAATCAATTCTATAATTCTCGGTACCACCAAAGGGCAGTTTATTGGTATTGAAGGAAGTGGTAGCACATGTGAAGAAGCCGTGAAGGTTTTGGAGGTACCAGTTTTGGTCGGTGTAGATGTTGGTTTCGACCACATCGCCGAAGGATATGGCGGCAGATATGTCATTCATGCATCTGAGGACTGCCTCGGCGCTGCCTTTCTTTTGCAGCATGCAATTAGGATAGTTTTCGAATAACATTAATGGCAATAATACTTTTTCGGTTTCATAGAGTTGCATACATGATTCGACGCTCTTGTAGTTGTTCAACAGTTGTCGGGTTGCATCGAAGAGGCCGATATCTTTGTCTTTGCGTTGGGAGTGAACCATGTAGTTTCTCCAGTGTTCGTAATCGACCACCGCTTTTGGTTGTTGTGTGAATGTCAGCTTGAGGTCTTCCAATAGGTGTATCAATCTACGCATATCGAACTGGGAGAATTTTATGATGGAGGCAAATGTTTTATCGTCTTGGATGGTGAGACTTTCTTTGGAACATATAGAAACAATGAACTTTTTGATTTCGGATGGGGTGGGCGGGGAGAATTTAATCTCGGCACACGTTTTTTTGATGTCCAGAATGAGTTTGCTGTGTTGTTCGTTAGTGATGAAGATGATGGGGAAAAGTTTTTTCGCTTCGTTTTCCTTGAAGATTTGGGACATGGTGTTTTTTTCGCTGGTCAGGGTGATGGTTTCCGAGTCATCGATCAAAATGGCGGTGTTCCTGTGGATGTTCAATTCGTTGATGCTCTGAAAGTTCTTGTAGGATTTGAGGTTTGGTGAGAATATACGGTACCCATGTTCTTGCAGTAACAGTTTAACAGTTACAGTTTTGCCAATACCATGAGAGCCGGAAACGATCAAGGAGGATGACAGGTTAGGGTTGGTTCGGTAGTTGTTGAGCCAGTACTTGATCTGGGTGATGCATTCTTGATTACCGATGATTTCTTTGGAGGTTTGGGGTGCATAATCGTGGATCCACATTTAAGATATATAGGTGGATAAATCTTTAGATATTAGGAAAAATATTATAGGAAAAAAATTGTCTTATTTATAATATATATAGATCATGAACAGCAACCGTAAATACGTCGACGAGCCTTCGGGCAACGACAGTGTGATCAACGAGACCGTGCGCAAGCTGATCAAGGAGGGCTTCAAGGACCGCATCCCTCCTTCCTACATTCAGGAGCTGCAGCGCAAGTACAACGATCAGGCGCTGGTGGACAAGATTCAGGATGTGTACTACGAGAAGGTGACCGATATCCGTCGCCGTGCCATCAAGTTCACCAAACTGGTTGAGCGCAAGTACGGCGCCATGGGCTATCCCCTGCACGTGGTGCTGAACAAGGCGCTCAAGTACAAGTCCAAGTACAACCTGAGCGATGCCGAGTTTGAGATGTTCCGTCAGCTGTACGAGAAGACCATGAACCCCCGCAACCGTCCCGGCATGGTGTCCGTCCTGGCCCCGAACACCAACATGGCCAAGGTGTTCGGCGACCCCAACAGCAACGAGAAGGGCATGCAGATCGGCGAGAACGACTACAAGGTGGTCCGCGAGATCATCTCCAACTACGAGGTGCACCGCCGCCTGCACGCCCAGGTGTGCCTGCAGTCCGTCACCTATGACCCAGCCACCTTCCCCAGCGAGCAATACAAGAAACAGTACGACAACCCCAACTCCTATGTGCACCCCGTGCTCGCCGCCATGTTCCTGCCCGTGTTCCCCATCTTCGAGCGTCACTTCCTGCACTCCAACCTGGGCTACATTGTCAAGCAACGCCATACCGGCGATGACAGCGGCGCCAGCTACCCCAACTACATGCTGCTGTACTCCCTGGTGAATGATCCCACCGATGTCGTGTGCAGCAACGAGTCTCCCATCGTCGATATCCGCAACCGTGCCTCCCTACAGATCGCCATCTGGAACTGCGTCCTGGCTCTGAGAAACGGCAAGTTCTTCGACACTGCCGGCGAGACCCACAATGCTATTTTCATGAACAACGTCGACAACTGCAAGATCAGCAACTACGATGCACCGGACCTGGTGTACTACGGTGACGAGACCGTCATCATGCGCCGCATCATGAACGCCTTCTCCCTGCGCCCCACCATCGTGTCCACCTTCCCCATGTCCGGCTACCAGACCCACAACCAGATCAACTTCCCCGTCCTGGTCAACTCGGTGACCGCCGTGCCCATGCTCCACGTGCGTCTCCCCCTCAACACCACCCCTATGCCAACCCTCCGCCTGAAGGACTCCCTGACTCAGCCCTCCTTCATGGTCGAGAACGGTATCTTCACCACCCGCCAACAACAGGTTATCTACAGCGAGGACGTTCTGATCTTCAACGTGCCCCGCCGCACCTACCACCCCATGATGAACCCCCAAAATCTGTTCAAGCCATACAACTACGACCGCCTGCCCAAGAACCTTATCGGTCTAGAGAAGATCAACAAGTTCCCCATTGTTGAACTACAAGCTGGTGATCTGGGTGACAAACAAACCGTGACACTGGAATCCGTCGTCGCCCTACAGACCAAAGATATTCCCGGTGACGAAGAAATCATTAAGAACGCTATTACCATTTTCCCCAGCAGAGCACCAATGCCACAAATTTATGATCCCGTCAACGCTGTCGAAAAAGCTAGTAATAATGTTAATACCATCATCGATGATGCCACGGACATCTACCTTACACAAGGTGTCATCTTCATTTACAAAGTCGAGAAGGCTTAAATTGACATTTTATCCAATAAAGATTATATTTATAAACATAATCTTGTTCTACCTAAATGCAGGCAATGTGCGTTGTCCTTGTATGGACGTGTTTTGTGGTAGCGGCATAGTCTGAATTGGCGATTCGATGTCTTCCCGATATCTGTAAATTGCCTCTATCTGTTTGATGATGTATGGATACACAAATTTGACGACAATCTCGTTCAGTTCCATGATTTGTTCCTTGATCTGAAACGGCAAGTTCTTACAGTAAGTCTTGAACACATCCATAGCAATATTCATGAGGTGATCATCATTTTGACGACTGATCCTGTAATTCGATCTTTCGTAAACCATTTTCTGTAGCATGGATTGTATGATGTTCATGTTTTCTTTAGAAAAAAACACACTCTTGAGCACCTCGTGGTAGTCAGGGTCGAAGTCTTGTTTTGCGGTAACATCCTTGTATGTTTCAAAAAAGTTTTTTGTTCCCGACATGCGTTCATTATTCGAAAATATCAGGAATGGATATTTCCCAACATCTGATATTTTATCCATATATATTATAAGATGGATTTTTTTCTTAATGAAATCAAACAAAAAGCAATCCAAAACATACGTATTCATGGCAAACTAGCGGACACGCTTCAATCTATCGCTGGATTTGCCAAGTATGCATTTATATTTGATGCCGAGTTTCAACGCGTCTATGGTAATGGTCCTGAAAAACGACACATCCTCGAGTTCGGTGGAATCCTTTTCCAACAAGACAACCAACGTAACTGGATCTATGTTGGCAATTTTCATTTTAACCTCCCCCCCGTCTCAAAAAATGTGGGACTCATCCACTCAACCTTCTTGACTGTCACCCCCAAAACACAACTCGCTATGGACGAGATTGAACAACACTACATGTTTTACCCCAAATTAGAACAACTAAAGGATTCTCCCGCAGAGTTTAAGAAATACTATAACTATCTCATGAAACTTCCTGTTGTGCACAAGAAGAAGATGCCAAAGCTAGACCCAGATACGGAACCGAATAAGATCATCAAGTTGTTTAAGAACTTGACATTCCAACTCAACAGGAAAGACGTGGGACACTATGCTTTCAAACAAATGTGGAAGCTGTATTTAAACGATCCCCTGGTGAAACAACGTATGTTGTATCCCTCTAAAAAATGGCTGTTGTCTTTCAGGCATGTCCTAGAAAACAGCCTGTTGATCGTCAAGGGCATGAACGACATCATTGCTATAGACCACCTGTTCGAATCAAAAAAGATCGACAAGATTCAGGACAAGGTTCAAACACTGGACATTGCGGTTTACAATGGCGCCTTTCGCGAAACCTGTAAAAGCGCAGAGCTGGAAAAAAGCTATTGGTGCATCATCAATAATAACCTCATGGACCCGGATATGAAACCCATCCTGAAAAACATCTACCAAAGCCTGGTCGTGAAAGAAGTCACCGCCCATAACCCCCTCGTGGATGCTTTTTATACGCTTATTGTGGCCATATCCATGCACTCCATACTAGTGAAAAATATCTAATCTACTATAAATGAACTCCCAGGCGTTGACCATATTCTTTCTAGGTATGATCGCATTCTTTTTCCTCAAACCCCAACAATTCTATAATGAAGAGGGCAAACTCAAGACCTGGCACCATATCAACTTAGATAGACCGGAAACGCTGTACAACATCTATGTGTTCGCGATCGGCCTAGCTATTGCGGCTCACTTCATCGCTAAAAACAAAAAATGATCTTGCCTGGCGGCTACGGGTTAAAACCCATATTATAAAAATTGAACTTTTTATAACCTAAATAGTTCAACCTATTTTTGTCCCTCCAAAATGCTCGCAATCGTCCAGGCCAAGCTTGAAACACAGGAAAAGCATGCGGTCTTGTACAACATCCTCTCAAGGTACTACAAGGACGCTTCTAGTTTCTATCGGGAGAGCTCAAACCACTATGAGTTCCATTGGTTCGACGATGACACGGCAGATCTGCATTGGCACTATCACGAGAAATGCATGAAAGTTGCAAAGGTGTGTGACAACTACGAGGACTACCACCTGTACCAGGTCTATCGCCACGAACACATGATCGATATCCTCACGGAGGATAACACCGAGGTGAAAAAGGGCCAGTGGATGGAGGTATTGGAATCTGACTTGGGCATTTCCAAGATGTGGGAGGAAATCAAGGACCTGCAGGAGCTTGTCGATGTCAACCTGCCCTTGCTGGATGACATCAACGATACCCTCCGCACGGAACTAATGGAGGCACGCGAGGCCGTCGACCTTGCCATTGAGAAGGAGAAGACGCTAACTCTTCTCCGTTGATTGTGGGCGCATTTTTTTAAAAAAGGGATCGTACTTGATGATGTCATCCGGTTTATGATACTTTAGATCTGAAAACTTTTGGATATCGGCATAGTTCATCAAGAGCCGTCCACGTTCAGTGACATAGTTTCCCGTCCTGAGCCGGTCCGGCACGATTCTTTTTATGAACTCAGTTACTTCTTTGGGAACCATTGGTTTGCCCATATTGTCCATCCCCCAAAAGTTGGGCAGAAAGTTCTTACTCGTTAATGTATTAAAAAAATAATGGACGTCGTAATACGGATGTGGCTCAGGACTAACATTGATCTTATTCGTCCAATCCGCGTAGACCTTCGCATTGTCAATGAGCCCAGGTATGCAAGCAAAATCAAAGTCCCATAACTTGATCTGAACACCAATGTTGGGCACAAAGTACTCCGTGTTATTGATTGAATACTTGTAAACCGCATTTTGTTCGGTTGACATGGGTATCTTTTGCAGTAATATGTTATTGGCTTTCATGTCATTGTGTCTAAAACTAGGGTACTTTGCCTGAATCACCGCTAGCACCGACAATATCTGAAAGAATATCACTCGCCATTCTTTTACCGTCAATTTCGTGAAATTGGCTCGCAGGTAGTCCAACAAGTCCCCGCCATCCGCCCACTCACTTATCAGTACCGACACCATGCTATGAAATTCGTCATCCTCATATCGTTTCACAAACTGTTCGTACTTTTTACTGTCCACTATATTGTTCTTCGTCAGGTTCACAAACGTCTTGATGTTGGCGTTGAACGTACCTATGGGCAGCACTATATGGGGCGTCTGGTTGTTCACCACAAAGTAGCTTAACACCTTTAACATCATCAGCTCGGCGTTTTCCGGACGCGTGACGTCCATGATGCTCCCATAGTTTTCCTTTTTCGGATACGCCACTATCTTCACCGCATAATTGATACATATGTCTGCCTTATCCTTGTCCGGATAACTTATCCCCTTAAAGGTGTGCCCTGTCGTCCCACTCTTTATATACAAAAGCTTCCCTCCAATCTGGTTTATAACATCCTTGAACCCCTTGGTCTCCTTTGGCATCACCTTTGTGATATTTTTGTTAATGTTTTCTGCACATTCCGTATCGTTGTTGTGAAATTGAATCATCGGCTCCAACTCCGTACCATCAAGAAGCATTTTGATAAATTCAATTCTTTCAGTTATCTTGTTGAATTTTTTAAGACGGAACATTTCATTTATTTTATCTAGTTTAGTAGGTGTCGATGTGCTTGAAGCCATTTATAACATTACCCTTAAATTATTTATTACAAATCTTACTCTAAATAACCCGTCAACTGTTTTATATCGTTCGGATCAATTACATCCACACCCCGCACCTTCCCTCTGTTGAAATCAATAAAACGCCACAATCCGTCCCAATACCCAAAATAAGGTTTTATCACCTTGAAGAACGCACCGTCAATACTCTTACTACTCGCTCCACCCTTTAAGTTTTTTATTTTTGTGACAAAATCATTGTATTTATCGGTTTTGATTGTCTTTTCTAGTATTTTTAGATTGCGCAAGTACACATAATCCTTCAACTTTTGCAGTGTGGGGTTTGTGTTAGTACAATTGATTAACATGTTGTTTAAATCATTTCTCTCAATGTTGCTCCCTCCAATAATATTCGAAATTTCATCGTATGTTTGTTGTAACTTGCTCATGGGCGTATTCTGTGATAATTCAATGTTTGCCAATACCGGTTCGATCTTGCATAAAAAGTCCTTGTAGCTAGAATTTAAATGAACGAACTTCTTAGAATCCATATATATTGTACACAAAGAAAATTATATCATGATTTTAAACTCCAATTGAAACCTATTCCGCAGTTCTTCTTCTGGGCTAATTGGAATTTTGTCTGTAACTTTGATCACTTCCCATGGATTAATCATTGGCACCTTGGGCACTCCCTGCCAATATCTGTTCTTCATTACGAAATCCAGTTCATACTTTACAGGGTAGTATGTTTTCAATTCTTGGGTCATCACTTCCTGATAGGACTTGGGCAACAGATACTTGCTCTGAGTCGGTAGGACCATAAGGAGCTGTTGAAGGGGGTGAATACTCTTGTAACCATCGATGAACTGTGCTTTGGGTACAACGTGAGATTGAAGGTAGTCATATATGTCACTTATGAATGGGGCGGCTTCAAATGGATAAAACCACAACCAGTCCGGACACTTTTTGAAGTAGTACTGAAGCGTCCATTGCATCCCCTCAAAATATTTTTCAATGGCTTGATCTGGCTTCATTTCGTAGTATTCGTAATATCGTTTCTTAGACACCTCCAAGGCTACGTCCTCTTTGCCTAGTTCAATTGGATCAGTGATTTTGAACATGATGTTTTCCAACCGGTAAATCTCTACCTCAAATGGATCCTGACTCTCACAGGGTTTGTTAAACATACGTTGTTTGGCAGCCTCCCTAAAATATGGTTCTTCATGAGCAACTAACCTACTTAACAACCTCATTAAGAACTTCATGTTCATGGTCAGTTTATCCGTTATTAAATAATCCCCTTCAAAGAGTTCACTATAGGTTTTCATCAAGATGGTGTGACCATTCAGTGTCTCCTTCGTGTGTTTAAAGTTGATGGAAGGAATTGCTGGCACAAAGTCGTTCCCCAAAAAGAACCCCATAAAGATGTAATCCTGAATGAACCTGTTGACCTCCACCTCTTTTTCTATTTCCTCTACAATACATTCCTTCAACTGATCTATATTGAGGACACTGAAACCTTCTGTTACGCCTCTCTGGAACTCGCTCGTTTCTCTCAACAGCTTTATGTTATCCAACTGACTCGCGAGACCCAAGTAAATGAGGTCCGCATCCAGGCCATAGATCATCTTGGTGCCGTTTGGGTATTTTTTAATGTGCTGTAATATTTTGTGTTCCCCTTCAGATGGTGTGTTGGGAGACGAAAAGATGTATTCGACAGGAGTTGCACCCTTTGGTTTTCCCTGTAAATGATACAATATGCTTTTCGTCAGTTTCTTCATGAACACCGTTCCAGGGGTGATGGCAGAATTGTTCCATGGCCGGGGGTATTCCTTGTTGAACTTCTTGGCGATGTTACTCTTAATTTCAAAGTCCTTGGCGGATTTAAATCGACGAGTCCTCTGATGTTTTATCTTTGCCATAGGAGCAACGCCATCGATTGCAATGTACACCAGGTTTTTCGGGCGCACCAGATCAATCAACATCTCGATGTAATCTATAACCGCCCTGATCATCTTGTTTTCCAACCTATTAAGGTTTGTTATGTTAGAGTTGTCATTGTAAACCTTCATGCACACCGGATGGATCAAACAGTTAGCGTCTAAATACAGCGAGTCGACATGTGGATTATCATAACCCACTATGATATTCCGATCTCTGTATTTTTGATAAATACTGATTGCTAGTCCTGGCACACCCATCTTCGTTCCGTGAGCCGTCCTTACAGTAAGACTTGTATTTATATTTAAATCTATTAAATTTCACTTTTTTGGGATGCCAAAAAAATATATCTATGCTACTTTATATCGATGTCTGCTGAGACTGATACTTCAGAACTGGAAATGAACCTCCGCAACATGTTGAACGAAAAGTTTGCTGGCGGCAAAAAACGCCGCGGCACCCGCAAGGGATCCAAGAAAGCGTCCAAGAAGGGTTCCAAGAAGATGACTGGCGGTAAGCGTCGTTCTCGCAAGGGTAGCAAGAAGGGCTCTCGCAAGGGTAGCAAGAAGGGCTCTCGCAAGGGTAGCAAGAAGGGCTCTCGCAAGGGTAGCAAGAAGGGTTCCAAGAAACAAACCGGTGGTATGTGGGGCAAGAAGACTCCTAAGAAGGTGACCGGGGGCAAACGTCGTGGCAGCCGTAAGGTGTCATCCAAAAAGGGCTCGCGCAAGGCGTCATCCAAAAAGGGCTCGCGCAAGGCGTCATCCAAAAAGGGCTCGCGCAAGGCTTCCTCGCGCAAGAGCTCTCGCAAGGGATCCCGTGCTCGCCGTGGTCTTCCTCCCGCCATGGTTGCCTTTGGCAAGATCCGCGCACACATCATGAAGAAGCTTGGCGTCAAGATGACCGTCGCACTGCAAATCGCCAAGAAGGTCCGCGATGAGGTCATGTCCAAGCACCCCAACGTTTCCGATCACGATGAGATTGCGAAGAAAGCCATCGAGCACTTCAATGCACACGAGTCTAAGTTTAGCGCGAAGGCCGCTCGCATGTAATAAAATAAATAAGAGCGGTCGCCCGCATGTAATGAAATAAATAAGAGCGGTAGCTCGCATGTAATGAAAACGTATTATAAATTGATAACTATTAATTTATAATCTCTCTTTGTTCAGGCTCAACACAATGATCAATCCCACAACAACGAAAATACCACACGTTCCCAAGATAGACATAATGAATCGTCTGTTGCTTGTAGCGGGTACGGTATTGGGTACCACCTGACTCAATTCAATAGAGGGCGCTTGTTCATGTTCTACTATTAGCAAACTGTGTCTGCATAGTGGACATATTAATGATTCGGTGGTTCCTATAGTATAAATGTACTGAAAAAAACAGGTGGTGTGAAACGTATGTCCACATATTGTTGTGAGTACGGCGGAACCATCATTTGAGTTCAAGATATCTTGACATATAGCACAGCTCATTATCTTGGTAAAATGAATGTGTGTTTAAGTTAGTTTTGTACGAGAGTCTTTATCTAAAACATACATCTCTTTGTCTCTCAATATTTCTAATACTTGAGGGCGTCTGGATTTTTGAACTTCATAATTGTGGTCATCGGTGTCGTTCCCGTTTTGATGCGGAAACAATTTATTAAATGCTCGCGAAGAAGCAACATCCACACGAAACAAAGAATTCCCGCATGTGCTATTGATTCCGGTTTTTAATTGCGGGGTGTGACCCACTACCATTCCTTTGATGGCAAAAAAATCTAATACGTAGTTAAAGGGTTCGCATTTAAGGTCTTCCTTAGATAGACCTGTTGGGAGTGCTCCCACTCCACGAGCCAACAGAGGAGATGTTGTGCTTAGAACAAAATTAGACGGATTATCTATGTTTTTAATTTTATGTTTTTCGTTGATGATCCATGCATTATAAATCATATTAAGGTTGTCTAGAGTCTCTGTCCTGTTCATTCCTGAGAATATTTTGACAACATGTTCTAAAAACCCAGCATGAACAAACATATAACTACCAATGATCATTACCGCTGGACGAGTACATGCAATGAACCGACTGATATCAGATCCCCGTTTGAAATACTCAGTACGTCCTTTAGCATCTACTTTATCTGTTTTTGAATACTCTTTTAATCCTAGATACGACACATAGTTCATGTTGCCGATGGTGTTCATAAGTTCATGATTTCCTAACAGACTGTAAACGGCACCATTATATTTACGTGCCAACCTATCTAGATCCGACATAAACACCAATATTTTTTCATCGGATGATTCATCGTCATATGTTGCACGTGGTTCATCGCATTGGACAGTATCACCTGTATTTGGATCATCATATCGCCGACAGCGATCCACTTGATCTCCCACCTGTACGACAACCGTTTTGCCTCCCGTCCACTTGTAATACCTTAACTGTCCATCCTTATAAACAATGGATACGGTGTTGTGAGACGGTTTTGTGGTGCGCTCAATCACCTTGGCAATAAAAAGACAATCCAACATGAGCTCCATGTCACCATGAATGTCTCCAATGGCTATGAGACGATCAACCTTGGGGAGTATCAATCTGTCATTGCAATTGTATACTTGACCCTTGAAATTATATACAAGTTTATATTTTACCATTAATAAACGGTTAGATATAAAATTAATCAGATGCTAGCATACTCTTGACCTTCAAAAGCCTCTTCAAAGCGAACACGATGAGGGTGCTTTCTTTGAGGGGGGGGTGGGGGAGGAGTCACCATGTCGTACATCATACGTTCGGGGACGCGGGGCATGAATTGTTCTTGTTTGATTTGCAAGAAGTTGGTGATCGCGCCGTTGACCTTGTGATTGTTCAGAGTGACAAGAGTAATGACCAGACCAAGAGATACCAAAAGAGCGGCCTTCACGTCCTTCACCGACAGATAGGCAATCAGGAAAAGAACCACGAGACGGAACAGCACATGATCGAACAGCTTGGCGATGTAACTGGGCAGCTTGGGGGCAGCTAGACCGGCGTACAGAATCAGAAACAGGTACAGGGCGGTATTGACATACTTTTGGTCTACAATGTGTTTTTTAACACCTGCGTTCAGGCTATCAAAATCAATCATTCAAATATAACAACTATACAGATTTTTATTTTATGTATCAAAAAATATTGATATATAAAAATATAAACACTATAGTCTTCTATATGCAAAAGCAGCCATGGAACTGAACACTCAAGGGTACATCCTTCCCAAGAAGAGGGTAGACAAAGCCCATGAGGCACTTATCCTCAAGGACCTAAAAGTAACGCCGCACATTACGGGTGACTTTGGGCAACGTCCCAAGCCCTTCAAGATATATACCGATGACGACGACAACTACTATGTCCCGCGATACTGGGGAATCAAGTATTTTGGGTTGCCCCAAAAAGTGTCTTTTGAACAACCTACAACCTCAATGGATATTACCTTTAGAGGAGAACTAAGACCATATCAACAAGAAATTATCGACAAGCTGGATAACGTCTTTTATAAAGACACTAAACTAAAGGAATATGGTGGGGGCATCGTATGTATCCCACCTGGAGGAGGCAAAACGGTCATCGCCATTAATTATGCCTGCAAGCTAAATATGAAGACCCTGATTGTTGTTCATAAAACGTTTCTGTTGGATCAGTGGGTGGAGAGACTACAGCAATACACGGACGCTTCTATCGGGATAATCCGTCAGGATAAGGTTCAGGTGGACCGCAAGGAAGTTGTCATCGCGATGTTGCAAACCCTCCTCAGTCGGGATTACAATGACCTCCTGAAACAGTTCCCCGTGGTTATCTTTGACGAGTGTTTCCCTTATAGTCAACATATTCTCACACACAGGGGAACAATGTCAATGGGCAAAATCTATGATATGTGGAATAACAAGGAGGAATTACCCCTAGTGCACTCATATAATGAAGAAACACACATGTTTGAATGGAAGAAAATTACATATGCTTGGAAAAAACCTTATAGCGAAAAACTCGTAAAGATTACATGGCATCATAATAATAGTCTATCGTGTACACCTAATCATAAACTTTTAACAGTTTTTCATGATTGGAAAGAAGCTCGGGAGTTACAAATTGGTGATTTACTTCGACAAAACTGTGAAGCTTCCATAATCACTTCCATTGAATGGATTGATGTCGATGATAAATATGTATATGATATCGAGGTAGCCGACAATCATAATTTTGTATGTTGTATGGAAAATAGTACATCTGGAGTCATAGCTCATAATTGTCACCATCTTGGTGCGGAGAGTTTTTCTCAGGTCATGAACAAGACCCGCTCTCCTTACATAATCGGCTTGACGGCAACCCCAGAGAGAACAGATAAGTTGGAGAAGGTGTTTTATTGGAACATTGGAGAACTACTCCATAGGGGAGAAAAGAAAAAGGAATCCAGGAAAGCCATCGTCAAGATGTTTTACTTTCGCTGTCAACACCCAAAATTCAAAACCGAGGTCAACAAATGGAACCAGAAAGTAAACATGCCTAAAATGATAACCAACATAACAGAAATCGAAGAAAGAAATGAATTAATCGTCAACACCATAAAGGACACCCTCGAAGCCGAGCCCGAAAGGAAAATCTTCCTGTTGACTAATAGACGGGCTCATATCGACGAGATGCAAAAAAGACTCAAGCAAATATATCCAGATGATGTTGGACTCTATATCGGCGGTATGAAAAAGGATAAGCTAAAGGAATCCGAAGAAAAGACCATCATATTGGGTACGTATGAGATGGCAAGCGAGGGATTGGACATACCCGACTTGGACACCCTCATTCTGGCCACTCCAAAGAGCGACATTGTGCAATCCATAGGTCGCATCATGAGAAAGGAGGAGGCTGATTATATTAATGTTCCTCTCATCGTGGACATTGTGGACACACTGGACGTTTTTTACGGCATGTCACACAAGAGGAAACGAATCTACAACCAAAATAAGTATGAGATCCAGGTGTGTCAACCCGGTCAACCTCCAGAAAAACAAGCGTCTTCTTCAGAATCTGAATCTCCCACTGGAGTTGATATGTTTGATGATTAAGTTAACACCAAATTGGCCAAACATCCATACAACTGTAGATTTGTATCGAGACCGTCCGAGATATTGATGTAGGAACGACTGATTTGATTGATGTAGTTGATTCTTACCTGTTCGTCTATGTTAACCGTGTTGATTACATTCAATATGTTCAACACAATGTCGGAACCACAATAACCTTTTGCCTTCAGGGATGCAATAATCTTTATTGCCGCCCTTAAATCCCGCATTGCACACATTTTTATCAGTTCAACTATGGTTTTATGACTTGGCTGATGACTCAGGAGTTCTACTGTATCTATGTCGCAACAATTGTTACTTCCGTGACTAACCATCTCCAGGTTCAAAATTGCCTGTCGCATATCGCCATTGCTGTTAATGGCAATCTGTTCCAAGGCATCCTCCGTGTATGATATACCCTCCTCTTTACATATAAAACTGAGCTTTTTGCGTATCATGTCCTTCTTGACGTTCGAAAAATACATAATGAAACAACGACTTTGAATGGACTCTATCAGCTTGTTCGAGTCGTTGCAAGTAAACACAAAATTGGTGTTGTTACTGTACTCCTCCATAAAGTTGCTTATCATGTTCTGTGCCTTTTTTGTTATGTTGTCCGCCTCGTCCATAATCACGAGTTTGCATAGGGTTTTACCGTTTCCGTCACTCAATTTTTTCCTACAAAAGTAGATGATACTATTGTTAATAATTTCCAGACCCCTGTTGTCTGATGCATTCAGCTCCAAAACACAATCATGATAGTATTTACCGTATATTTTTTTGGCCAGTTGCTTGATAGTCGAGGTTTTACCCGTTCCGGGACTTCCGGTGATAAGCATGTTTGGTATATCCTTCAAAGAATTTATCTTAGTATGGAGTGGTTCCGGCAAGTAGATATCATTTAAACTCTTTGGTCTGTATTTATGTAAAAATATCTTGGGCTGACACATGTTGGTTGTGTGTGGGTCCAAGTCCGGTACCTTTTCATTTTCACCATCCTCATCGAACGGATTTATTCCCATTTTTATTCTTCTTATAACGATAGTCTTTATCTTGTTTCTCAATATAACGAGGGTCTTTATCTAATCCACATTCGGTGATAATGCTGTGAATATGGCTTTCATAATATGGTGCATCAAGCAGTATTTCGTCAAGTTCCGTATTTTTAATGTTGTTAATGACTGTCAGGACATCTTGTTTTTTCCATGCTTTCATTTGAACTCCCTCGTTGACGATCTTTATGATCAGCTTCAGGTCTTTGGGATTGTCAATGGTGTATCGAACAACATGTATTAAAAATCCAATATAATTGGCGGTCTGACCCACATCCTTTAACATTTCGGTTACATTATTATATTCGTCAATGTAAGTGATATAATTGGAATAATCCACGCTAGACTTGACAATATCGACAGGATCCAGTATGTTTACCTTTTCATCTGCCAGCATAAACTGAAGCCTTTTAGATAACTTGTCGCATATGCCCATAATATAATCCCGTTTATAGTCCTTGTAACACAACCATAAAGCGATCCAATATTCGATGTATTGTTCCGTACCTTGTGTCGTGTACTTGTTTTGTAAATCATCCATGACCGTCTGCATTAGTACCTCGCCAATAATTCGCTGTTCATATAGTTTGCCAATAACCTGAAAATAAACTCGGTTATTGAGATTATACTTATCTGTGTCCATGTTGTTGTAAATGTCTTGCATCTTGTTCATGAACGCCTGACGGAACGTTAATATACCGTCATCTCCCTGCGTCATCCATTTCCCGGCCTTAAACAGCTCATACATCACATGTACATAAGACTTGATGAATTGCTCTTCTTGTGTCATTTTTGTTATCAATAATGTGACGAGTTTATCCAAGTCGCTATCGGAGGTGATCACAATATTCTTGATTTCATTGAAGACACACATGTAGTTTGTTGAACATATACGGTTCATAGCATTAAAAATTAGGTTCACCACGGACATTTCTTCCTTCTTTTTTAATCGCCACTTCACATTCAAATTGATGCGTTTTTTCATGTCCATATACTGACTGGATGTCTTAAATAGTTCATTAATTCCCTCAAACACTAAAAGCAATTGGTCGGTTAGCTCAGTTTTATCCTTAAAAGAGTATACGAACTCCGGGGAATACATAGGGGGTACAGGCCGATAAACATTCGTCATGGTTTCCATAACAATATGACAAATAATTATCTCTAAATAAGTTATTATTATGTGGGCATTACTTTTTTTATTATTTGTGGTGCTATATATATTGAATAACAAAAGAGAGGAGCCGTTTAATGATAATATCGCAAAGTTGTCCTACATTCGTGAAAACAACATCCAGATTGAGCAATTTAAACCCAGTCATGTGGCTGATTTACAATTTGATCCCCCAACAGACATGAACGAAGACAAACCCATTCGCGACATCTATGACGCTATCGTTGATGACGGTAGAATTAATGCCCAGCGTTATGATCAAATTGATACTGTTGATCAACAGGAGTACTTCGAACTAGATAACATCCACGACTACGGTTATACCAATTTCTCCTCTTATCGAAAATAATTTTTTACAAAGACACTTAAAGAAATGGCACATAATATTATTATAAGCGTCATCAGTCACAAAATGTCTGTTGTTAAAATCAATAACATGATTCTAACTGCGTTGCCTCGCTCGTTATACGATTGTGTGCTGGACAGGTTGTATGCACACGTCAACCTGATGAATTGCAGGTATCAGATGATGACAGAGCCTCATCACATAGAGGAGGTGCGGGACTACTTGGTGAGTCCTCATGTTCAGGGATTTAATTACTTGATGTTTTTGACCAAGATTGATAATCAGTATTATAATTTACTTATTTCTAAGAAAGAACTAAGATACAACAGGATCCAGAACAAAGCAACAGATATCAAAATTTACACTTTTAAGATGAGGTGTTCAAAGCCTTTTTATTACGAGGACACTATTTTTGATGGTAAGATCATAAAGACGGGTACCTATCTAATCTATGACTGCTATACAATGTGTGGACAGGGCGTAACGACCATGGACATGTGCAAGAAACACCAACTGATCAAAACTATGGTAGCGGAAATGAGCATGTGTAAGATTGATAGCGTGCAATTGTTCGAACAGAAAGATCTTCCCAGAATGTTGAAGGAATATGATGCCCATACTTTGAACGGCATAGTGTTCCTCCCAAAACAATCATCCAAATGGTACATTTATGTTAATGAAGCGGAGCTGACACAATTCAAACACGGTCAGGTTAAGCCGACAAATAACAAGTCTCAACAAGAGTTTATTATGAGGAAGACGGACATACCTGATGTGTACGAGTTGTACTTGGAAAACGGTCAAAAAGAAGGTATCGCAGCCATTCCTAATATGAAAATCAGTCACTATTGTCGTAATGCTATCAAAAATAACGACAACATAAAAATGACTTGTATCAAGTCTGTTAAGTTTAATAAATGGATTCCTCTTTGTCAAAGTGTGGACGAGTTAGCCATGGTGATCTTTTAGTAATTTATAAAACGATAACCCTGATTGTTTTATTTATAAAACGATAACTATGCAAGTAAGATTATCTTGGGAACCTTTGTCGTAAGCAAACTGTGTGAGCTTTGCCGCAATGTTCTTTTTTGTGCCTTTGGTGTCCTCCAATTCTGAAAGCACAAGATCTACCGCGTCTTGGTTGCTGACCACATCCCATATGCCATCACAACCCATAATAACAAACTTGAACTTTTTAGTGTCATAATCATAGTACTCGGGAGAGTGGGACACGTGGGGCTTGCTGTCAAGGTCTCCGAATGCTCTGGACACCGATAATCCGTTGATCCTCGGGTCGTCGTTCTTTTCGTGCACAATTCTGCCGCCCATTTGCGTAATCCTCTTGAACTCGTCATACGACGTCGGTTTGTGGTCTTTCGTTAAGGGTATCGCAATGTTATCTAAATTGCACGCCACCGCCCGACAATCCCCCAAATTAATCACCTTCATCATGTCATGACCCTTACAGTTATAAAACATTGTTATGAGAGCCGTGGATCCGGTTGCCTTTGAGGGGAGATGGTAGTCCGTCAGCTTGTTCTGCACGAATTCATACACCTTTTCGATGTATCGATCACACGACTTTGATTTTCCCATTTCAGCCTGCACATTATCTCCGGTAAAGTACAGTCTTAGGTTCTTCTTCAGATACTTGGACACGTCGTTTCCACCATGTCCATCAAACAGACCAAAATAATTTAACTTCTTGCCGGTTTGACCATTTAAATTTATAAAAACATCAAACTCATCTTCGTTGTATGGACGTCTGCCTTGAATGGAGTTCGTGTAATATAACATCTTAATTATGAGTCACATAAAATAACGCTTAGATGTTCTTCACCATGTCATAATAGCTCCTCAGCTTTGACCCTTTTTTGGTAGACTTCTTAGAGGCTTTCTTACTAGTTTTCCTTTTACTACTTTTCTTCTGGCTCGCTTTACGTGCCTTTCGCGGCTTTCCAAGTGGCATATAATTATGTTTACATTAAATTTAGCATTTATTGCTATGTTTACATTAAATATTTATGAAGTAAATGTTTACATTAAATATTTATGAAGTAAATGTTTACATTAAATATTTATCTTCAAACTCATCGGGGGTTATTACCTCTATGCCCAACTCTAATGCTTTTTTAACCTTGGCATTTGTGCCTTTATCGATGTCATCTTGTTTTGTGATGAGAAGGGTTGTGTTTTTGGAGACGGTAGTTACCACCTCCCCACCTTCCTCTTCAATGAGCTTTTCCCACTCTTTGTTCCTGAATCCGGAGAAGACAATTTTGTCATTGTTAAAGCGTCCGACATCATCTGATTTCCTTTTTTTAATCGATTTGAGCATTTGGGATTGTGTCTTCTTGGGGATTTGCTCAAAAATTTCCTTGAACTGTGGTAGGTTCTCCGTAAATTGCGTTGCTGTGATCGTGTCAAACCCATCAAGTTTCATCACAAGGTCAAACACATTGTTTTTCTGTAAGATATCAGGGTACGAGCCCACGATTTTCTTTAACTTTTTCTCACCAATCCCATGTCCGAACACATTACTGGCCGTCATAAACTCAACCAAATTCATCGTGTCCAGTTTTTCCTTGATGTTGTTGTATATCTTGTTGACCATTTTCTCTTGAAACCCATCGATGCCCTTTAGATTGTCCTTTGTAATTGTGACAATCTTAATGATGTCATCTACACCATTATCCACTAGTTTTCTTGTGATGCTATCGCTTACGTTTTTGATTCCTAATGTATGGAAAAAGTAGCTCAACGCCTTAATGTGACCGTCCACGGACTTTTCAGGGCGCAGTATATCGACTCCGGTCGCATTCCACACATACTCATCATCTGGCATGTCGGCCTGCGTCCCCCTTATCACCTGCAAGATATGCGGTATAACATCACCACTCCTCACCAGTTTGATGACGCTTCCCGCGCCGATCTTGTTATCCTTTATGTACTTGGCGTTAAAACCGGTAACGTGTTTGATGAGCACTCCTGACAACTTTGTTGGCACCAACTTTAGTCTGGGCTTGAGGTATCCATCTTTGCTCTCATTCCACTCTACCTCTAACACCTCCACCTCCGCCGTTTGATCCTCGACCGTTTCCTTAAAGGCAAATGCATAATCAGGGTTGCCTGATGTAACCCGTTTTTTGGGTGTGTTGTACGACACGATAATACCATCGATTTCATAATCCGCCTCTTGTTTTCGACGTCTCAGTATCTCTTGCAACACGTTCAAATCAACGGTCGAAATCTTCTCATGGTGAACCGTCTTAAAACCATTTCTTTCAAGCACAATATACTGTTCCTCAATGGGCATCCACGGCTCGATGATCTCATAGGCTACAAAGTCTACATCTAATACTCGTTCCTTGTTAAGTTTCTTGGAATTTACAATACCTGACACCATGTTACGGGCATTGGCCATTTCGTCTTCGTACTTTTTAAAGTTGTCTTTGTTCATGATGAGCTCACCGCGGATGACCACATAATCTCCCTTGATCTTGTTGATAATTTTGGTCAAGTTGAGATACTTTATCAATGGACTGATGTCGGTTCCCACCGAACCGTTACCGCGCGTGTACATGCGGTTGATACCGTTTTCCTTATCAATCTCGATCATGGCCGACACGCCATCCAATTTATCGCTTACCATGTAGGGAGCTTGAAACTTTGTTGCCCACTTATCCAAGTCTTTTAGGTTATCCACCTTTATTTTATCCATACTCGCCATGGAGAAGGGCAATTTAATTTTGTCCTTGGTCAGAACCGGCGCACCAATATCCTTTAGGAAAGGATGTTTTGGGTTGCGTTCCCTAATGGCCTCGATAAGAATATCATACTCCGCATCCCCCATAATGGATACCCCATTGAAGAACTCCTTTGATGCATGTTTGGCTAACTTTACCAATATACTAATATCATTTTCTTCTATGAACAAATAAGGCTCCGCCTCGAATTCCTCTAGGTGTTCGCTCATTGGAGTCGTTGCTTTATCATAAGGGTTAAACCTTTATATAATATATACTCTTTATCAAAAATTTTAATGTATAGCATGTTAAGAGAATATGGGAGGCTGTTTTGGCAAAAATGATAATAACATTTATGTTATCTTGCCATATTTTAACTTTTGCAAATACAACAATAGAAAGCGTTTGTTTATAGAGTTCATAGAGCGCATGAAGCATGTAAAAGGGATAAAATTGGTGGTGGCAGAGGGGATCTTGAGGGGTGACAGCACGGATCTGCCCGCCAAGATCCCCGGCGTGTTCCAACATCATGTGTTTCGATACGATCACGTGTTTTGGTTGAAAGAGAACCTTATAAACATGGCCGTTCGTAGACTACCAGATACATGGCGTCACATGGCGTGGATAGATGCGGACTTGACCTTTGTGAACGACAATTGGGTGCAGGATACTATCAAAGCTTTTAACAAGTACGATGTGGTGTACCTGTGGGAGACGTGCATCAATTTGGGAGAAAACAAGGAAGCGGTGGATAAGCCCGACAAGAGTTTTGGATACATGCACGTGTCGTCGGGACACCCCTATCACCCAAAAGCCAAGTACGGGTTCTGGCATCCAGGGTACGCCGTTGCATGCACTCGCAAAGCTTTTGAAAAGATGTGTGGCTTGATCGATTTCGCAATACTTGGTTCGGGAGACCGGCATATGGCATTGGCCCTCATCGGGAAGGTGGAGTGGAGCGCCCCCGGCAATATCCACGAGGGGTACCTCATTCGACTGAAAGCCTTTCAGGACAGATGTAAGGGGCTCACACTGGGTTACGTTCCCGGCACAATTATCCATCATTGGCATGGAGACAAAGTCAATCGAAAGTACGTCGAACGCTGGGATATCCTGACTAAAAATAAATACAATCCTCAACTGGATATTAAAAGAGGCACCGATGGGCTGATTGGCTATACGCACGATGGGTTACGCCTTCAAACCCAGATACTACAGTACTTTAAAGGAAGATTGGAAGATGGTGCACCAGGTCAAACCACATGCAAAAGCACCATTTAAAAACATTGAAAAAATGATATAAAAACTTATTGATGTTATAGTATAGTACATCATCAATGGGGGACCAGAAATTGTCACAGCTTTCTTTGTTGTTGGAGAATGATTCGTCAATCAATGATGACGATATCAAGAGAATGATGGTCGCGATGCAGAATGAGTACAAAAGAATACAACTGGAAAAAAAGTATAAAAGAGAACCATTCTTAGAGGAAGAGCAGCGGACATCGGTGTTTCCGCTCAAGTACCCTGAAATATACAAGATGTACAAGGACCAGTTTGCTGTTATCTGGACGCTAGAGGAAATTGACTTCTCACAGGATAACTGGAGCGATCTCAGCGACGACTACCAGTGGTTCATCAAGCACATCCTTGCCTTTTTCGCGGGTGCGGACACTCTGGTGAACCTGAATATTCTTGGGAACTTTGTCAAGGAGGTACCCATCGTAGAAGCCCAGATGTGTTATTCTTTCATATCCCTCATCGAGTGTGTGCATGCGGAAACGTACGGGACAATGATCAAGACGTACATCAAGGATGAGGAAGAGCGTCACAAACTATTTAACGCCTGCCAAAATTTTCCTTGTGTGAAAAAATTAATGGATTGGGCCAACAAATGGTCCAACACCGAGTCGGCACCTTTTGCGCATCGTGTTCTTGGTTTTGTTATCGTGGAGGGGTTGTTTTTCTCTGGTGCTTTCTGTGCGATTTATTGGTTGAAAGAACAAAACCTGCTCCCTGGTCTGACCAAGAGCAATATGTTCATTGCCCGGGATGAGGGCAAACACTGTGAGTTTGGATGTTACATGTATAACCAGATGGAAAACCGCATGGAAGAATCAGAAGCGGTGTGTATGATGAAGGAGTCCGTGGACATTGTGAAAGAGTTCATTATAGAAAGTTTGCCATGTCGGTTGATCGGTATGAACTCGGATCTGATGGGAAACTACATTGAGTATGTCGCAGACAGATTGATGGTCATGCTCAATTACAATAAAATATACAATTCCCTAAATCCTTTCACTTTCATGGATGCAATCAGCGTGGACTGCAAGGAGAATTTCTTTGAGGGGCGGGGAACTCAATACTCTAATGCCCACGTCATCAATCAGGGAATGAACCCAGTCTCTTATACGAATGATTTTTAATTTAACTTTTCTTCTAAATGTTTATATGGTTGATTACGTATTAATGAACCATTTCAGAATCAAATACAGCACCAGGTTTCCACCCAAACTATTTGATTTGCTCGACGGTTGTTTGTTAGACGAATTACGTATCTTTGATACAGGCGGTACACTCATCTTTAACACCTCATTACCTAATGACAATCTTTCTGACGCTGAATGGTGGAAGCAACTGTATAATTCTCACAACTACGTTCCCCCAAGAACAAAGTCAGAACTATTATTCATACCTGTTGGTGTGTACGAATTAGATCCATTAGATAAAGTGTTGAATATGATAGAGAAATATCCAGACTATGGAAAGGGACTGCCTCCCGGTCACCAAAGTGTCATCGTGCGTTACCAACACAAGTACTATTATTACGATCCCGAAGACTGTTGTTCCCATCATCTGTCCTTCTTACGTCAAACATTTCATGACATCGTCTTTATTGGAGACGCAGTGCAACAAAACGATAACTTTTGTATGCTCCATGTTATCCACTTCATGATCCAAGTTTGGAGAAATCCGAAAAGATTGTTACAGAGAGGGAAGAAACGCAACGTGTACCAACGACTGACCGATGTGTGTAAATTTTTAATCTAATTATAAATATAAATGGAAGGCTTTGCTACTGTATCCAAACCTAATCTGATAGAACCAAATGTGATGATGTATCTAGAGATGAAGAAGAACATGGTACAAACGGGGGGAGCAACAGAAAGCAGATGTTCTCAGATATGGACCAAGTTTACAAACGATTTTTTTTCTTTCTTACACAACAATTTCTGGGTGCTGCTGATCATCGTGTTCTTTTCCTACCTGTTGTGGAAGCGATACAAATGGTACCAAATCAAACACTACCAACAGCAACAAGATAAATTAAAGAAAAAGAAAGAACTCGAAAAGAGCAGAAAATTAAAACTGTACATGGCCATGCAACAAGAGAAACTGCGAGAATTGAAGCAAAGGGAAAAGAAAAAGGCGGTATCACAAGCATTACAAGCATCTAAGGAACAACCATTTGGCACGTACGATGGGAACGTGTATGCATCCTTTTAAAAAATAATCTACGTGTTTGTTATATGTACCTAGAAAAGACGCTGTATCTGTATGTTAAACTATTGATGATAGTGACCATCTATAATGTTGCATTGAACAATTGGAACAACGACTGGAATCCTCTGTTGTGGGTTGTAAGGACACCCAAAAACCTCAAACTATGGTATATTGTCATCGGACTGATAACCATCTGGGTCGCATTCAAACGCGAGACATATCTTCCTTTTCTGGGAGAGTGCGTGTTACCACAGACCGTGCTCAAGTCGGGATCCAACGTAGTCGGGGACAAGATGGTGGAGGTTGATGTGGCGGCTCCCGGGGTGGACCAAATCGTGTGGTGGGCAAGCAAGCCCTCTGACAGTCCCACCCCAAATCCGGATGTGTGGAAAGCGTATGATGACTATATGAATAGCGGTGTCGTCAATGTCGTAAATGGCGTCGCTAAGATATCCTTCTTGTGCCCCCAAGAGTACACCGTCCAGAAGACGTTCATGAAGAAACATTTGAAGAAACACATTCATTTCAGGGAAGTGGGAAAGAATGGCATGTTAGGTGCCATAAAAACGGTGTATGTAGATTGTTAATTTAAATATATTTTATATTAACAATGGATTATAACCCAAACCCCTATGACAAAATCATCGAGCAGGTATGGCTAGGGAACAAGAAGGGGGCTGTTGACAGAGACTTTATGTTGAGGAACAACATTAAACTGGTCGTAAACTGTGCAAAGGAGCTTGATGCGCCGCTCTTCTATAAAGACCTTCAGATTGCATACATCTGGTTGCCCATGTATGATGTTAATGACAGGGAAAGCAATGAAATACTGTCTAATAACATTGATTTGATATTGGACACTATACATAACTATAGGAAGAACGGAATGAATGTATTTATACATTGCCATGCGGGGATGTCGCGCAGTGCCACTGTGCTCGCCGCTTACTTGATCAGATACTATGACCATCACTACAAACTGGCGATTTTCTATATACAGACAAAGAGACCCATCACCTTCCGCCCTAGACCCAACTTTGAGCAGTTCCTGTCACAATTCAAATAAAAAAAGTTTGAAAACATAAATAGATTAAAGAAAAGATAGATAATGATATATATAGCGGGATGACGACTGTGATCGATAGGCATGGCAAAATTCACGAGTTCGACTTTGGCAAGATTACCAGTCGCATCAAGGGGCTGTTGTCCGAGGATGAACAGAAAAAGGTCAACCTGGTGGAGATCGTGAGAAAGACCGCCGAGTCCATCTTCCCCAACATTACCACCCAAGAACTCGACCTGACTTCGGCCAATGTCTGTGCAACGTTTGTCAGTTCCAATCCGTTGTATGGCATCCTCGGTGGCCGCATCCTGGCGAGCAACCTGCGAAAGTGTCAGGAGCTATCTAATTTAAAGACATTCAGCCAGAGGATGCAGTACATCGCCGATAACACGGATAAGTATCTCAAGGAGGACTTTAACCAGTACATTCAGAAGAACGCGACAAAGCTGGACAAGATGATTGTTAAGGCGCGAGACTATGATATTGATTATTTTGGTTTCAAGACGTTGGAGAGATCTTACCTGATGAAGATTAAAGGCAAGATTGTGGAGACACCACAGGACCTGTTCATGAGGGTCGCTGTGAACATTCATTACAGGACGCGAAAGGATCTGAACAAGACGGAGGTGTTGGACAACATTAAGAACACCTACGACCTGATGTCCCAAAAGTATTTCATCCACGCAACCCCCACCCTTTTTAACTCGGGAACGACATTCGAGCAGAGTTCATCGTGTTTTTTGCTGGGGACGGACGATTCCTTGGAGGGCATCTTCAAGACGATCACGGACTGTGCCAAGATCAGTAAATGGGCGGGCGGCATCGGGGTGCACGTGTCCAACATCCGTGCCAAGGGCGCCAGGATTCATTCCACCAACGGAGAATCGACGGGCATCGTACCGATGCTCAAGGTGTATAATGACGTCGCCCGCTATGTCAACCAATGCTTTGTGCCAGATACTATTATCTTTACAAAGGATGGCTGCAAAGAAATTCAGAATATTCAGATAAACGATATGGTATTAACATCCGATGGCACCTTTAAACCAGTACTTCAAGTGATTAAAAATGAGGTGATTGATGAGGATATTTACCTCATTAAGCATGATACAATAGAAACACCGCTGCAGTGCACGGGTGCCCATGAGATTGCAGTCATTCGATCTGCTTTTAATATTGAATTCCTACCAGCGAAAGAATTAAAGACGACCGATTATATGGTGTACCCACCTTGTTTCACTTACAAACTTGATACGGAGATGGCAAACATCAAAAAACACACATCGTTCACTAAGGACTATAGCTACTACGCACGTGTAGTAGACATTCAGACAAAGAAATATACCGGATCAGTTTATGACTTGACCATTCAAGATAATCATAATTACACGACTTTTGCTGGTCTAGTCCATAACAGTGGAAGAAGACCCGGTTCCATCGCGGTGTACCTGGAGCCATGGCATGCGGACGTCATCGAGTTCCTAGAGCTCAAGCTGAACACGGGCGCCGAGGAGCTGCGAGCCCGCGACCTCTTCCTGGCGATGTGGGTCCCCGACCTGTTCATGAAACAAGTCGAGTCCAACGGGGACTGGTACCTCATGTCCCCCGATGCTTGTCCCGGCCTGCAAGACGTTTATGGAGAGGAATTCGAGACACTATATTGGAAGTACGTCGAAGAAAACAAGTATGTGAAGAAGATCCCGGCGAGCAAGGTGTGGGAGAAGATCCTGGTGTCGCAGATCGAGACAGGTGTTCCCTACATTGTTTTTAAAGATAATGTCAATCGCCGTTCTAACCAATCAAATGTTGGTGTCGTGAAGAGCTCTAATTTGTGCGTTGCTCCGGAAACCCAAGTGTTAACGGACAAGGGTTATGTCACTATCAAAGATTACGAGAACCAAACAGTTAATGTTTGGAATGGTAAAGAGTTCTCAACGGTTACTGTTAAAAGTACCTCACCCAATAACAAGCTCATTAAGGTATCCTTTTCCAACGGTAGCATACTTGAATGCACACCATATCATATGTTTTATATCAAGAACGCAGATGATAATAGGTGCAACTATGATAAAAACAAGTCAGATATCAAAATTCCCGCAAACCATCTTCGAGTTGGGGATATTATTTCAAGTTTTAAACTACCCAATGAAGAAACAATACATGATAATGTTACAGTAATCAGTGTTGATCTTGATAATGGCAATAGATGTGATGCCACTTATTGTTTCACAGAACCACTAGAACACAAAGGTGTGTTTAATGGTATCCTAACTGGACAGTGCGCGGAGATCACGGAGGTATCGACGCACGACTCGTATGCGGTATGTAACTTGGCGAGCATTTGCGTCAACCGTTTCTTGCGGGACGATGGCGTGTACGACTGGGAGCTGCTGCATAAAGTGGCCAGGACGGCGACTTATAATCTAAACCAGATTATAGACAACAATTACTATCCGACACCAGAGACAAAGGAAAACAACTTGGCGAACCGTCCCATCGGTATTGGCATCCAGGGACTGGCGGATTTGTTGTGCAAGATGAAACTCCCCTTTGAGAGCCAGGAGGCGATCAACATGGACGCGGACATCATGGAGACAATTTATCATGGCGCGGTGGAGATGTCCATCGAACAGGCGGAAAAGTACGGACCGTACCCTAACTTTGCCGGTTCACCGATGAGCAAAGGACTCTTTCAGTTTGATCTGGCGGGAATCACGCCGAGGAGGTATGATTGGAGTGGACTAAAAGAAAGGGTCAAGAAGGGCATCCGTAACAGCCTCTTGACGGCGTTGATGCCAACTGCATCGACGTCGCAGATTCAGGGTCACACCGAGTGCTTCGAGCCCGTCACAAGTAACATCTACACAAGGAACACCCTTGCGGGCAATTTTATGATCGTTAATAAGTACCTCATCGATGAACTGAAGACAAACAACCTTTGGGACCTGGATATGAAGAACGACATTATTGACGCGCGGGGCAGCATTCAGAACATCGACCGCATTCCACAGAGTATTAAAGATGTATATAAGACAGCATGGGAAATTAAACAAAAAGCGGTCATCGACCATGCCATCGCGCGAGGAGCATATGTCGACCAGAGCCAGAGCATGAACGTGTTTTTCGCCACCCCGACATACGACAAGATCACCTCGGCTCTTTTCTATGGTTGGAAGAACGGACTCAAGACGGGGTGCTACTACCTGCGGTCTTTACCCGCCATCCAACCCCTCCAGTTTTCTCAAGACGTGAAGAAGAAGAGCGAGAAGAAGGACGAGAAAATGTTCTGTTCGCTGGCTAACCCGGAGGCGTGTGTTATGTGCTCGTCGTGATGATAAAAAATTATCATCTCTCCTCGCAGGGCTTCGTGATTTGACTTGCGTCAAATTTCACTACGCCCTGCTCCTCCTAGCGTCGGCGCAAGCCTTGCGGCATGCTCGTCGTAAACCTCATCGCAGGGGATAGATAAACAATGATTTCTTTAATAACATAATAATGATTACATATTATTATGTTATCATTTTCACCCATAACACGGGACCCCCTGGGGAGCACCTATTCCACCCTTGCATTGGCAAACGGACTCCGGCGTCGCACAGACTGAAAGGGCGACGAACTCGATTTTCGCCTTTCCATGATGGAAGTCCATTCTGAAGTTTTTTCTTCAGTGAGTCTCGATTGGCCACCTAGCAATGGCACAGTGCTTTCATACACCTTGGACCTCCTGAATGTGTTCGTGTAAAAACAGTGGTCGCCGTCATATATTGAGGTGATGTAATCGGTGAAAAAGTACGATGTCGTGTTGTAGATGCTGTTACTCCACTTTTCCTTAAACGTGAAACGATACTTCCCCCGACTGAACTCCACCCATGTATTCGTGAAATACGTATCCTTCTTTATTTCCACCTTCAGCTTGTCCGACAACAACCGAGCCAACACCCTTACCGGAATCCTCTGTTGTGCGTCCTCATACAAACTTACCACCGTATCCAATGGCAGGAAGTGAATGATGTTGATGACAACATTGGCTGGTAGTCCTATCATTTTTATGGGTTTACATTAGTAAGATATGACTAATATTCAATTCTTTCAATTTTTTTAAAAGCCATAAATTAATAGAAACTAAATACATTTCCTGTTATCAGGTCAAACTCTATATAGGAATCGTCTTCACGGTCATAATAAAAATATAAACATTTCTTGTTTTGGAAAAAATAACAACTTCCGTTGTCGAGTTCAATCGCTACATACTTTCTTCTCCGGTGCATTAATATGCGGTTTAATTTTGCTTCGACGTCATGAGGTATGACTAGTTTAGAGTAGATACCCAATGCTATCCTGCTATCAATGTCCATGTAGCTTATGATCTTGTTACGGATGTGATTTGGTAGGCTGTTCATTTTACAATACTTAAATACACAGTTCATGTATTTAAATATACGTGAAAAAATGATAACCATGGAGGTTAATTCCTTTGAGAGTGTGTATACCATGATGACGCTTCGTAGAATGATATTGGAACTGCGCGATATTGCGCCCATTAAGAACAACATGTTTCACATCAATTGTCTTGTCAATGCGGTCGTGTCCAACAACATTAACATGATCAACAACGAGGTGGCGCGCATTGAAGAAACCTATCAACCTCACAGCTTTTCGGTGCATCCCCTAGAATACCTACAGAAATTAAAGTCATTTAATGACAGATGCATCGATATCATTCGAAGCATGGGCTATTACTTCACCGGCGATCAACATGCACTTGACGACATCACGAAACTTCTATTGATCACCGACAAGGACAAACTTGCCCGTGCCGCCATCTTGGTGTACGGAGAAGAGATCATTCCTATGACGGGATAACATATGTTGTATAGCCACATCTATATTTTTGCACTTGACAAAGGTATGCTTACCAATTAAAAAACACATTTTATCTTCTTCATGAAATCTTAAAGTTATTACAATGTGTACATCATCTTTGTTGTATTTATCATTAAAAATATATTTGATAATATTTGCATGAATATTATCAAACTCGTTACATGACAATGATGTAGATAACTTGGAAAAGTTGAGATACTTGATAATGTTTGCATCACGAACCTCCTTCAACTCTTTGTTCTGTATAATACTGTAGTTATTAATCATAATATCTGGATACAGTGTATGTACACAATATGAAGGATTCATTTTTAAAAGTATATAAACTCATATATTATACTTTATCAATTTATAACCCAAGAATAGACTTCATACGCTTGTTCAAATCTTGACATATCTCAATGATATAATTTGGGGGCAACATTTTGCTGTAGGCGATTCGATCGGTGATCCCCATATCCTCAAACAGTCTAAGTTTTTGTTGAAATATTCGGTTTGCATAGTTGCGGATGAACTCTTTAAACAGATACTCCTTTTGGCTCATCTTCCGGATGGTTTTGTTGACAAGGTCTTTTGGGTTGGAGTGGGGGTTATTGATGTATAGTTCTGCAAACCAGAAGCACCATGACATACAGTAACCTGGAAGGTCGTTGATGCGACTGTCTAAGTTATCAGTTTCTTGGGACAGCATTTGGAACCCAATCCTCGGTAAGAACTGAGATGGATATATAAAGGTGTATTTGGGGAGTACATCCTTAAAGTATTTTGCTATTTTGTCGTACATTCTTTGCATGTTGACGTTATCAATAGAGAAATGGGCACCATTGGGTTCAAAACACACGACTCTCTTCAACAATTTGTCCACGATAACACAGTTGGCGTGTGCAAACTGCATTGCTTGTATGAAGACGGGTATGTACATATAGTCTCTTGGCGATGTTTTGATGGCTTCTTTCAGTCTATCATTGAAGAAAACCTTCCCTTGATCGTCTCTATAGATTTGTAGGGCAAGGTTGCTGTTGGTCAGTACCGTCACACTGGCTACAGAGTATATTGAAGTATTATAAGCAGGCTTAATGACTTCGTTCAAATACGGAACACACGCCGATCTGTTGTTGACCATAAGAAAATACATAAAGAACAATACGTTCAGTGGGTCCGAATCTGATAAATTAAACTTGGCATATTCCCCCCCTGGAATCGTTACGTCATTTTCTTGGGTGGACTCGATGAAGTCCAACTGTCGAAAGTCACGATCATCCTTTAGCTTATCATACACGGTCATTCCGTCTTTGTTTTTTATACCGATGTTGATTTTCTTGGTGCGAAGGACCTTTTCGTAGTTCCTCCAATCATCATCCATTGCGATGTAATGCATAGGGGTGTTGCCCAGTACATCTTGATGGTTAATATCTATCGCATCTAATAACAGGTTTTGAAGCTCATACGAGTATTTCTTGTGTTGGTAGTACATGAATAGGGTCTGAAACGGGTATTCCAACATGCTGTCGGTCTTGTTTATGCTTGCCCCTTTATCAATCAGAAAGCGGATGATATCTTCGGACACTAAAAAATATAGTCCATAGTTGATGATAGAGGAATGATAACCAGTTTCCATGTTGATGTCCAATTTGTGGTCTAACAGGTTTTGTACCAAGGAAATGTCATTGAGACGCACCGCGGTGAATAACGGATGGGGAGAGCTGATGTCCATGTTTTTCAACATATCGCTGGTAAGTACTGTTTCTAAAAACTCAGTGTTTAATGGTCTTTTGTTGATGACCATGATGTTCTCGAACAAGACATTCAAGAAATATTCTTTTTTATAACACTCCTTTGTTTTTTTGTACAAGTATTCAAATACTTTTTTGTGAAACGTTGAACATTCATGATCCATGCAGTTGTTCAATGCAAACACATCTAGATATGAATAGAAGCGAAAATCTCGATAAGTCAGATTGACACACACATTAAAATCGTAATCCTGGATAAACTTGTACAGTCCTTTGACGTCCTTGGGGTCGCGCGCAAAGAAGAGAAAAAACACATGGTTTCCCCTCAGCAAATATTGAACGACATCCTTTGGTAGCATTTTAAATAGTTTATCCAGTTTTGTGAATTCAAAGTTATAGTACCATTCATAAAGATGGTCGTTGGTAATTTGGTATGCGAGGCTCTTGTCCTTGCCGAGAATTGATTTGATTTGTGACAGCTTTCTATAAGACAACGCTAATTCTAGTTTTCTAAATAGTGTCGAGTTCATTATAATCAAGACAACATAATAATTCTAAACATATATCCAGAGATGCGTTGAAATAGAAGGATGTACTTAGCGGTCACGGTTTGGGGGAAGAGGTTAGGGTGAACGAACCCATAGATGCCGGCGAGGGTGTTGAAGGTGAAGATGCATCTGTCCTCGAACAGGAACATTTTATTTTCAAGTCCCCAGTCCTTTGTTGGCACCAGATAGGAGGACACAATGAGTGTGAAAAAGAAGATGAGGGCGATACAAAGTTTAGTCTTAGGCGCAAGTTGTAAGACGAATCCCATTACTTTTATACAGAAAAAAAGAAAATTGAAATTTTAAAACCATTGACTTTTTATATCAGTTTACCTTACCCCAAAATGTGGCTGGACGAAAGTCTCCCCGTTGAAGTCCTTGCAAGCATAACCAATAAACTGACGGCGGTTGAATTATGGACCTTCATTACCACGGTCGTCGTGTTTTGGAGACAGCGGGAGTACATTATTAAGAGCTGGTTTAGCCACAACGGCGAAACATCGCGGGATAACATCACATGGACCCATAATCTTCGTCTGTTGGTGTCCCAGATCGACTTTGACCACGTTTTGGGGCAGCAGAACAACTTTGTTGCGTATCAGGAAACGGGACACAGTATGATAGCTTTAAACGGAATGGGACCGAAAATGTTAGTGTCGTCAGCGTCCACCCATGACCAACCCATCATAATGATGCAGTTTACAATGATAGGAAACACGGCTATCGAAATAGGACTCATTGCGGATAACCCTGACAACACTTACACCCGTGCCAATTTTAAAGATTATGGGATTGGTGTAGCATCCAAAGTGACAGTGGGGTCGTATTTTGGGACCTCACTTGTTGTTTGCAAGAAGAGCGTCATTACGGTTGTCATTAAAGGAAGAACATTCAAGGTCTTGGTTCAACATTCCCCAGACGAAAATGAGCTCGTATGGAAGAACACTAGGACCCAGCCTGCGCCCTATATCGGGTCAACCCAAGTTCAAGCGTGTTTCCAGCTGCCCAATGATGTGAATTTCCGTGTCGGGATGTGTTGCTGGGCTCAAGCGAAAATTCACATGATCGGTATGAAGTACACGGGTGCCCCTCCGGCTCCCGTTCCCGTCCCTCCTCCTCCTCCTCCGATTCCAGTTCCAGTTCCGGCTCCTGCTCCGGCTCCTGTGCCTATTGGGTTGCCCCAACATGTGTATGCACAGATACAACAGATGGCTCAGCAGCATGCACTAGCACTGGCACAGCTACAGCCTTTTGATGCCCAGGCAAATGTCTTTTGGGAAATCGTAAATGGATTGAGCCATGGCAACGCTTTTAGCCGATTGCAGAGGCTTTCTACGCTGATGCGCTTTGCTCAGGGTCGGCCGATAAACCTGATCTGGAACCTGATGCAGGCAATGCCCGTCAATCAGGTGGTAGAGGAATCTGAGGATGAGGGATCCGAAGGGGATGAGGATGAGGGATCTGAAGAGGATGAAGATGAGGGATCCGAAGAAGGAGAGCAGTGATTAGCATGCACCTAGCCCAAGCTAGCGTTCTTCGGGTGGTAGATAATCCATGTTTAGTAATCTGAACACATCTTCTTCACCACTAACGTCCATTTGACCATCATCGGAGAACAATCCATATTCATTTAGCTTTAAACCCATGTTCTTGGCTTTTTGTCTCATTACTTTATTCAATTCGTATGACCCAGTAAAGTATAAAATGGCGGTGTAATAGGATTCGACGGGCATAACACGGATATCAATTCTCCTCACGGGATTATTTTTGTACTTGCAAAATCCCATGTACTTTGTCGTGCTGTTTTCCCCTGCTATGTCATCTACCAAGAGACCAACCGCCTTTAATTGTTCTATTGTGTCCTTTAATGTGTCCGATTGTTTTACGTCATCCATTGTTATGTTATTGAGGTGACATAACAGTACATCGATATCGTTTGGGAAGGGGGATCCTCTACGGTACGAGCCACAAAAAGTCACGGTCAAATCCGGGTCTTGTATGGATGTTTCGATTAAGTGGGCGATGTCATCGACTTCCTTTCGTGGGATTTCCCCCTTGAACTTTCCAACGTACTTTAATCCCAGTTGGATTTTTTCATTCAACTCTATTTCCCCCTTTTTGAATTTATTTTTTAGGTCCTTCAACGATTTCACTCCATGCTTTTCTATTAATTCAATGGCCCGAGCATTCCCAATTCCGACCACTTCTGTCAGCTCATTAATAACTGCCTCCATCTTTTTGTACTTTTTGTATTTTTTCTTCAGGTCTTTTATTTCCTGTAGTGTCCCGGTTTCCAGGATTTCGGTGACCTTCTCCAGACTTCCCTTACCGATGCGGGGGTAGTTTTTTATATCGTCAGCATTATTTATTTCCTGCTTGTGTTTTTTCACGATTGATATAAGGTAGTTAATGGCTCTTATGCGGAAATCATTTGTTGATATTTTTTTTTGATCGCTGATGTGGTTCTGTTCGATCTTGATTAAATCTACCAATTCTGTAAGGGAGTCGATGATATTCTTGTTGACAGACATAGCGTTATATATTGGAGTAGAATATAATCCTATTTAAAAAAAACTTCAATATTTATCATTAAAAATGGGTTGTAATGCATATAGATTTTTTCCCCTCATCGATGACTCGTTGCGAGAAAAACTTCAGATCGATGAGGTAGGGATGTATTCCATTTCCACACCAAAGAAGGCAGACATAATAAGCAGGATAATATTGGATTGTTTGCAGAGGAGGATACCGGCTGACAAGATTGTGATCACGGATGCCATGGCGGGGGTAGGGGGGAATGTCATCTCCTTTGCCAAACACTTTGGACATGTTAATGCGGTGGAGATTGAACAAAACCGCTTCAAGTATATGATCAACAATGTGGGTATATTCAAGTGCCATAACATATCCGCCCTTAATCTTGATTACATTAACGTGTTAAATAAACTCAAACAAGATGTCATATTTATGGATCCGCCGTGGGGTGGAAAGCAATACAAAGAACAGGAACACGTCAACATAATGATAGGAACGCATCAACTAAACGAAGTGATTCAAACCATAACACAGAGTGCGTTGTGCAGGCTGCTTGTACTAAAGCTCCCCACAAATTACGATATAGATCAATTTAAAGACTACAGAAAAGTAAAAGTGTATGATTTAAAAAAGATGTTGATAGTGTTAATTTATTGTAAGGTATAGGAGTAATATTAGATACAGTTACAACACACAATCTGATAGAAAATAACGATCATTATAGAGAATAACGATCATTATAGAGAATAACGATCATTATAGAAAATAACGATCATTATAGAGAATAACGATCATTATAGAGAATAACGATCATTATAGAGAATAAAACAACATATATGCGTCTTTGCTGACGGGATTATCAACGACACTCCAGTCTTCGTCATCGAATTCATAGTACACATCATCATGTCGGGCGATTGCGATGTAGTGCCCGCTGTGAATGGTGCGTCCTCGATGTATGATGACTCCCTGGAGGCCGTATGTTTTCTCGGGTAGGGTCAGCACCGAAGGGTAGACTATTTTCCGGTGGTTTTTAGTGGATGGGTCGTTGTACCTTTTGAACATTACGACCAAGATCTCGGGATATATTGCGATGGATGTTTTATTGTACTCTAGACAGTCTTCCAAAGTTATTTCCTTGTCAAGGAGGTTACTGGGGATGTCCAACATGATGCTGGAGTTGGGCTCGTATTTCTCGGATGGCAACTGATACATTCCTTGAAATAGGCGGTACATCTCGGAAAACTCGTTGTTCCAGTATTGAAACCCTTCTTTAAGCTTTGGGTCCAATAGCTCGGTCTTATAGGCCATCGGGTACTTGAGCTCCTCGTGGAGTGTGTCTAGAATTATCATTAACACCTCGTGACAGTCCTGTTGTTGGTACACTTCAAGCTCCGTGTTATGGTCAAGCCACTTGATTATCTTTGTCGGTTCGATTATGATGTCCTTGTTCGTGGACTGAACATGAATGATGGACTCCATCCGGTGGGCTAGCGACTGTAACATGGGGACCCGGAGGTGCTTGTTATAATCATTGTTAAAGTACTTGACTATGGCGGGAATGTGGGTTAGCACCTGCATGATGCTCGCCAGGTAGCATGTGTTTCCTTGGTTCTCGATTCCATTGACTCCCCAAATACCAATGTCCGAGTCGGATGATGAATCTGATGAGGTAGACATCCTTCATGTGTGTTACCAATATCAGTCGTTTAACTTAATGCATTTTTCAATTTTATTGATAAAATTGGACGAGCCATTAAAGCGAGATAAATTGTATTGATAAAATTGGACGAGCCAGTAAAGCGAGATAAATTTTATTGATAAAAACAGTTGATATACACGATTACATGATGGAACACTCGGGATGTCCTTTGGTTAGGAACTTCTTGGTGTCTATGGTATTTATAGTGTCCTCCACAATTCCGTCTTGTTTGTTATATTCTATGTAATCCACTAAGTTTTTTGTCGCGTCGTTCATTTTGGCAGCAATAGAGTGAAGGTCAGAGGTGGGAGCGCCTCCGGTATGATTGATCCCTGGTATGAATTTTTTCTCGGTGGCATCCACGAGGTTGACCACCTTGATTTCCCTGGAGAGAGAATCTTTGGCGAGTTTTCTTTTGAGTTGGAGTTTGACGTCATCCCAATCGGACGCCTCCAAGATGATACCCTGGTCTTCGGCTGTAAAAGCAAGATACTTCATTATTATTATGGTGTGAAAAAAAATATTGATTTTTTACATAGATAAAGGTATGTCACAATTATAGAACATGAAAGATGAAAAACGGAGGAGGTGACACTATCGTATTCAATGCTTTGGATTGGTACGAGGGCGATGAGTTTCCCGGAGGCCAATATGATAAGGACGGTAAGAGGTACGTCATCCGTATTTTTGGTCGGACAGCGGAAGGCAAGAGTGTTGCCGTGAGGGTGGACAACTTCACGCCGTTTTTCTTTGTGGAAATTCCGGATGACTGGGACAAAAGGACGGCGGACCGCTTTTGTGATTACGTCATTGATGCATGTAAGGACAAGGATAAAGGGAAGGTGAAGAGTTTGCGAGGCGGGTTTTTCGACAAGGATCCAACGTACCACACACGGCACCTGATTGCGTGTGATGTAGTCGAGCGATATAAGTTTCACGGTTTCACGGCGGGTAAGAAGTTTAAGTTCATACGCTTTGTGTTCAATAATATGGCGGCGATGAAACGGATGGCGCGGTTGTTTCAAGAACCCATCGAGTTCCAACCTCAATCTACCGCTAATATAATTTGTGCGCGGTACCAAATCTATGAAAGCAACATTGATCCATACCTGCGTTTTATTCACATCCGTGACCTGGATTCATGTGGATGGATTTGCATTAACGAGTACCAGGACAACTACGAGGGGACGACGACAGACATAAACATAGTGTGCGACTGGAAAAAGGTGTCGAAAGAAGACAAGATTGGCATTGCCCCCTTTAAGATCGCATCCTTTGATATTGAGTGCACCAGTGGAGACGGGTCCTTTCCGTTGGCCCAACGCTTATCCGATAAGATTATTCAGATTGGCACTACCTTTACAAAGTACGGCAACACGGAGCCATATTTGAAGACGATTATAACATTGGGTACATGCGATGCGATAGAGGATACACGGGTGATTGCATGCAAAACAGAAAGAGAGGTACTGGTGCAGTGGCATAAATTGATACAAGAAGAGGATCCGGACATATTAACCGGTTATAACATCTTTAACTTCGATGAAAAGTACATGTACGACCGGGCAAAGCTGGAGTCCATCGATTGTTTGGAGGAGTTGTCCAGGTTGTCGAGGATGAGCGATTGGTGTTGCGAGTGGCGTGAGAGTAATTTGAGTTCGTCGTCGCTGGGCGACAACATCCTGAGGTTCTTTCGAACGCCTGGTCGCATTCAGATCGACCTTATGAAAGTCGTTCAGAGAGACCACAAACTCCCCAGCTACAAGTTGGACTCCGTGGCAGAGACCTTTATCAAGGAACCCATAATCAGTTTGAAGTACGATGGCGACATAATCGTCATAGAGACCAAGAACACCCACACGGTCAAGGTGGGGAACTTTGTTAAGATAGAGGATCATGGGGAGTACATAGAGGACAAGATGCAGATTGTTAAGATCACCGATACTCTTATCCATGTCCGTCCCGAGGTGGGAGTGGAGATCGATCCCAATTCGAAGCTGTACTGGGGGTTGGTGAAGGATGACATCCACCCAAACGATATTTTTCGGTTACAGAAGGGGACTGCCAAGGACAGGAAGACGATCGCGGTGTACTGTATTCAGGATTGTGTTTTGGTCGGCAAGTTGATGGCCAAGTTGGATGTCATCGTGAATAACATGAGCATGGCCAACGTATGTTACGTCCCCGTTTCCTACATCTTCCTGAGGGGGCAGGGTATCAAGAGTCTGAGTTTGGTATCGAAGGAGTGTCGTCGTAAGAACTTTCTCATTCCGCTGATAAAGAAGGCCAACAACTCGGACTCGGATAAAGAAGAAGACGTAGGATATGAAGGGGCCACCGTGTTTGAGCCCCACATCGGGTTCCATAAGGTGCCCGTGTCGGTGTTGGACTTTAACTCCCTATACCCCAGCTCCGAGATTGCCTACAACATGTCCCACGAGACTATCGTTCTTGATGCACGGTACGATAATCTACCCGATTATACCTACAAGGAAATAGAGTTCAGAAACCTGGACGACACGAGGACAAAGTGTCGCTTCGCAAAGCACAAGAACGGGGAATTTGGTATCATTCCCTCTATTTTGGACAAACTCATCAAGGGGCGCAAGGAGACAAAGAAACAGATGGAAGCCGAGAGCGATCCCTTCAAGAAGAGCATCTTGGACGGAAAACAGAATGCGTTAAAGGTGACGGCCAACTCGTTGTATGGCCAGCTGGGGGCGGCGACGAGTCCCATCTGTATGAAGGAACTGGCGGCGAGTACCACCGCCGTCGGTCGTCTGATGCTGGAAACGGCCCGGGATTTCGTACAGGGTCGGTTTGTGGAAATCTTGGAGGCAATATATGAGGGCAAGGACACAGAAAGTATCTTGGACAAGGAATTAGAAGACAGAAAAAACACAAAGTTCATCGAGATGCTGACCAAGACGGTGGACGATGTGTTCGACTCACATTACATCAAGCCTGTGGTCATCTATGGTGACAGTGTGGCGGGGTACATGCCCATCCTGCTGAGGGATGCCATAACGGGTAGAGTAATCGTAAAAACAATTGACAGTTTTTATCAGGAGGCATGGAAACCGTACGATGGCTTTAAGATGTTTGAGCATGGTATCACAGACAAGGAACAATCGATGGTAACCGATTACGACGCCTTTACTAGTGTGGGATGGAAACCCATTACACGGGTCATCAGACACAAATGTAACAAGAAAATGTACCGAGTGACGACCGCTTCGGGGTCGTTCGTCGACGTAACAGAAGATCACAGTCTGTTGGATATCACACAACAAGAAATTAAACCGGAGTACGTGATGGGGGCAGAATTGCTGACCATGAAAGATGCCCCATGCATTCCTTTGTTTGTGGATGATGCAAATGACGCCCATTACGTAAAATTACAAAAGAAATGGCACAATACAGGTCATAATGCAAACGGGACTGTTGTGAGTGTCCGCGAAGTATATTACACGGATGACTATGTGTATGATTTGGAGACGGAGGCAGGAAACTTCCAGGCCGGCGTGGGAGATATTATCGTCAAGAACACGGACTCTATCTTTATCAAAATGAACATCACCGACCGAGAGACGCAAGAAGTAAGAAGTGACAAACAGTCGCTGGATTGGTCCATCAAACTGGCCATGGCGGCATCAAAGCTGTTGAAGATACGATTGCCGCCGCCGGAGAACATGGAGTACGAAAAAACCTTTTATCCCTTTGCTATCATGGCCAAGAAAAAGTATGTGGGAAATAAGTACGAGGACAACCCTGACAAATTCAAACAGGCGAGTATGGGGATCGTGTTGAAGAGGCGAGACAATGCGAATATTGTCAAGAAGATCATTGGTGGCATTATAGATATCATGATGAACAAGATGGACACCGAGGAAACGAAGAGGTTTGCAAAGCAGTTTGTAAAGGACATGTTGAAGGGCAAGTATCCCATCAAGGACTTCATCACCACTAAGACGCTCAAGGGGTCCTACAAGGTGACCATGCCGGACAAGGACGGCAACAAGGTGTCGTGTACGGTGAACGTGACGGATGCACTCAAGGACGTCACGGAAATAGAAGGCATGTGCACGCCGGATTTGAGTGAGGCACAGAAGAACAAGATCCGAGAGTACCACCAAACAGAGGCCGCCAAGCTGGACAAAGTGAGCATGGCGCATGTCAAGCTGGCGAAACGCATGGCGGACCGTGATCCGGGCAACAAGCCCCAGATCAACGAGCGCATCCCCTTTGTTACCATCGAAAAGTACAAGCCCAGGGGCGTCAAACTGCTGCAGGGCGACATGATTGAACACCCTGATTATATCAAAGCTAATAACCTCCACATCGATTACCTGTTTTACCTGACGAATCAGATCGTCAACCCGGCGGTCCAGATCCTGGACCTCATTATCGACGATTCTAAGGAAAAGCTGTTCATGAAAACCATTAACAAGTATAAGGACAGACGCAAGGAGAGGGATGCACAGGAAGCCGATCGTATCAAGGCCGAACAGACAATTAAGATTAACAACGAACGCGTGGAGAAATTCAATTGGGTGCACGTGGACAGCGACGAGGACGAAACTCAAAATTGGCTCTCTTCGGACGCCATGTTGAAGATCGTCCAGGAGACAAAACCCGTGAAGAAGAAGCGCGGTGCCAAGCTCCGTGTAAAGGCTTAATTTATAAGATGCAATAACATATCATAAATCAATTTAGAATTAACGTGGTGAGTAGGAGATGAGGTTGATGTCATCTGTTTCTAGGCTAGAAGAAGACAGGAAGAGTTCATCATCGGAAATAGGACCCTCATCGGAGTCGACGTCCGAATCAACGGCCTTCTTCTTCTTCATGCGGGCGGGTTGAGCTTTAACGGGGATCATAGCAAAGGTGTCTGAGTTTTTGGGAGACTTAAAATCAGAGTCGGAAGAAGATTCCTCGCCGGAAGAACCCTCCGTGGAGCTGAAATCGGAGTCGGAGGAGGAATCGGAATCCTCGCCGCCCATCTGCACGATGGTGTTAAGCAGTTTCTTGGCGGTTACGGTAGCGGTCTCCGTGTCCGCATCATGGCGATAGCCACCCGCCTGGAGGGTCTTGATGAACTTGTTCTTGCTAGAGGATAGAAAAGGACTATCAGATTCAATCCTAGCTCCACCTCTGCTCTCTGACTCTATTCCGTTCAGCTTGCGTTCCAACATGTCGAAAAACTCGTTATTGGCGGAGCCACCTTTTTGTTGGTAGTCCGAGATGCGATTACGAATTTCCTTGTAAATGCTCGCGTGATCAGCGTCTTCGTACGCACCCGCGCCGCCCTTTAGGTCAATCAGTTTGACATCAATTTCGGAGAAGTTGTCGGTCTGGTAGCTGCCGCCATGGTAGCTGCCGCCATGGTAGCTGCCGCCATGGAGGTCGACCAGACGGACGTCTATCTCGCTGAACTCATTGCCGCCGCCAATCAGGTTGTAGGTGTATTCGTCATCCTTTTGTCCACAAGGTTTACCTCCAACGAGGTCGACAATCTGCACATCAATCTCCGACATGGCCTCGGAGTAACCACCGCTGGCGTTCATGATATTTGCAATTTGAGCCTCGCGGTCTGATTTCTCAATAGTTTCCGTTCTACTAGTAGTATTGCCCATAGTTATATACTTTCAATGAAGAAAATAAATTTATTATAATTATTTTTATATCGTATATTATAATGTTGATATCCGTTACATTTTGTGTCCTCATTGTCATCATAATACTTTATCTTATCGGGAGACGAGGCATGATCCAGGTCCAGGGCTCGGACGGATATTCCTATTATGTGCGCAAGGGTGTCGACCAGGTCATATCCCTAAACACGTTGATGCTGTTGCGTAAAAAACTCACCCAGTTCATAGAGTACGTCGACGCAAAAGTGCAAAGAACAAACCATAAATATAAAGACTATGTCCGTCGCATAAAAAACAAACTTCCCCACCTTCAAATCAGTGAAACCGCGGCGCAATCCAATTACACCAGCTACAGCGTCAACAAAGGCGAGGAACTGCACATGTGCATCAAGAGCAAGGTGTCAAACAGCTTCCACGCCATCAACGAACTGATATATGTGGCCATCCACGAAATTGCCCATATTGGGTGCCCAGAAATAGGACACACAAAACTGTTTTTCGACATCAACAAGTTCCTGCTGAAGGAAGCTATGGAGTTCTCTATCTACCAGTACAAAAACTACGACGCCATGAACATCGAGTATTGTGGCATAAATTTAAATCACACAATCTTGAACAAATAATTTCCTAACATACTTATATAATGGGGCTCGGATCATTAGCCTCACAGGTAACAAATATGTTCGGAGGCAGCAAAAAAAGCGCATCGCATCAACATCCGGTAAACATTATTGATCCCGTCAAATTGATTTTTAAATACAAGAACAACAACAGACGCGTGCAGTATCAGGTGTACATTTTTCTGGGGAATCACGACATTAGCGACAGTCTAAAAAAAATCCACAACCGGATCAAAGACATGGGGCTGTTAGAGACGCTGACCAACCTTTCTCCCGCCGATTTAAAAGCCTTAGAGGGTATGTACGGCGTGCAATGGTACCGGAAGCTTTTCATCTCCCACCACATTCTGGCCACATTCGAGTCCATTCGCAGTACCCCCTCGAAAAAGAAAGACGTGGTTGCGAAGATGGGTCAGCCATGGTATGACACCCACATTGCGCCCACCACATACATTGACCGCACGCTGTTCAACTATCAGGCGATCGTCAAGCAGGAGAGGGAGTTTAAACAAAAACTGGCGAAAATAGATAAAGACGAAGACACGGAGATGGAATTGGGTCAAGTCCCTGCCACTCCCCAAAGCGGTGGAGGTGAGGATGACGAGGATGACGGCGATGTCGTGGATGTGTCAGAGGAGGACGAAGAGGTGGAGGAGGTGGACATTGACGAGGGCTCGGAAGATGAGGTCATCGTGGAGGAAGACCTTGATAAGAACGCTTCTAAAACGGCCGCCCTCATCGAGGAAGTTATTCATAATAACGAAGACGAACAGCGCCAAAAGAACATTGATCTGATGACACCGTTTGACGAATCCAAAAACGATAAACCCTACGACGAAACCCTCAAAAACGTCTTCACTAAACAGTTCGTTTATAACCAGTTCATCTACATGGACGACACCATTAAAAAGATCAAGCAGAAGATATGTGCCGCCATGCTGTTCTCCGATGTGTTCAACAAAAAACACAAATACATCATCCCCTCAAGAATGTATTTATGGTCCGAGTACGATTACCTCGAGAGGGGTGTGCAAGCGGAGAGCGTCAAGAGGGGTAAGCTAATGTTGGGACAGAAGTGGATCGTCCGGAACGAGATCCTGCCGATTAGCATTGAGCCCAACGACAACATCAAGTATTATGAAAACATCAAGGGCAACCTTCGCAGCTTGCGCGACAACATGCGCAAATACAGCTCGCGCATCAAGTTTGAGAACGACGAGAACAACATCTTGGAGGACTACCAAGAGTTTATCAACAACAAGGAAATCTATATGATTGACGTTTATCACGAGCTTGGACTGGAATACAAAACAGATATAGAACTGGTGCGGAACATGTACGATGTGTACATCAAAATATACTTCCCCGCCATATCTAATGAAGACTTCAGTCACATCATCGACTACCTCAACAACAACCCGGAACAAGAGATTAACAAGATACTGAGCAACTATCAGACAATACACACTGATTTGCTGTTGGAGAACGAGATCGTTTACAACGTCGAGAAACTGAAACAAGAACAAACGTGCGAAGCCCATTCATTGTGTTCCTATGATGGCCTGTTTAAATCAAACTACGTGACTCAAACCTCAATCAACCTTAACCTGTACTTTCAAAACTATAGCGTCAGCCCTAAGATCGATTTATACCGTATATTTGACAACTTTATTGTCAACGAAAAGTATCCCTTCCTGCAATACCAGAGCTTGGATGGAAAGCTCGTGTTTAAGTTCTTTCGAATGTCTGCCGAGATGGATAAGAAAACGATAATGTCCAAGTGGTTTGAGAACACCCCCTTTGGATTGAGCTTCAAGGTCAGGGTGGACAGTTTCAAGAAGGAGGAAGAGCGCTTGTCGCTCGACAAGGCGCATGCCTTTGGCGACAAGTACATTGCTATCAACCTATCCGAGAACGGCCGAATCGACTACAAGACGCAGTGGAAGGAGGAGGACGAGATTGATTTTGACTTTATCAAGAACACGTTCAAGGATGTAATGGACTTGTTGGCCAAACTAAACGGGGAGAACAGCAAGGTCAAGTTTTCGATGCCGGAGGAGCACCATTTCAAGTATGCCTTTATCAACACGATCCAGCAGTTCACCCTGCCGGAGACCTTTACGATCAACCACAACGACCTGTCGGATTTTGCGCGGTACTTTTTCCCCTTTATCAGCGTCGTCATCGATCCCCGCAAGCGGTCTTCCGCACAGAAAACGCTTGACACCTCTAAATACGGCACCTACCTGCGTTACAAACGGGTGAGCAAGTTTGACAACGATGCAAAAATAGATCACCGCATCATTCACTTTTTGCGGAACTATGAATACGTCCCGCGATTGTTGGCCGAGGAACTGTCAAACCAGTTCAACATCACCGAAAAGGAGGCGTTGGAAAAGATAGAACAGGTGCGGTCCAGGTACCCCGTCTTGAAGAAGACGCGCAAGGTGCTAAAAAAATTCGAAAACATACCGAAATACAAACCTCCCGGCATCGGCATTGACCTGCAGGGAAAGAGTCGTGACAACTACAAGATCCGTGTGACGGGAGCCAGGAGCAAGGAACAACTGCAGCGCATCAACGCGTTCATAAAAATTCTAATCTATCTGTACACCGAGGTGTACCACTACAAGAACAAAAAGTACCAGAAACTGCGCGATATGCTCAAGCAACTGACCAACATCGCCAAACGAAGGAACCGGGTCGAAGATATTGTTGACGAAAACAAGGAAATCAAGAGCGTGAAACAGATCACCAAACTTGACAAGTCAAGGGTTGGGTTCAAGCCTGAGAAAGGTCAAAACCACTGGACGCGTTCCTGTCAGAACAGTGGCAAGAAAAAGCGACAGCCTATCCCGTACAACGACGTGGAAGAATTGATCAAACAGGGCTACTATCTTAACAAGACCACGGGACAGTACGAGAAAAAGGTCCGCCTGGGCAAACAAGAAGTGATTGTCAAGGCGACGGCACTGGATGACAACCAAGGCGGCGTGCTGCACTGGACGTGTGACACAACCAATGGCAATAAATTTGTCCACATAGGCTTCCTGTCTCGCAGTCAAAACCCGAATGGTATATGCATGCCCTGTTGTTTTAAAAAGGACCCGGTCATGTCAAAGAACCAGGAGAAGAAAGCCTATCACCTAAAGTGCATCGGCAAGTCGAACGAAGGCGTCGTTACGCGGAAAAATATTGGCGATCGCCTGTACATCCTTCAAGACACCAACAAGATGTTGCCCGATCGTTTTGGTTTTCTGCCCACCTATTTGGACATGTACTTCAACACCTTCCTAAACAACACCATCTCTTTAAAAAACCATTATCTGGTAAACACCAACGGTTACTTTCTCAAGTACGGCAGCATTCAGGAAGAATTTCCGTTTCTGAACGCCATCGCCAGCTGTTTCGATACGACGGTGTCCAAAATAAAAGAAAACATGGTCACCTCCCTGAGATCAGACACCGATGGCCGAATATTCACCTTTTTAAACAATGGCGACACCAAAACACAGTTTGAGAGTGTCGATGAGTACGTGCGCTTCATTGAGACCAATACGGAACTAACGGGAAATCTGGTGACGGACATGTTATCGATACCAGGCATCGTCTATCCCCAAGGGTTGAACGTGTACGTGTTTGAAAAACGCGAGGGCGATAAGAACGATTTCGTGGTGGGGTGTCAGAACACAGAAAACATGGTGTTCTTCCGCCAACCGGACCGAGTTAACGTGTTCGTCCTCAAAGAAAACAACAATTTCTTCCCCATTTTCTACGTCCGTAAGGAAGCACCTAATAAAAAGACCAAACGGACCAATGCGTCCACCATTAAGGATGAGATTCTCATCGAAAAATACTTTTCCTTCTCAAACCTTTTGGAGCATGTGTGGAATTATTTTGATTCGAACTGCACGGGTATTTCCCTCAGCACGAACCCGTTGCCCATTGCCAAGGCGCTCATAGCATCTCTGAATCCCCAGGACGTGTCAACCCAGATCGTGGACTCTCGTAACAAATGCAGGTATGTGGTAATCAAGGACATCATGCTGCCTGTGAAACCCTCCGGGTGCATGTACAATATCCCAATAGAGTACGATTACAAAAAATACATTAAAAGTCTTGCCGAAACAGTAGCTGGTCTATCGCGACTGAAGCGCAAGGAGTACCGACCCAAGGGCTTCATCTTCAAGACGCGCAACAACAAGGACATCATCACCGCAATCTCCTTTGCCAACGCCGTCTACCTGCCCGTCATCGACACACCGAGGGACGATCTCCTCCTGAATGAACTGATGGGAAACCAACCCTACGAACTAGTTCAAGTGTCCTTGTACGACAAAATCGATGAGGAAATCATCAAGAAGGAGCAGACGCCGGTGTACGACGAAAGGAGCATTCAAATTGCGACACACAAGTTACGTACGGAAGGATATGAGCTGTTTAGACTAGAGTTTAGCAATTACCTGGCCGTCAACGCCGATATTAAGGCCAAACTCTTGAAAGCAATCGAATCAAACGACATCAATCAGGTGAAACGGTTTTTGTACTCCGTATTGGATAAGACATTAGAACGGGAGTTCTTGGAGGCGCTCCAAGCTAGGCAACAAGGCGGGTTTGTACGAATCCAGGATGATACCCCAGATGTCCGTACGTACCGTCTCAAGAACAACCGTGAGTTGTGCGCCTCTCTCAAGGAGGACCGCTGTGTTGCAAACTTACACTGCGCCTTTTCCAATAACGTATGCACCTTTAGGGCGTCTAAGGACAACCTTATCGAGTACGTCAATAAACTGTCCAACGAACTCCTGAACAACGATGTGAAGAAGAAGGAGGTGCTAAACATTGACAACTATTTTGTGTCAGATATCATCAGCTATGATGTGTACACCAAAAGACCCCAACAGAAGATCGTCAAAAGCGACAACAACAACATCGTCAAGATCATGAGCCAGCTGTTTGGGAAAAACAATATTCCCATCATCGGTAAGAAGAAGGTGCAGAAAATAGAAAAAAGCATGTTGGAGGAAAATCAGAAGAACCAACTACGGAGGGCAGGTGACAAGTACTATCAAAACATCATAAATTACAATGCCGTATTCCGGGCATATGCCAATGGGTTTTATTGGCGGGCCAACAGCGGAGCCAATGTAGTGTTTCGCAACATTGGTTACTTCTCGGAGCTGCAGACCAACCTGTCCAACTATTTCCGTTCATTGGTATTTGATTGGATTTTAGACACTAATAATAAGAATGCTTTGGATGTAAACATGGATGAATTCAAGCACCAATTGGCTTCGTCGAAAGACATCGTCGCCCTCGGTCGCAATGAACTGGCCATCCTCAACAGGATCCATGGCGTGCCCATCGTGATTTATGACCAATACGACACACCCTTGATGATAATTGATCAGGGGATTCGCGAGGCCGACGCCGGAGCTATACCGTCGGATTCAATTGGCATTCAATTTCATCTAAACGACACCTTCAACATCAAAAAAATAAAGTCTCTAGTGGTCAATAAGGTAGTGGCTGTCTACGCGATCTAAAAAAATAATATTTCTACCAAGTAATAATGAGCGGTGGATTTCCAGGTATCGTGGTCAAACAACAGCCAAAAAAGAAGCAACCCAAGACATTTTCGCCCCTTTTAATCAAACCCGTGAAAGACATTATTTCCAAGGACACGCCTCCGAAGCCCCTAGATGCTGAAATTGAATTATAACTTTTTTCTTCATATATATAAACAATATGAATGAAGAAAATATCGTGTCCCTTAGTCTGGCGTACTATGATACCAAAAAACGAGACCACCAGCAATACTACTCTGCCGACCACCGGTTGGAGCTGCATGAAGATGGCAACGACACCTCCCTGCCCACCTATGAATTAATACGTAGTAATAAAGTAGTGAATGCTGGGGTTTATAACATTTTGGGTGTGTATTTCAAGGAAGAAAAACAATGGACGTGGGGTTGGATGGTGAATGAGAGGACAAAGATAGCCACGTATCTGTGTCGTCAGATACTCAACTACGCATTGGACATTGTATTTGAGGAGTCCGTCAAGTCAAACCCCCAAACGTTCAAGTTGATGATTAAGAATGATCTGATGAACCCCTTTATCACCATCGAACACCCAGTGCAACTGGAACAGTACCTGGCCATGGGGCAGTACTTGACAAACTCCGACATGGTGTACAAGGTGGATAACCATCCCATGTTCGGCTCCAATGTGACGGTGTACACCATCCTCAAATATAGTGACTTGTAAAATCGGTCTTAGGCAGCTGGATGAGGTCATACTCGTCGTTGGAGAAGAAGGGCGAGTTGAGTCGGACTTTGTTGGGCAGGGCGTAAATGTCCCGGATCTTGTCGCCCACAAACATGCTGTCATCCAGTTGCACCTTCATGTTCTTCTTGTCCGTGTGGGAGGGGATGACGTAAAACTCTCCCATACTGCTCCCCCTATACTTTTGTCTGCCAAACAGCTGCCACACGTTGCTTCCCAGGTCCTCCGTCGTTTTGTTGACGAGGTAACCCAACAGACGATATGTGTCGGCGGTGTCCCTGGTGGCATAATTGAAGTTGTGCTGTTGGATGTTGTCGAATATGGGGCGTTCCGTGCGTCCGAGGGCGGGATACAGGGGATCACTAATGACGGCTCTGTCCCTGGACACCACCTGATCGACGGACATGGTTTGCTCGGCAACACGCTGATAGCCGCGTTGCTGCGCGATGGCATCCAGTTGGTGGGCTGAAGAGTTGATGCGGTTCATGATCTCTATTCTCTTCTCATCTCCGTCTTTGTTCAACTTCCATACCAACAAAGCAATTAAAATCACACCAATCACGAAGGTGGTCACATCAAAACATAATTTATCCATTGTAATATAGTTAAGATAATTTTATTACATTAATTATATGATATTCGCCCATATCGCTGGTCTAAATGACAGCGGGAGGGATGTCCTGTACAACCAAGCTAAAAAGTATGTCATTGTCGATCTGGACGAATTTACCGACAAGATCGTGTCCGACAAGAACATGAGCATGCTCTACGATAAGTTTGACTATCACTCCGACAAATCCAAGGACCCCAACCAGACCAAACTGCAGCAGAAGCAGGAAGCAACCAAGGCCAAGGACATCGAACGTAAAATGAACGCTTATTGGAAGAACCGCATGGACGCCTACTTGGAACACGCCGTCAAACTCAATTCCAAACCCATAATCCTCATCGGGTACTCCACCTACTTTAAGAACCACAAGATCACCATATCCGTCAATACTGCGCTAAAGTTCTTCCAAAAAGTCGACATCTTGCAACACACAAAGACATTGGTGGAGCAAAATTTGGACAACTATCGCGATGAGATAATAGAAGGTGTGTTTCCCCTAGAGTTCCTGAACCACGAGGCTCTGATCAAGAAGAGGGAGCTGTTGGTGAACCAGTACAAAAAAATGGGATATCAATTGGACACCATCAATAACATTCTCAACAGCATTCACATCGCGGCGTCCACGTCGCTGCCTCGGCGCTTGTTCGTCGCCTCTATCGAGGACCACGCCAAGAAACTCCCCCTCCTGGACAACCGCCTTATCGGCTACGAAGAGGACTGGCAGGCCATCGTGTCTGCCCTTGCAAAAAACAATCCTGGGATCACCAAGGGCTTCTCCGCTGGCAAGCCCTTTATCAAGGAGACTATCAGCGGAGCATTCGCGGCTCTGAACAACCCGGTTTACCTTTACATGATTGACAACCCCAAAAACTTCGCACCCATCGCGACCAAACACAAGATATATAAATACACCACCGGCAAACCCGTCGCTTACCACTCTAAGCTTTTTATAGATATGGCCATGGAACGACTGTCCGATCTCGGGTTACATTTAATTCCATTTAAAGAAGATACATAAATAGTTGTGTATGCATATCATGGTCCGGGTGTGGATAGTACAACCCAATCTGCCATCGGATTTTCCCCACACCCTGATCACTATCAGGGACGGATGCAGGGACACACATGACTTCATTCGGGCGTGCATGACTCTGTCATTTGTGCGTTCGGTCGAGGTTACCAATGACGAGGATTTTCTGGAACTAATGAGCAGCACATTAGAGTTAAATGAGACTAATCGGGCAACAACGCTAGACGTATCTAAGGACATCCAACTGTGTTACATGCAGGACTACATATATTACATCAACGATCTGGTCAAGGAGAAGGGCGAGGAATACTTACCAAAGGGTGTGGTGCACAATTATTTTGGCACCTTGATCAACGTCAATGGAGACAACGTGTATGGTGCCGCGGTATTTTTTAAAATAAACGATAAAACGTTGACGGACCTTGGAGGCGAGGAGCTGTTTGAGCACCTGTGTAATTTCTATTACCTTCGAACGTATCAGGTACGCAATGCCGAACTGGTGGAGATTACTTTCCCCAACATTGAACCTGTGATTGCGGATTGTATGAAAGACAAAAAGAAACATGTCGTGGACCTATGGGAGTTCTACATGAACAACGACGTCGATATGACCGATTTGGGCGTCTCGCCTGTCCCCATCTCCAGTTTCGAAGGTTTGATTGTGTTAAAGAGAAAGGAGCACATGGGACCGGTATGGGCTGCCATTAACGAGTTGAAGAAAAGCCAACGTGCGGATGACCTGCGGGGATTATATGAAGACATTAATAAGGAATATATAAAGGGATTTTTTTCTTGATATTTTAATAATGAGTGATTTTACACTAGAAGACCTTGTGAATATGAAATTGGACGATGCACAGTTCGACTACGACGACAGCCCGCCAAAACGCATCCGTCACAAGAAAAAGAAAAAACAACAAAAGGTCGAGACGGAGGAGTCCAGCGAGGAGGAACCACCAAAACCCAAGGTCCAAAAATGCCCCATGTCGTCCAAACTGCGTGAGGTGGTCATCATATATGTCTTGTTTGTTGTGTTTTCCTGCAAGCTGTCGGCGGGACAGGTGGACAAGCTCCTGAAGATTTCCAGTGCCGACTATTCTATTTACGACCTCTTGGTGCGCGGCATCGCTATGACACTCTTCTTCTTCATCCTGTGTCGGCTCTTCCGGTGAATCATTTTGTTTGTAAAAAATTGATAAGGCTCCTGTATTAACACCATCAGTCAAACCATAAAAAATGACGCCGGATGCATTGATACGTGTTTTGTTTTCGGACGGCAGGAAGGAACGGACCTGGTACTTGTGCCAGATTGCGGACGGCCTCACGGAAGACGCATTCGTGGAAATTACCGCGCAGTATCGGTCCCTAAAAAATAGGGTGTCCTCAGAAGCTTTTGTAACAAAGATTCACAGAATATACCACGAATTAACTCATGTTTTGCCCATGTTATGTGCAAAGTTTAAGGATATGATTGTAACCGACTGTACAAACACACCCAGTATGTTAACTGCAATTCTAACGAAAAAAGCCCCCTTCGACTTCAAGGACGATGCCGCATACAAGTTATTCATAGTGGGATTGTCCCAGCTGGACCACGCCATAATGACCAAGGAGTTTATCTTTCAAATACACGAACGCCTTTTGGAGCTGTTTTCAAACAGAACACCTTCGGACATACGGGAGATAACATCCTTGTTGATGTGCATCTATGTTATTCCCAACTTGACGCACTCCGAGTACATGACCAACATCGATACCCTAAAGCATGCAGTGAGTGTACTGGACACACAAGTAGGGGGTCGTGTCAAGGACATCATCTGCAGCAACTGGAGGAAGCTGTTCAATACCTACATCCAAGACAAGATGTCGCCCCAGGATGTCATCCAATTTTTGCGGATGGCTTGTTCAGTGGAAAGAGATATGCCTTTTGTAGACCTCGAAAGCACCAAACAAAAAATGTGGTGCCGACAGGACATAAAGGTGTGGAACAAATGGATCAACAGCGGGATATTGGCATTGTACAACGCCTTTGATAAAAGTAAATTTGATGACCTTTCATTTGCAATCAAACACATATATGGTATTCCTAAATACGATATATTCATGGTGGATTATCATTATAACTTGAGGAAGCGACTAAAGACCTTGGTGTTCATGCCAATCAACAGCACATTGCAGTCCTTTCAGTGTCTGTTCAACATTGAAGCGGTGATGATCGATGCCATGGGCACCAAGGACGTGTACGAGTTGTGGCACAATAACAAAGTAATCCTAAAGGATGCCATTTACAGCTATTATTTGAACCAACATGTGTTATGTTACGGACAGAACACAAAACTCATGTTGAACAGTGTTTGCAACGATCAAAATGTGGATATCATCATTCCCCCCGAGATCGACACCAACATCGAGACCATACAGCGTACATATCGCGAGATGTATCCTCACCGAACCCTGGACACCAGCTACAAGCAGTCTTTGGTGACCTTGAAGGACGAAGATGTCATCATTTCGGGTACGCTAATTCCAATGAGTGTGTTGTTTATGGTGGCTCAACAAGGGGGCGCATGTGATGTAGCCACTGTCGAGTCCCAGATGATTCCCGCACAAACGAAAAATAACAAGGCGTGTGTTGCAGAAATCACCAAGGCTTTTACCATACTGAAACAAAACGGTCTGCTCATAAATAACCACTATGTCAAACCCAGGCACAACATCATCCTAAAGGAAGCCGTTAAACTCGCAAAGGAGGTGCTCCCGATCGATGTCACCCTAAATAGGCGACAAGTCCTTCAGTGCTACATTGTGAAGTGCGCCAAGACCTTTAAGAACACCCAGGGATTGACCGAGGACGAATTCTATAGAAATGTGTGCAACATGTTGACTCTTTTCATGCCCACCAAGAAGGAGTTCATGTCTGCATTGAACATCTGTACGGAACGGGAATATGTGGAAAAATCGGGGGATTATTATAAATATATGTGAAAAAGATTGAACATTCCGCTGTACTAGGCATCAAGGTATTTAAACTGCCATCATGGTACGGACCAAAGCCCTGCCCAACATCTTCGTTTACAAACACGTGGATGGTGCTTCTATAGAGTACGATGAAGCAAGAAAGAAGGGGTTCCAGGAGGTGTACATCATGTGTCTCAAGGAGGGGCAGGTGTGTGAGGAACTAAGCATGGAGCGATGGAAAAAGACCACACTACAAAAGTTCGAGGTGGTGAAGAGCCCGATCGTGGCTGTTCGCTACAGGGATGTGGGACTAATTGAGGTCAGTACACAGAAGATAAAAAAGTATTTCTCGACCATTGAAGCCAGTTCCGATACCGTGCTGATATTCCCGCTGTTTTTGGTGAATGTGACCGCCATGCAACTGTACAACCTTCAGTTCAAGGGGATGATAAACTTGATGGACGTCATGAAGGTTTACGCGGTGGATACCCTGATGAGGTGCAACCGAGACAAGTACATGGACCACTTTGTTCGCATTGACATGGTGCGGTCCATGGTGGAAGCCAAGTTTTGGATGTTGCCAATGAACTGCGGGCACAACATCAATTTTCAGTTTACTTCGAGGACGTTCAATGTGCTGAACCTGAACACCATTCCAGATAATAACGTGAGAACTATCATCGCGGAAATGGATAAGCAGCCCTACGTGCTGACGACTTTTAAGAAGGATGTGTTTGTAGACCCGGCGCTGTACGTCCCAAAGCGTGGGTTCTGTCTGTACCGTATTTCCCCGCCATCGGCAGTTGACACGAAGGCATTCAGGCATATTCTGGCACAGCTCTTAGATAAGAACATCAAAGAAGCGTATTACCTAGCGATGTACACGTTGGTCTCCAAGGATGCCTGTCACCTGGTGTTGAAGAACATGGACCTGCTGACGAGCCGCCCTGGGGGTCAGCGCACCTTTGCGGACACCTTTGTCATGGAATTGTGGTACACCCTGGGGTATGCCTGGATCAGCATGTACATGGAAGAGTGTATCCGCAAGTCGTACATGACTAATGCGGACAGGTTCATCTTCACGGCAGATGAGGCGGCCGCGCTGCCCTATTATCCCTTTGATTCCTTGAATCCATCCACGTCTCCGTACCTACCTATCATGATAAAGAATAGTACGCTCAACATAACAAAGAACGCGATGAGCGTGGACCTGATGAAGTTTTATAGCAAGGACATCGGCGTTGCAAAGTCGGAGCTGTTTCGAAGGCGGCTAAACCTCTTCGTCACCGGACGGGATATGGACGTGTTTGAGGGACTGGATTGGAACGGATTCGGGATCACCGGTAGCGTCATTGCCGCGTGTTTGCCGCGATACAACCCTCTCACCGAGTTATTCGAGAACGATTATCTCCGCTTCTTCGATCACTTCTATGAGAAGGCGGATGTGGACATCATGGTGTCCGCCAAGGGACTCCAGTTTGTGGAGAAAGCATATTCTCTCCTGGACGTCATTCAAAATAACATCCAGAAGATCCATCCTGAAGCGACCGCTATTATCACCTATACCAAGACGGTCACCCTGGTATCTAATGTGGATATGTCCCTGGATGATGCCTACGCACAGTATCTTGCACACATGGAGAAATATGTATTGACCCTGGACAATGACGAGAAATACAATGCGTTGCGTAACGTGGTGCATAAATCGGAAGTCAAATTATTGATCCGCGAAAGGAATGATAAAGCCTTAATGATCTTCAACAACATAAAGTTTAAAATTTTGAGTGACCATTTGAAGCATGACCTTGAAGTATTCAGCATCAACATCGCACCTATTGCCGTAGTGGCCCGCTTTTACTTGCCCATAGTGCGGGCGTACTACGACGGCGCACAAGTACACCTTACCCCTTCATGCGTGTCGGCATGCATGACGCTCATCAACATGGATTATAAATACTTTGCGGGCACAAAAGACCCCATCGAGGTCGTCAACAAGTATCGGATGCGGGGCTTCAGCATATACCTCAACAGGAACGAACTGCGGCGGTTTGTGCTGTACAACCTGGCCGTGGAACCCTGGAAGACGTGTTATCTGGGTAGCATGAAAGGGTATTTGCCCATCTCCCACCCGTTGTTTAAAAAGAATATTCAGTTCGATAACCAACTGATCGAACAGATATACCCCTACTACCTCCGCGCCTGGAAGATCCCCATGCAAGAAATGCTGTTTCAGGTGAAAAAACAACGTGTGGAGCTGTTCAAGGAAAGTGCCATCAGTCTAGAGGGACTGACGGTACCATTCCAAAGCCGGATCCTCGATAAAGTTGACTTTTCTCAGATAAATTATTGATTTTTATATTACTTAAACACATGTTTTTATAGTTATATCAGTGACAATGAATAGCAAGGAGGATGCCATCCAGTGTTTGTGCAAACATGTCCCGCGCCCGATGGCTGTCGCAATAGAGGACAACATCACCGGGTTCACACAGGAATATGTGCGAATCAAGCAAATTCCCAAGGATTATCATGATAACGTGTATTGGACCAAGGTGAACGACATATGCTATAACATCAATTATTACAACAACCAGTACCTATTACCGAAGATAATCAGTGGCGACATTCCGGTGAAACAGTTGGTCCATATGGCGCCCCATGAACTGCATCCCGATAAGTGGAAGTCCATTCTGGAGAGGAAAGAGTACATCGAATACAAGCGGAACAACATCGAGACATCCGACGCCTACGAGTGTCGCAAGTGCAAACAACGCAAGTCTTACGTATACCAGCTCCAGACCCGCAGTGCGGACGAGCCCATGACCACCTTTGTTACCTGCATGAATTGTGGTCACATGTTCAAGTTCTGAAGGCGGGCATCTATTGACAAGGAACTTTCACGTACTTCTTGTAAGGACGGAGGCGGTTTGCATACGGATGATGCTGCAAGCCGCTTCTTCATTATAACAATTTGTTGCTTTAGAGAGACAAGGGCGGTGGAAAGTTGTTGGTTTTCGAGTTTGGCTTGTATGAGCTCTTCGCTGTCGCCTTGTGGCTGTTGGGATAATGCTTCTTTCTCTTGGGTAACCGTAAGGAGTTGTTGGGATAATGCTTCTTTCTCTTGGGTGACCGTAAGGAGTTGCTGGGATAATGCTTCTTTCTCTCTTTCTAGTTGGATACACTTTTTAGGAGCCTTTTTGAGATCGCCAACGGTTTGTGATATTTGGATGCATGTTTTTTTAGCCTCATCGGGGTCGTTGTTGGTAATAACTTTTTGGACGTGGTGAAGGTTTAATTCCGTCAGTAACGCAATCAACACCATATCTTTTATTTCCATCTGACGGACAAACACCTGAGGATTTGAGAGCAGGGCTCCCAACGTTTGAAGATAATCATAACTCATGTTTATATAAATATCTTTCATATTATTATTATAGATGTCACTTTGTTTTAAATGTCCGAACTACAAGAACATCATAAAAGATATTTCTGATGCGGGAAATAGATTGGATGACAATAATTCAAAGGTCAAGGGAAACCAGGTGTATATCGAAGTGTACCGTCAGCAGCCTGAGAAACAGTTTGAGGCAATTGTGGAGGCTCGTCTCACGGACTCCAATGGCTCACCTCGCGTGCAACCAGGCTTTAAGAAGTCTATAGATGGAGGCTTTCCTCGTCCCGGTAGCGATCAAAACATAATTATAAGCAATGACACAAACAGACAGCTAGCTCAGCGGCCCCCGAGCGAACTTTTGTCCAAAATCGAAGACTACAAACAGATCATAGGAAAGTACAAGAAGACCATCCAGACCATGGACAAAACCAACAAGGAACAGGAGGAGGAGATACGCAAACAATTAGAAATAATTGTTAATCACAACATGGAAATAGAGAAATACAAGGAAGAGACGCGTTCGTGCAAGAACAGGGTGAAGGAGTATGAGAAGGAGTCCATTGCCATCAAGAAGGAGCTGGAGCTGATGAAGATATCTTTAGAGAAGAAGGATCATCGGATCATCGAACTGCATGTCCAGACCAGCAAGTATGAAGACACCCATAATGAACAGACCGCGCAGATCACTGCCCTCAATGAAAGGCTAAACGAATCCCTTGACACGTTCCAGCGCTTGCAGGCATCGCTTCAAGATATCAAACAGGTCTACCACAACAAGATCCAAGAGTGCAGTGATTTAACGGCGACCGTTAATCAGCTCTCCTTTACCAAGGAAGAGCTCCAGACCTCCCTCCACGTCCTGCAAGGAAAGTACGATGAATTGAAAGAGCAAATGGAAGCAAAAAACAAGAGCATATCTGACTTGAACGTCGCGCTGGCCGGCATCACCGCTAAACACGACAAGGCACTATCGGAAATAGAGGAACTTAAAAAAATGTTTCCAGAATAATTATTGTTTTTGTGTAAAACCATAATTATTTAAAAGTCTGCACGGGAATCGAATTTAGAGGAATCATATCCATGGAGCGCACTCTCGGACTCTTCCATGGTTTTTGCGGCGGCGTCGATGATGGCCATGTCGTTTTCGTCCAGGTCGCACCAACTGTTCTTGTCTAGGTCGGACACAATCTCCTGACCCGCAAAGGTGTAGCACTCGGCGCGCTGGTTGATGTTGCCGCGCGAGGAGGGCTCATCGAATGTCTTGCACTTTGTGTCCACCACGTTTTTAATTTCGGCATGGGTATCCGTTACCAGTTTGCACTGCGTGTTGCGGGAAAACGGAAAAAAGCCTTCCTTCTTGTGGAAGAAAAAGAAATAAATGGCGATACCAATAACGACATACAGCAGTATATGTTTTGAGTTCTCCTGGTTGAACATGGATATAATACTTTATTATGACATAAAAATATTGATAATTATATATATTTAAAAACATCTCTTATAGAATTATTATCAACAATGGCCGCTTCCATTGGAGTGTCAGAAATTGAGTATGACGACAAACAGAAAAAGGCTGTCATTGTGGGGAACTGGATCAGGATGTTGTTCAACCGGGGGTGGTTGAGTGGCAACTTGAATGACACCTTAAAGTCTGCCTCCGTTTCTTCCAACGACACGTGTCACATCCAGGGGGCGACCACGACGTACGCCTTGAAGTTCATTATGAGGAAGATATCGAGCGTGAAAAAAGTGGATGACATCGACGAGTTTCTGGAGGGAAACAAGCAAAACTACAAGTTTTTCATCGTGTCCCAGATGATGCCCAAGGTGCAGAAGCAGCTCATGGAGTACACCAACGTCGAGGTCTTCAACGATGACGAGCTGTTGGAGAACAAGGTCGACAACATCCTGGTTCCCGTTCACATCCTGTTGACGGATGAAGAGGCTGACAAGTATCTGGAGGAGTACCAAGTGAGGAAAAGCGATCTCCCACATATACGCATGGACGATCCCATCATCAAGTACTACAACGGCAAGCCCGGTCAAGTCGTGAAGATCATCCGTCCGTCTGTCACGGGGGGCGAGGAGATCGCTTTACGGGTGTGTGTGCCTGGACAAATTATCTAGATTAGGTTAAATGGAAAACATAGAGTATTACTCCATATCCGATTCCTTTAAAGTGGCTCTGTTGCCGATCCCCATATCTACCGTGTCCATCGGCATCGCGGTCCCGGTTGGCGCCCTTCATGAGAACCGTGATGAGTACGGCATCGCCCACCTGTTGGAGCATATGGTGTTCGCTGGTACCAAGACGCGGACCAATGAACAGATTGACCGTGAAATAGAATCGCTGGGTGCATCCATGAATGCTTACACCAACTACACCGAGACAGTGTATTACGTGCACGGGAACGGAAAGTTCTCGCACAAGCTGTTGGACATCATCCTGGACATCTTTGTGAACAGCGTGTACCCCGAATCAGGAGTTAAGAGAGAAAAAGCGGTCGTCAAGGAGGAGATCAAAGCCATGTACGAAAACTCTGCTGGATTCGCCTCACACCTTCAAGCGATCGACATGTTGTTCGAGGGCGTCAATGAGAGGCTTCGGCATTTGATCGGCGGCTACGATCAGGAAATTGATAAATACACCAGGCAATCCATCGTTGACTTCCGCACAAAGAACTACAAGACCGCTTATCTCATCATGACGGGTAGTTTTGATTTGAACAAAACGTTGAATGCATTGGAGCGGATGTTTGGCACGATTATCAAACCCTGGAAGCGTCCCACCGTAAAGCCAAACGGTAAATTGGAGATACCGTTTTATGGCAACCTTGGCAAACGCGTCCAAATCCCGAATGACACAACACAGTCCCACGTCAAATTTTGCTTTCGGAGCATGCCCGACAACTCCCGGTGGACGACACACGTGGGCATCATTTCGTACATCCTGACCGGGAACCTCAATTCGATGTTATCCAGGGTGCTGAGAAAAGAGTTGAACGCGGTGTACAGCGTGGATTCTTATCAGAAGACGTATAAGGACGCCGGATATTTCAGCATCACGTTTACATGCAACAAGGATATGGTGGAGCTGTGCGTGGACGCTGTTTGGAAGGTGCTGGATCAGCTCAAGGAAGGGCGCATAGACCCCGAGTACCTAAACGTGGTTAAGAACCTGCGAGAGACACGCAACCTGTTTGTGTTTGAAAATTACGAGAACTACTTTGATATCGTGGTGGAGAGCGTATTGACCCACTCGCCTCTGCCCACCCCTAAGAAAATCATGAACCGGATTAAAAAAGTCGATCTTTCCGAATTGAAGGGCATGTGTAAAAAAATGTTTCAAAAGGACAACAGCCTTCTAATCATTGAGGGTTAATACTTGCGTACGGTGTCCAGCATTTCGGGCGTGACCAGCTTATCGAACTCGGAAGTGTTCGTTGCCACGCTGATGTAGGTGTCGAACATGTACATCTGTAGTTCCACGAATTCTTTTACTACTTTTTTTAGGTCAGACGACAACTTTTCCATGTTATAGTGATCTAATATGCCCAGTAGCTGTCCCACATTCAGAGCAACCTGCATGACCTTGCGCAGGTTGGGCGGCTCGTACTGGGGGATGCGAACGCACTGGATGAGAAAGTGGTGCAGCTCGATCATCTTTTTCTGGTTGTCATATTCCGGAAGCTGCATGACATACTCGCGAAATGTCCTGTACTTGGGCGTTTCCAGTGTCGAGTTCCACCTTAACACTACACCATCGTACGGTTCCAGCAGTAACTTAATCGGCTGCCAAAAGGCTTGGCCATCTGCATTTGGGTTATGTGCCCTCAGTTTACGGGCTTTGGAGCGGATGATCCGAAACAGCTCCAGGGTTTGACTCATTTTGTGTTTAAATGTTATAACTTATTTAAACAAAAAAACTTCAATATTTTTGAAGAATTAAAGGAATAGGGTTGGAAGTGACTTATAACACTATGGCTCCCTACGTGCTCATTGTCGAGTCCCCGGGTAAGATCAAGAAGATTGCATCCATTTTAGGCAGAGATTATCAGGTGACTGCCTCGGTGGGTCACATTCAGGACCTGGACAAAAAAGGCTTGTCTGTGGACGTAAATGACAATTTCAAACCCACCTACGTGATCAACCCCGACAGGAAAAACGTCGTGGCCGACCTAAAAAAGGCGGTCAAAGGAAAGACCGTGTACATCGCCTCGGATGCGGACAGAGAAGGCGAGTTCATTGGCTACAGTCTGTTTAACGTGTTGAAGCCATCCGATTACCACCGCATCACCTTTAACGAGATCACCAAGGCGGCTATAACAAATGCCATTAAAAAACCCAGAGATATTGACTATGATCTGGTGAACGCGCAGCAGTGTCGCCGTATACTGGATCGCCTGGTGGGTTACCGGGTGTCCCCCGTGCTGTACAACAACTTTCCGGGAAAGACACTGGCTGCCGGACGGGTCCAGTCCCCAATCGTTCGTCTGTTGGTAGATAACGAGAAGGCCACTAACGACTACTTTGAAAGCAACCAGGCGAGTCATTATGAAGGTGTAGGTAACTTTATTCTGGATGAAGTAAAATTAGAGTGTTCGTTATACGACGAGGACGACGAAAAATTCATCGTGGATTTAAAGGATGATGCCATAAAGGTCATGAAATCTTTGAGTACCAAGACGTGGTCCATTGGGGAAATAACTAAGAAGGAAACGTCCAGGCACCCATCCGCGCCCTTTACCACCTCCACGCTCCAACAGGCCGCATCCACCAAGCTGCACTCCAACGTCAAACGGACGATGCAGGTCGCCCAAAAACTGTACGAGGCTGGTCACATAACGTACATGCGGACCGACAGCGTGACCCTGTCAGAGGATGCTCATCGGATGATTAAAGACTTTGTGGTTTCCGAATATGGGAATCAATACTATAAGCACCATCAGTACATATCTAAAGCGAAGAACACACAGGAAGCCCATGAGGCAATCCGTCCCACGCACATCGACAAGGTGACGCTGGCGGATATGGATGAAGAACACAATCGGCTTTATGCCCTAATATGGAAGAAGGCGGTGTCGTCCCAGATGGCATCCGCGAGGATCGAACAAACAATTGTTAAGCTGGTGCCGAACAAGTACACGTACTACTATCGGGGTGTGTTGAACAGGCTGGTGTTTGATGGTTTCCTGAAAGTGTACGGGGGCGAAGTCGATGACCAGGACACTTTCACGGTGCTCAACCTGGATGGGGTAAAAAAGGTATCCGTGGAACAGTTATTGATGAGGGAAACCGTTAAACACCCACCCACAAGGTACAACGAAGCGTCATTGGTGAAGGAGCTAGAGAAGATAGGCATTGGTCGCCCCTCTACGTTTGCCAATATGATATCTAAAATACAAGAACATGAATACGCTGAAGTAAAAAACACGGCGGGTGAGGATAAGGAGTTGTTTGACATTGTGTACCGCGGCGATAAGATCAAAGAGAAGAAACGAGTTGTGTCATTAGGCAAGGAGAACAAGAGGTTGGTGCCGACCGAGTTGGGAACCGCGGTCACGCACTTTCTGATCCAACACTTTCCCGACATCATGGACTACAAGTTCACCGCCCAACTTGAGGACAAGCTCGACGACATTGCAGAGGGCAAGTGCGTTTGGCACCAGGTGTTGCATGAATTCAACGCAGTGCTGGATGTCGCCATCGCAAAACTAAAAAGAGAGTCCCCTCAGCGTTCCAAAACTGATGGCGAGGAACTTGGGGACGGTGTGTTCTACGTTAAAACCAAATACGGAATGGCCATCAAGAAGACCGTCGATGGAAAGGACGTCTTCGTCTCTGTCAAAGATAAACCAAGTCTGGAAGAAGCCAACAAACTCATCGAAGAAAAAGATAACAAAATAATCAAGACGATCGACAAGTATCTCATAAAGCGGGGCGAGTACGGACCGTACATTCAGGTTAAGGTCGGCAAGGGCGTCAAGTTCTTTTCCATCAAGGGGAAGGACCCGGAGAAACTGACCAAGGAGGAATGTAAAGAAATATGCGAGAAGCGCAAGAAATAAACTAATCTACGTGGTCTGTGCCAGCTTCCATGCAGCGTACAGCTTGTTGTCGATGTACCGCTGGGTCTGGTCGAAGATCAGTTTCGGGATGCGGGTGATGGCGTCCTGGGAGAACTGCTGGGTGGTCATCTTGTCGACGACGATGCCGGGGATGTCCGCTTTGGCGACGTTGTTTTTCTCCAGGTTGTGGATGAGGCGCGCGATCTGGTGGTTGCCGTGCTCGACATCGAACACGTTCCACTTGAGGCCGGTGTAGTGCTGGATGCACTCGATGTCGTACTGGCTCATCGTCCGGGTCCGCGCCAGCTTGTTGCTCGTGCCCAGCAGCCGCTGGTAGTGGTCGAAGCTCTTGACCACCATGAACTCCATCTTGGGCACCATGTGTAGGAGCGCGCAGTGCAGGTTGATCTGGGGCGCATCCGTGGTGGTGGTGTACTCGATCCGAACGAAGGCGAAGCAGTTGTCGTCCAGCTTGGTGAGCCGAGTGGACTCGAAGTTGGTGCGCGGGCAGGACGAGTGCACCAACTCCAAGTACAACTCCACCGTGAAGAAGGAGTGCTTCTTGAAGAGTGATTCAATGTCCGGGATGCCCTCGACGTCGGTGTCGGTGCTAGCGCGAGCGTCCAGGCAGGGAAGCCAGTGGATGTCGAGCGACGGCATTTTCCTCGGGTTAATTGAACACCCCTTGATGTAAGTACCACAACATTATTTTATCAATTTTTAAATTATCTAGTCTTCAAATAAGATTAATGACATACATAGACATATACGAGTATGACCTCAAGGGTTACTCTAAGACGGGCAACGAAAAGCAATCCTTCTTTTCTTTCATGACGAATGAACAAAACGCATGTAACAACATAGAGACCAAAACGCCGTCTCAATTCGCGTCCCCCGATACCCTGTCCAGTTGCGATATCCTTGATAACTATAAAAACGCAACAGTAATCAAAAACCCCATCTTACATGACTTGATGAGGGTGTACCTGAACAACCAGACCAAACAGGGTGAGCCCTTCTACATCAAGACCATAACCTTTCCTTTCTTGAATGACCTCATTAACAAGTGTGTATTGAAGATAGAGAGTTACGTGGAGTGTGCTAAGGGAATAAATCTTAGACTGTCGGCGGGTAGTTTTGAAAACGTGAACGTGAAGGGATACGTGTTGAGGTTACCTGTTAGCGATGACGAAAAGGTTATCATTTTGGGCGATTTCCACGGTAGTTTTCATTCTTTTTTCCGTACCTTGTTTCGACTGCACTTTGCCGGCATCCTTGATTTGATGACCTTTAAGGTGATGCAGCCATACAGGCTCGTGTTTTTGGGAGACATCGTCGATCGTGGCATGTATGCGCTAGAAATCTTGTACATCATCCTCCACTTGATTGACGCCAACGAACCGGGATACGTCGTTCTCAACAGGGGCAACCACGAGGATCCCGGGGTAAATGCCCAAGGTGGGTTCTACAAGGAGGTATGCACAAAAATGGCAACGCAGATGGATCAAAATGACACTATTGATTTGTTCACACGTATCAACAACTTTTTCATCAAGTGCTCAGTGGCGGTGGTGGTCGAGAACAAAGGCAAGAGGTACTGGCTGTCACACGGCGGCATTCCCCGCATCAAGGTTCTGGAATGGGACGACACCAAAAACTATATATGTCTGCGAAGCGAAACCATGATTGTGGACATCATGTGGGCCGATTTCTCCAGGAATAACACAAGCACATGTGGGTACAGACAGAGCGAGACCCGCGGTGCATCGTGCATCATCATAGAAACACAATATTTAAAGGAGTTCATGGAAAGGAACAACATTACCTTTATCGTCCGCGGACACCAAGACTTTTACAGCAACAGTTATCTATTTAGCTCCGAGCAGTTTCAGGTGGGCAGTGAGATGATCGACGGGACGAACTTTTCAGAAAAGACCAAGGGTGTGGATGGTGTGTATAACTTGAATGACTATAAACAAAGTCCCACTCGGATGTTTGGGCCAATTGCCCGTGTCAATATAGACTCAAATAGGTTTTATGAAGCGATAAATGGCGTTGAGTATTATCCGGTGATCACGCTGTCGACTGCCACCGATTACGGGCGTTTTTTAAAGAAGGACAGTTTCTCCGTCTTGCGTTTTGATCCGGTGGGCTTTAATTTCAAAAACCACGTTATGAACGTCAAAACGTATCGACTGGAAAAGAACATCATCCAGCCCGTCGCAACCGCACCTTTTAGCATTAAAGATGTAATGAAACAAAAAATCTCTCAGGTAGAAGAGCGGAAGACCTTTTTAGCTGACAACATAGAAAAGTTTCAGTTTACGAGGAAAATGATCGATGACATAATCAATATGGGGAGACTGGTGTTGTCTCCCTTGTTGAGAGGAGATGTTGACGCATTCCGGTTGACCCTCTTAGCTGAACTGCCCAAGCTGATGGAAGGTCAGATCAATATGATTTTTGAGTACGTTGTCGACAATATGTAACTTTGGCAATGGGCTATTAAAAATTGATCTCGGAACTAAAGTCCCTCGCCTCCTAGCGGAAATATGCACTAACCCTTTATAAGAAGTGTTGTATCCTTTCTTATAAAAAAATGAAAAAAAATATCCATGACATATCCATTATCTACACCGCCCTCAGAACCGCCTAACGCAACTGCTTTCTGACTGCCCCTTTTAGCTTCCTGCTCCCTGCCGCCTGCTCTGTCCTTGCTTTTGCGAGGATGTCCGACTTTGCGTCCCAGATGAAGGACTTGGTGATGGACCAAATGACCCTGGCTGACATGAAGGGTGTCTTCTCCAAACTGCTGACCAAGGACCCGAAGGCTGCCAACGAGTTCGCGCTGTACGTGACCACCGAGATGTTCGCCCAGGCTTCCCTGTCGGAGGCACCCGCCTCTGCTCCGGCTCCCTCGGTCAACACCTCCGACGCGAATCGTGACAACGTCAAGTACCGCTGGAACCGCTCTCGCGACCTGTACAACGAGCTCTCTCGGTGCAACATCGACGACGAGCGCGTTATGGCAGACATCCTGGCGTCCTGCGACAATCTTGGCAAGGCCGCTTTCCAGACCGATGCCGTCCGGCACGTCAAGAAAGTTGTCGCTCACATTGTCAACTACATGTCGTTCGGCGGCAACGTGTTCATGGACCCCAGCGTGGACTTCCCCCTCGCCCTGGTCCGGGTGATGGAGATCGGTGCCGGCAGCTGCTGCAACTTTGGCAACGAGGCTGACCATGCCAAGGCCGTCCAGTCCGTCAAGGACTACGTCTACAACGCCTGGCAGTAAAATGCCGGGCGGTGGTGTGCCCCCTTTTTGTACTTTGCTTGGCGGTCACACAACTTTCACACCAATCATGCTCGTGCCGTCGGGTTGCTCTATAATGACATGTTCTTTCTTGACGAGCTCAATTAAAGGAGCTACTTTGACCGGAAAGTTGTGAAGCGCTATCCTCATGCAGCAGCAACAACAACACAACCCACCGATGATGAACAACAGTAACAAGGGACTTTCATATAGCATATCCATCTTTATTGTCTATTGTGTCATCTGTTTAGGTAGAAGTAAAAATGGATCTTGTCTAGCGGCGGCGCCTAATTTTTCTTTAGCCTTGCAGGCTGCAGAAAAATTGAAGCACATTTCCTAACGAACATATGCACTAACCCTCAATAGCAAAGGGCTAAAGCCCCTTGCTATTAAAAATTGAAAAAGATGATGGTTTTAGTGTATCAATAAATACACCGATCCGCAGACACAGACGCAACAATGTCCGCCTCTATTCAGCTTCCGAGCGACCTGTACGACGAGTCCCCCAAGACTATCAAGGCAAAGTGCACGGGCAAGGAGTGTCGCGGCATGTGGTTTTGCGACATGTTCCACCCCTCCAAGTGCAGGTACGGTGCCAAGTGCAACAACAGGCAGTGCACCTTTAATCACCCCCAGAACTGCAAGTACGGGATGAACTGCACATATTACAAAAACAACAAGTGCCAGCTCTCGCACCCCAACCAGGCACGATTTCAGGCACCTAGCCCTCCTCCACCCAAGCCCCGCTCCGCTCCCATCCTCAGCATTCCCGACTGGGTCCGGAACATGGACAACATAACCATAACTCGCAGCATTTGCATTCGACAGGGAGACAGAATCATCCACCAGGCATCCACCACCAGCAACATGGAGAATGAATAACACGCGTACATTACTTTATATGACAATGTACCAATGTCGACTCTATTATATTTTGTATAACGGTCTTAAAAAATATATAAAAAATATCCCCATAAATTAAGTTATCCAGATGACGGATATAGTTTGCCCCGATAAAGTATTCAACAATTTCAAGGCGTATATCAATAAATTCCGTGTGAACAAAGAAAATGGCGGGGGAACACAAATCACACACACGGCATTTGGGAGACCCGAGGAGGGGCACTTGATGGGTAGTTTCAGCATACCAGACGAAGAAATATCGACCTTTCACCGATGGTACGGCAAGATGATTACGAAGGGGGTACCAATGCATTTCACCGAACGCCATATTGAACACTCGCCGTTCCTGGTCGACTTGGATTTTAAATACGTCCGCTCCCATAAGACCAATGAAAGGATCTACAACGAGGCTTTAATTAAAATGATCGTATCCAAGTACATTTGCTACATCAAACAGTTCTACGATCTTACGGATGAGATGGGCAATTGTTATGTATTTGAGAAGCCACAACCAACGGTCGCATCTGAAGATGAAGAGGGTATAACATACAAGGACGGGTTTCACTTGATGTTCCCCAACCTTATATCCCGCCCCACCGTTCAGTACGTGGTCCGGCTGATGGTTATGAATGATCTGGGTTCTAGTGGCGTGTTGTCCCATCTGGGGACGATCAACGACATCAAGGACATATTTGACGAGGCGGTGATTTACAAGAATGGCTGGATGATGTATGGCAGCAGGAAACCAAATGGGCAACTGTACAGCATCACGAAGATATATGATTCGGACATGACGGAGTTAGATATCGACGACTATGTGATCGATCCAAACTATTTTGCGGAAGAGATCAGTATCAGACAGAGGAAACCCATTACACCCTTTGCCCACAACATGTCGCAAGACCGGATCGAAGCCATCTATGAGAAGCTATGTCCCCGTACTCAAAGGAAGTCGCAGGTGGGGAAACCCGAAGACGTACGGATGGCGCATTTCCTAGTCGGGCTCCTCAATCCTAACCGCAACAAGGACTATAAAGAATGGATCGAACTGGGTTTCTGTCTTCACAATATTGACGACTCTTTGTTGGAGGACTGGATCGACTTTAGCAAGAAGTCGTCCAAGTTTAAGGAGGGCGAATGCGAGAAGCTGTGGAAAGGGTTCCGAGACACGGGTATCACTATCAAGTCCTTGCATTTTTGGGCACGCAAGGACAACCCTGGTGGATATGGTGACATGTTGGTGAGGGAATACGATGAGGTCTTGAAGACGGCCTTGACGGGCACGAGTTACGACGTCGCGCGATCCTTCTACGAGCTGCACAAGTACGATTATGTCTATTGCATGAAGTCGTGGTTCTTCTTCAACGGCAACAACTGGGAAGAGGAGAAGGACACGAGTCGGATCATCATGGAGCTCAATCAAAACATGTCCGACATATTTACGAAGATGGCGATCGCATATGGGAACAAGGCGTTGGGCGACACGGCTGAGGAGAAGGACAGATCCTTGGACCGACAGAAGAACGCGACCAACATCTCTCTCAGGATCCGTCAGTCCAGTTTTAAAAAGAACATCATTGAGGAATTGACCGCGCTGTATAACCACAAAAAGTTCATCGAGTACATGGACGAGAACCGGGATCTCATTTGCTTCAACAACGGGGTGTTTGACCTTAAGAACCTCATCTTCAGACAGGGTATTCCCGACGACAACATGACCATGAGCACGGGGACCAATTACACCGAATACGATCCGAACGAGGAGTACACCAAGAAGGTACTGGACTTTTTCCACCAGATCATGCCCGAAGAGGACATGCGCGACTACCTTCTCACCCTCCTGTCTACGTGTCTGTCCGGGCACGTCCCCGACGAGAAGATATACATTTGGACTGGTTCTGGTGGCAACGGTAAATCGCTGTGCATTCAATTGACACAGCTCGCGCTGGGGGACTATGCCTCGGTCATGCCCATCACCCTCATCACCAACAAGCGCGCCGCCTCCAACGCCGCCACCCCCGAACTCGCTAAAATCAAAGGCAAACGTCTTGCGATCTTCCAAGAGCCAGACAACAACATGCAGATCAATGCGGGTCTGATGAAGGAGCTGACGGGTAACGATAAAATCCAGGCACGCGCCCTGTTCAAGGACCCAATCGAGTTCTTCCCCCAGTTCAAGCCAATTCTTACCTGCAACAGGTTGCCCATCATCCCGTCCACCGATGGTGGCACCTGGCGGCGCATCCGTATTATTCCCTTTGAGATGAAGTTTGTGGACAACCCCATGGAGGACTACGAACGAAAGGTCGATCGCAGCATCAAGGAGAGCCTGGTGCTATGGAAGGACGCATTCTTGTCTATCCTCGTCGAGTACTATAAACGGTACAAGGAACACGGCCTCAAGGAACCCGAAAAGGTGATGGAATTCACTAAACAGTATGAGAGGGACAACGATAAGTTCAAGGTGTTCGTCGACAACATCATCAAACCCGAGGAGAAAACCAATGTCAGTATCGACACCGTGTACAAAGAGTTTATCAAGTGGTACAAGGCCAACAACAACGGCGCTAAGACCGTACCCACCAAGGCAGAGGTCCGATATGAAATCGAAGAGAAGAGCCGGAAACGTTTTGATAACAACGGGGAGCTGCCAAACTACACCATCAGATACTTTGTCGGAAACGACGGTGAGTTCAAACGGGATGAAAATATTGAAACATAAATTATTTAAAAGATAACTTCATACTATATATAGACAAGATGGAATACTGTAAGAACTGTCACGACAGTCTGGAGATAACCCGCAACAACAAACGGAGTGATGCCGATATACAGACCATCGCCACGCCATCAGAGCTGGATAAACTAAAGGTCAAGGAAGATCAACAGTACATGATCAATTTCAATGAGGGGGCGTTGAGGTACTACATCGCAGAAAACCAGTTGAACGAGGCGAAAGAAAAGGAGTTGTTCAAAAAGTTCAACACCATGTTAAAACAACAAAAGGACGTCGCAAAGTTTATCTTCTTGTGCAATAACTGCAACACATCCTACGTCATCCAGCCGGGAACCGTGTTGTACAACATTAGTTTCGACAACAAGAGCTCCACCATCGAGGAGGATGACGCGGATGTCAAAACATCAGACCCCATTCTCCCCCGCACGAAGGATTACGTCTGTCCCAACGGACGCTGCGAAAGCCACAAGGACAAAATTAACAAGGAGGCCGTGTTTTATCGGGTCGGGCATGGGTACCATCTCAAGTACATATGTTGTGTGTGCAAGACGCCCTGGAATGTATAAAAAGTTATTTTTTTAATTAAGAAAATAACTTTTATCTTTTATTCTTACGTGAACCTCGTCTAGGCTTCGACAAGGCTTTCAGGAAACCATCAAAGTCGTAATCGTCTCTTATATTTAAATCTGTAGCAAAAAAGAAGACCATCTTGTTTTTGGGATCGGGACTCTCAGATTCCAGCACCTTGAATGAAGGGTTTATCAATGCAACCAAGTATGGTATGACTTTTTTGTATTTTCCAGGAAGCGTCACCACCTCCGGGGTACACAGTTTTTTGATCAACGAATGTTTTATCGACTCTAGTCCACTGTTGAATATGGTATCGTAAATAAATTTGTTCATGCCTTTATACCAACTAAAGGTGTTACCTTGAAGGCTCCCAATGGGAATGAAGCTGTGCGTTTTTGTTTCGTTATCGGGGTGCACCACCTCGACCTTTCCAGTCTTCAACACATCTGCAGTCAGAGCGAGTTTGTATCTATAACTTTGCTTCAACACGCGATCGTAATAAGGGCCGTAGTCTTTCAGCAGCTCCAGGACTCTCACCTCGTCACTGCTAAAACTTGTCATGTTACAATAACCTTAGATATTTATTAATAATATGGCAGGAGGGACTTGATTCGGGAGCAGTTCTGTGTGTGGATTACATATGCGGACGGAACGCCCCTAAAGTCGCACAGGGGGCATTTCCAGGTGCTCTTGGGACAGGTCGCATTACTGGTGTGCATCCGCATCTCCCTCCTCGTGCCTTTAAAGCCACACTTGCAGTCCGTTTCCATCGGATAGTGTTTGTCCAACAGGTCAATAATATCTTCCTCCACCCGGTAGCTCTTGCGTGCATTCATCGTGGTTGTGTTGATCATCCGGTTACAGATCAGGTGCTTCCGGTGCTGGCGCTCCTCGGGGCGCTTGTTCAGCTCCAACCACTCGCGAATACAATGCAGACACGCGATGCGATTTGATGAGTCGCCGCAATCCTCGCACCATACCTCCTCCGACATCGAAACCGGAATGCTGACCGTGCCTTGGCATATCAGACACGGGTTGCTCATGAACCGATCCGCCGTTGCCTTTTCTATCTGTGCCGTTATGCTTTTCCTCTGGTCCGGCGGCAAGAAAGACAGCATCCCCCTCATGTCAAATGTTTGTGTATTCATTTTTGTTTCTACATACAATAATATTGTCTTCTTTATGTTACTTTATTCAACTTTTTTGAAAACAACAACATAAAATTGAAGGGGTTTTTAACCCCCACCCTTTTTATTGCGCTCCTTTGGAGCACAATAAAAATTGAAAAACAAACATGTTCAACGCATTGTTAGTACTTAAAGATGGCAGAGCAAAAGAGTATCAGTCTATATACAGCTATCAATGTTTCTGACATTGAGGTCTTCTCACAAAAGTACATGGGACAGAACCTCGAGCCAGAGGATAGAGAAACTTTAAGGGTCATGATGGAGGAACACCTTGACAATTATGCTGATATGGTTTTGCTTGAGAACAGCGGATGTATTGGTTTGATTCGTATCTGGGGAAAAGTAAAGGAGATCTTAGGACGACCCATGACGGATACTGAGAAGGAGATCATAAAGGAAAAGTATTTGGATGAACCCATTTGTGGGTACGAACCTATCGAACTCCATCCAATCATCAGCTGGGCACGGACACTTGTTGTGAATAAAAACTTTTAATATATGCGTAAAAGTTAATATGAACACATTAACCTTTATAGGTCATGGCTTTATCTTTTCCCTTTTAGGTATTGTAACGGGGCTCGTTGTGGATAGCTTCTTTTATAGGCTGTACTCAAAGAAGCATCATAATCTAATGTTATTAACAACTCAGATACTTGTCAATGTTTGGATCATGTATGTTTATATAAAGGTTAAGAAAATGAACAAGGGAATTGAAAAGTGGGAGTTTTCTTTGTTAGCGTTATCCTTTCCTAGTTTTTTCTTTAATGTTCAGTTTCATTTTTTCGATCGCATAAGGGAGCTAGTCAAGAGACGCCCTTGATAATGTAAGCCATCTCATAATCTTTTAGTCCATGTACAAGGCTTCTTATTTTAAGTATTTTCTTTGTTTCATCAAAAATAAATTCATTATTCTGGATTTGTTTTAATATATAGACAACGTCATGTTTCTTCATACCGTGAGAAAATTGTTGTTTTATGCCTGTGACGATTTTGCGGAGGTATCGCATCCGTTCGACCATCATGAATACCGCCATTTTTATTTTGTCCTCGGACATACCTTGTTCGTATGCTCTGGATAGTTCTTCATCTATCTTGTTAATTGTGCTTTCCGACAGGTCCAGTTCTTGGATGATTGCTTCTGACATTTTTTACAGTTGGCTAATGATACCAGACCATGTTGATTTTCATTTTTTATAAAACGACTTAAAATTTTACCATATGTATAGTTTTATAGTGACAATCATGGAGACCGTTGCGATTGGTATTGATTTGGGGACGACGTTTAGCTGCGTGGGTGTGTTTCGAAACAACCAGGTAGAGATCATTGCGAATGACCAGGGTAACCGCACGACACCTAGTTTTGTGGCTTTCAAGGATGGCGAGCGTCTTATTGGGGACGCTGCGAAGAACCAAGCGGCGGCGAACCCAAAGAATACAGTCTTTGACGCGAAGCGGCTGATTGGTCGCAAATTTTCCGACCAGGACGTCCAAAATATCCTTAAGCACTTTCCATATACTGTAAAGGGCGATAAAAACGACAATCCTACAATCGAGCTGGGGGACAAGTCCTTCACGCCAGAGGAGATTTCTGCCATGGTGCTTGTGAAGATGAAGGAGACTGCGGAAGCATATCTTGGTCACCCTGTCAAGAAGGCGGTTGTTACTGTGCCAGCTTATTTCAACGATGCACAGCGCCAGGCGACCAAGGACGCGGGGACCATTGCGGGACTGGAGATCCTGCGCATCATCAACGAGCCCACTGCGGCGAGTATTGCCTATGGGTTCGATAAGAAAGCTAAGAAAGAACAACACGTTCTAATTGTAGATGTAGGTGGAGGTACAGCAGATTTCTCACTACTAAGCATCGACGAGGGGATTTTTGAGGTGATTGCCACCAATGGTGATTCATTTCTGGGCGGAGAGAACTTTGACGAGCGGCTAGTGGAGCATTGCATGAGCGAGTTTAAGCGCAAGAACAAGGTGGATATGAGTGGAAATCCCAAGGCGGTGCGTCGTTTGCGGACGGCGTGCGAGCGTGCCAAGCGAATTTTGTCTTCATCTAGTCAAACGACAATTGAGGTGGATGCACTGTACGAGGGGTATGATTTTAATTTGTCTATTTCCAGGGCGCGGTTTGACGAGTTGTGTTCTGACCTGCTGAGGCGATGCATCGATCCCATCGACCAGGTGCTGCGGGATGCCAAGCTGGCGAAGAGCGACGTGGACGAGATTGTGCTGGTGGGCGGTTCCACGCGCATCCCGAAACTGCAGAGCATGCTGCAGGATTACTTCAATGGCAAGGAACTGAACAAGAGCATCAATCCAGACGAGGCTGTGGCGTATGGTGCGGCGGTACAGGCGGCGATCCTCATGGGTAACACCAGCGAAAAGCTGACCGATCTTGTTCTCCTAGATGTCAATCCTTTGTCACTCGGTATCGAAACGGCGGGTGGCATCATGACGCCCATCATCCCGCGGGGCACCACCATCCCCACCAAGAAGGAGCAGGTATTCTCCACTTACTCGGACAACCAACCTGCGGTCACCCTGTGTATCTACGAGGGAGAGCGCCCCATGACCAAGGACAACAATCTGTTGGGCAAGTTTGATCTGACGGGTATTCCTCCCGCACCCCGCGGGGTTCCCAAGATCAAGGTGACGATGGAACTGGATGCCAACGGTATCCTGAATGTGACGGCGGTCGAGGAGGGGACGGGCAAGTCCCAGAACATCGTCATCACCAACGACAGCGGACGTCTGACCAAGGAGGACATCGAACGCATGGTCAAGGAGGCGGAACAGTACAAAAAACAGGATGAAGAAACCAAGGAGAGGATCGAGGCAAAGAACAAACTAGAGAACTACACGTATCAGATCAAGAACACGGTGTCGGATGCAAAGTTCCCTGAGGAGGATAAGAAGGAACTAGAGTCGGTCATCGAGGACACCATCAAGTGGATCGACAGCAACCAACTGGCGAGCAAGGAGGAATTCGAGGCAAAGTTTAAAGAGCTAGAGGACAAATGCATGCCGGTCGTGAGTAAAATGTATCAGCAAGCGGGACAGACTGCTTCCCAGTCTCCTCCAGCACCCACGCCACATGTTGATGAGGTGGATTGATGTTTGGGATAAATAATTTTACTATATATATAATATGGTCAAATTTACCAACAACGATATTTTTCTAGCGAGGTTTCATGGTGAACTCATGCCAGACAAATATGTTAAGATTCCGGATGGAATGCATCTCATTATTCCGTACTGTTGCGGTCAGATTCATTACGAACTCGATGCCAATTATGAACCCCACAATGAAGTCTCCTTCGTGATCAATGAGTGGATAAATTCAGGGGATAACACTTTTGATGTTCGCTTCCCCACATCCCAACACACTAAAACCTACATGATTGCCAGACCGGGATCTACCGTATGCGATAATAAATTATCCATCTCCATTGAACCCCATATGGGCACAGGATTGTATGTCAAAGATGAGTTTTATAGCTATGAAACCCAGAAACAAACTATGTTTGTTAGGCTACCAATTGTTTTTGAAGAGTGCAACAAATGTATATTTGATTATGATATCCCCGAGGATATTGATAAGTTACAACAACAAATAACACAAAACGAACAACTCCATATTCCTGCCTCGGATCCAAGCAAATACACGGACTACAATGACATGGTTAAAAGCATAATGATGCAAGTACATCAAAGCATGGGTCCGGCCGTCGAATGGACTTATGTCCAGATAATTAATAACTTGTACAAGCCTATTTATGAGAAATTACCCGAATACAATGAAGGCAGCATCAAGAAGTCACTGTTTAACTTGATAGTAAATTTAAGTTGGAAAGATTATCAAAACCATATGCAGAAAACAGAAATAAATTATGATCCGGGCTTCAAGGATGAACACTTCCTTTTCATTGTGGATATGGCTAAGTTTATGTCCCACATGGTGTTTAATAAGTATTACCTGGCAAAAGCACCCCGTATCGAGATTAACTTGTATACAGACTTTTTTAAGAATTGGGATGGCTTGACTTATAAGCAGCTATATTTGAGCGACGTCATCCGCTTTATATCCAACCAAAACCCTAACAAAGACGTCCTTATTATCAACAATTCATGTCAAGGCTTCGATAGGAAAGATGACATTTGTCACACCTCTAAGTGCATGCATATGCATCGCAATATATCACGTAACAAGCCATCAACAACAATGTCTTTCCGTTACAATACATCTAGCGACACCAAATGGTGTACTGCTCTGAATTTCATAAAAGTTAATGGTTCGGATAAGTATAAGCAATTTTATAAAATAAACTCAATGTTGCAAACGGTAGTCGATCAAATGCAACCATCATTGGAGTTTTTTGGCGCTTGTATGGTTAACTATATCCATGTTTTCGTTAACTATCTGCACAAGTATGACATTAAGATGTTTGAGTACTTTAAGAGCTTTACGCTAACTTCTAAGAAACAAGCATTGGAACTTACTTTAAAGCCGTTTGTGTACTCGGTATTTAATACATTTATTGAAAAGGCATATGCAGAGCTCGATACAGACAGTAAGAAGAAACGCCTTGATGAAATCATGTTGGCAGAAAACGAGGATCAAAAAACACCCCCTTTCTTGATATTTTAATTGCAACCAATTTAAAAATTTGATAATTATATATATTAACAGTATAGATGAGTCCCAAGAAGATGCCTAAAAACACCAAGGACACAAAAAAATCAAGCAACAAGACCGTCATCATCGATGACGTCCTTGACAGCGAGGCTCCCCCCGCCAGTGAAAGCGAAATCGTCACCTCCGACGTCGAGGAAACCGAGGGTATCGACGATGAGGACATAGAAGAAACCACCTCCTCCGACGAAAACGATGACGTCTACGTCGAAACCGAATCTGATGAAGAAAAGGACTTAAAGGATGGTGATGTTAAACTAGAAGAAGAGTGCGACTATGAATTGGATGAGCAGGTGGTGCCACCTTCCATCGTCAAGAAGGAGCGCACAAAGCGTTCGACCCGCCCGGTGCTGACTTATTACGAACGAGTCAAGGTGTTGTCCGTCCGGGCGGCCCAGATATCGGTGGGGGCAAAGGTGTTTGTCAGCGGTGTGGAGAACCGTTCCCCGTTGGAGATCGCGGAATTGGAGCTGCAACAGGGCTTGATTCCTTTTGTTGTCATACGATCCTTCCCGGACAACACCTACGAGCGGTGGAAGGTGGCAGAGCTGGTGCATTCTGATCTAGCACGCAATGAAACGTTCATATAGTATGGATATAGATGAAGGATGTGAAAAACAGCGTAGATATGTGGATGTTCTCCAAGCGGTTCGCGACGAGGATTACGACATGGTTTCCATACTGTTGCAGTACGACACAGACATCAATGACACGCGCGACGCGGAGGGCAACACCCCGCTTCACCTGGCCGCGGATGGCGGAGACGTGGAGATGGTCGCTCTATTATGCGAATATGGTGCCAACATTTTGATCAGAAATGGCTATGGACGATGTCCTATTCACATGGCTGCCATCAGGGGACACTCTGAAACGTTTGAATATTTGGCCGCCTACAACTCTTCGCCGTTGGAGGAGGATCACGACGGCATGACGTGTTATGATTACGCATGTTTGTATGGTCATCTCGACATTGTTAAATATCTGGTGGAGGAGGTCCTCATTCATCCTACCATGGTGTTCGCGTGCAAGGGCAACCAGGAGGTCGTCATCGAGTACTTGTTGTCTAGAGGGGTCAAACCCACCGTGGCGTGTGTGTATCATGTCGTCGAGCACAACAACACACGCATGTTCGCCAGACTCCTTCAAGATATAGATGATATTTTCCTAACATATGCCGGAATGAGCATCGAAGACATGGTGGTGCAACACAATGCCGTCGATATGATGCCCTTTCTACAAGAAAAAATGAAAGAGAGTGGGTTATTTGACTCCTTCAACAAGATTTATATATAATATATAATATAATGGATAACTTTGTGTATATCATTGTGCATCCCGATGGGACCAAACACAAGGTCGCCGCCGAGAGTGTCATTTGGGAGTTGTATCACAAACTAGCCCGGGTGCCCCATAAAAAGGAGCTGCCCAAGGGGTACAAGGAGTCCTACATTAAAGAATTAAAAAGAAGGATCTCTCTACGTACAGAATACATCCCATTGTTCGATATCCACACCAAGAACATTTACATCATCGAGCCCGATAACCTGTACATCCGCATCGCGAAACACGATTACAGATTACCCGATGAGGCAACTTTAGAGTTGATCAAGAAACAGATCGACAAATACACCACCATCGTGAAGAGCTACAAAAAGGAACCGGTCCCGGTCTATTATAACTATTACCTAGAACAACTCCACAAACACATCAACTTCCTCAACAACTACGAGCTCCCCGTCCTCAGGAACACTTTCTACAAGGTGTTTTTCAACAACAACCCATCCATCCGGGAGCTCACCTCGTGTCGTCGTCCTTCCTTCTTTCCTTCCCTGAGAAACAAACCCTATTATACCAAGACCGAGATGATCAATTTAAGTTTAAATTTGAATCTCAAGATCAACATTGACAACTTGGATCAGGTGTGTGACCAAGTATCAGAAAATGATATCCAGGCAAAGAGCTTGAACGAACACATGTTGTACATCGAGAAAAACAATGCCTCCGCTTTTGTGCAGCTGTACACCTTTGTTGGCTCCTACCACATGAACCGCTACCTACGCTATGCTAGTGAAAGGGATATGCTTTTGGAAAAAAACATATTCCTCATGTGGTCCCTCATCAAAAAGTCCCCTCACTTTCACAAGGATTACTACGTGTTTCGGTTTGTCAACGACGTGGAATACTTTGGCAACATTAAGGTGGGGGACGTATACGAGGAGAAAAGCTTCATGAGCACAACTCGCAATCCCTTTTACAACCCCAAGGACAACATCTTTGGATACAACCTGATCAAAATAAAATTGCCCAAAGACAAACCCGGCATGGCGCTGTCTGTAGAAACCCAGTCGTTCTTTCCGGATGAGGAGGAAATCATACTGGCTCCGGGGAGGCTGCAGCTGGTGTCCATCGACGACAACTTCACCTATCACCACCCCAACGCGGTCGCAGAAAGCCGGATCAACCGCAAGTACGAGTTCATCTATCTGGAGTCGTTTGATACCTCGCCCATTTTGGTGGCCAAAGATTATCCTGCAATTGATAAGAAAATCCCCCTGATTGACTTTTCTACACTCACACTCGATGGGTCAACCATCAAGGAAAAGATCAACGTATTCTTTGATGAAGTCGTGGTAAGGGTGAACGAAATGCGCTATTTTGCTACAAACATCAACAACACAAAGTATTTGTTCCAGGTGTACTATCGCGAGGATGTGCGGGCGTATGACAAATACTTCTTCATTCAAAATTCTGATCACATGTTTTGGGTCCTCCAAGACGAGGAAACCAAGGAGATCATCATGTACGTGGAGATACGGGAGAAGATGAGCGTCAATTTCATATTCAGGTTTATTGGTGGGACATCACCGTTCTCCAATGAGGATCTCCTCATGTTTTTGTCGCGCGTGGCATTGGTGTTCAATATCCAGGAGGTCTTCATTCACGACGACTATGTGTCTTATGAAGACATTGCTAACACCATTCTGCAGAGCAAACAATTTTCTAAGGACAACCTCGAGAACCCGGACGTTCAGATCCAACACCTGTTCACGGCAAAATACAAGTTCTATCCCCGTGACGTCATCAACTACGTCATCAGCAAAGGCAACTACATCCCCACCAACATCGACAAAACTTACATCCCCCGTTTCTTATTGGACTCCACACAACCCTTCTTTAAAAAAGACGAAATCGACGAACTCGCAAAAACAAAAGCCATGGACGTCCTTAACACCAGTGAAAACAACCTCATCACAAAACTGTATTTTAAGTTCTCAAAGGAGTTTGGTCTGACAAGCGCCCTCGACTTTTATCTTTACCTGCATTACAACTACTTTTACTTTATAAGGATTTATAACAAGTACCTCAAAAAGTACTACGAGCGACTCTTGCGGCCTCCTAACATATGGGACGCAACCTTTTACATCTTTCAGCCGATGAAGTACCTATATTCCAAGGGTATCATCCACACGCCGCCCCAGGACACGTCCTACGAACACATTGACGACCGGAAAAAATCCAGCATTATCAAGAAGATCCGCCAGGAAGTTGGTCCTTTATAAAATTGATAAATATTAATATCTAATGTCTATCAATACCCAACCCGACACCATGCAATCTATGAACCTGCGTGGCCTCCTGAAAGGCCGATGTATCCATGTTGTGAAGTCGCCTCATTCCGTACTCGTTAAGGTAAGCCCCATCATCCAACACACACCATCGCACCAAATGGACTACTATGAGGACCTCATCCAGAGGAGCAGCGGGGCGGCTATCGTCAGGGAGGCTCTCATGCTGTCATCCCTGTACGGCGCCACCATCACCCTCGAACTGTATCCGCAAAATAATAATGTTAATGATAATTAATGAAAGTCCTCCTCATCCTTCCCACTCAGTTGTTTAAAGAGAACCCACTCATCAAATTGGTTGATAAAGTGTACCTCGTGGAAGAACCCTTTTACTTTACCCGGTATGCCTTTCATAAGATGAAGCTTACATATCATCGCGCCACCATGAAACACTATTACGACCACATCGGGGCGAACAAGTACGTCGAGTTCGACAAGGTACATTACCCGACCATTTTCAAGAACGTGTCAGAGGTATATCTGTACGATCCCGTGGATACCCCCGTTTTGGACACTATCTATAAACACGCCAAGGACATTGAGGTCCGTGTGTATGATACACCCGCCTTCATGGAAACTCGCGAGGATCTAGAGGAGTACCGCAACAAACACACCAACAAGAAGAACTACTTTCACGACGCATCTTTTTATCGCTACCAGAGGCGCCGTCTGAATGTGTTGATGAACGGAGACAAACCCGTCGGCGGGAAATGGTCGTACGACAAGGAGAATCGAAACCCTTACGACGATGCCTACGAGGAACCCGCGCCTAAAACCTACGACGACAAATACATTAAAGAAGCCAGATCTTATGTCAACGCGCGGTTTCCCAAGAACTTCGGCACCAACGACGTCATGTACTATCCGGTTACCTTCAAGGACGCCGAACAACACCTTAAAAAGTTCCTCAAACACAACATACATCTTTTTGGAAAATATCAAGATGGTGTGCGCAGTGATGTCGTGTTCGGTACCCACTCAATCTTGTCCCCCATGTTGAACATTGGTTTATTGACGCCAGGACACGTTTTGAGTGAGACTATGAAACATTATGACAAGAAACACATCGCGGCGTACGAGGCGTTCATCCGGCAGTTAATAGGCTGGCGCAGCTTCATGCGGTTCGTCTACGTCTACCACGGCAAGGACATGTTGAAGATGAACTACCTCCACCACCAAAACAAAGTAACCAAGGCTTGGTACGAAGCTACTACCGGCATTCCCACTGTCGACAGCCTCATTGCAAAAGTCAAACAATACGCCTACCTGCACCACATCGAACGCCTGATGTACATGGGTAACTTTGCCTTATTGACCCTCATTCACCCCAAGGAAGTGTATAAATGGTTCATGATATGCTTCATCGACGCCTATGAGTGGGTCATGGTTCCAAACGTCATGGGCATGTCGCAGTACTCTTTGAAGGGGATCAGCATGATGACCCGTCCGTACTTCAGTTCATCAAACTATATCACGAAAATGAGCGACTATGATAAAGACGATACGTGGGACGCTTTATATTATCATTTTATCAGCAAACATGAAAAGGTATTAAGCAAGATATATGCAACTGCCATGCAAGTGAAGCATTGGGTCCGGATGTCGGGCGAGATGAAAAAAGGGTTATTGGGACGTGCAAAAAGGTATTTAAATTATACGTTTTAAAGGAATGATGGATTATAGTTGTTATTATATATGAGTGATTCGGAGACGGATACAACGGCTACATCCGAGAGCAGCGATTATGTGGACGATGATATCAATGATCATTTTCAGGGGATGACGCTGAATGGCAAGTACATTTTATTGCACAAGATCGGGTACGGGGCGTTCTCCACGGTCTGGCTGGCGTACCACATTCTGGACCCGAACAAGGTGTTTTATTACGCCATCAAGATACAAAATCCAGAAGATCACGAGGATGCCATGGTGGAGGTACGCACAATGACCCGTCTCAAGCGCTTCGATTGTCCGTTCATCTTACAATTGAAGGATCACTTCGAGTTCAACCCACCGGATAACAAAGAAAAAACGCCTTCCGTTTGCATGGTCTTCGATCTCATGGCATGTTCCCTCTATCAGTTGATACGGAAAGGCAAGTACACCGACGGCCTGCCGGCCAAGATCGTCCTGCGCATCGCTCATCAGGTGCTCACCGCCCTCAAACACATGCACGACAACAAATTGGTCCATACCGATATCAAGCCCGAAAACCTCCTCATCAAGGGCAGGGACGCCCGCATCCAACAAGTCATCGACAAAGTGGACCAGCTGGGACTGTACGACCTGTATCAAAGGTTGGTCGAGGAGGAAAAGGTGCGACAAAACTGCCCGTCCCCCAACAAGGACCGTCTGAAGAAAATCAAAAAAGTTGCACAGGAAGCACTACGGAAAAGAGTCGTGGAGCTGATGGAACCCATCACAGACGCCATCATCGACAGCTCGGAGAAGGTGGTGGATGTCGAACATATCGAGACCGTGCTGTCTGATTTTGGGACTGTGTACGAGGTGGATGAATTAGAACCAGACAGCTGCATCCAAACGAGGTACTACATGTCCCCCGAGGTGATCCTGCAATGCGGATGTGACCAAAGGTGTGATTTATGGTCGGTGGGCTGCATGTTGTACGAGTTGCTCACGGGGGACATCCTGTTTGATCCGGAAAAGGACCGGGAGAGGAGTCGCGACTTCCATCACATCTATTGGATCAACCAGGTGTGCGGCGACTTTCCAGAGGGCATGATTCAGAGGAGTAAAAAAAGGAGAGAATTCTTCGATAAAAAGGGAAAAATCCTAGGTAAGAGACCTGAAAGGTTCCCTCTGAGGGAAATTATACAAGAATACTGTGTTCATGACAAACATACGACCGAGCTAGAAGTTCTTATGGAAATAATATGTTCTCTCCTGCGCATATCTCCTCGCGAGCGGCCAACCATTAACGATACTCTTCAAAAGATAACACCCTTATTATAACATACTCTCAAAATTTATCCCGGATGATTGACTCAAAACAGGCTCTATGCAGCGTTTCTTTGTGGGCTTTACAGGAGATGATGTGGGTGTGATCATCGGCGAAGAGGGATGTCTTACGGGGGATGACATGTAGTTATCACCAACTGTACCAGATACAGGCTGTTTAACGTAATCACCAACTGTACCAGATACAGGCTGTTTAACGTAATCACCAACTGTACCGGATACAGGCTGTTTACACTTATCGCAAAGACAGTGACATCCATTATGTATATCTTCGCGTCTTCCTGAGGTTACTCCTTCTAATTTACTGGCATCCTTGGCATCAAATTTGCTGACATCACTCTCACAGCTCATTGTTGTCTCCATTGGACATATACATATCATGTATATGGTGTCACATACAGTATCCTTTTTCAATTTTTTGCAGCAAAGACGCAGCTATCTGTAAAGTTTTTTTTCATCCAAGGGAAATACGATTTATAGATTTGTACATGGTATATATACATATCTATCAAAATGAAGGTGTATTGTGATGGCTCGTGTCTGAATAACGGAAAAAAGTCCAGCAGGGGCGGCATCGGGGTGTTCTTTGGGGACGGCGACCCACGAAACGTCTCCGAGAGGCTGACGTGCGACAAGGTCACCAACCAGGTGGCCGAACTGACCGCCATCGAGCGGTGTCTCGACATCCTCATCCAGGAGCAGTTCAGAGGCATCGCTTACATCTACAGCGACAGCAAGTACGCCGTCCAGATATTCACCTCATGGATCCAAGACTGGGAGAAGAATGGTTGGAAACGCAAGACGGGATCCATTGAGAACCTTGACTTGATTCGACAGATACACGACAAAACGAAACAAGTGACCGTTATCTTCAAGCACTGTCGGAGTCATCAGCGGGAGCCGGCCAGGGACAGCGATGAGTACGAGGTGTGGTACGGCAACCACCAGGCCGATCGCCTTGCCACCAGCGCAAGCGCCTAATTATTTACGACCAGCTTTACCCCCTTGCTGGTCTCTTTGTAACCATGGATGGTCAATTCTTTTGAATCTATCTTGTCGTGGCACTTTGTACACAGCACCACGAGATTGCTCTTATGATTCTTATGTTTATAGGGTTTTTTTAAGAGAAAGCCATCTTGATCCGTGTCCTTTTGGAACTCGATGTGGTGTGTTTCCAGGGGGATTTCGTTCTTTTTGGGTTTGTGGCCACATGATGCACACTTGTCCATGATCAGCTTGGCATTGTACCGACTGGTCTTGTCGCCAACGAAGGTGTACACCCCGATGTTCTTGGTTATGTCATTGGTGGTTTTCAGGAAGCGGGCGTCGTCGATCATGTATTTCGCGACAGTCAACCCGTAAAACGAACACCCGTGTCCAGGTCGCAGACTGCGGTCGTACACCAGTTCGTTTTTGGTGTCGTCAAATTCCACATGAAGGTGATACATTCGGACGTTGTCGATGTCCCTCCACGTGTCCAAATCCACCAGTTCGTGGAGGTGGGTGGCGGTAATAAAGGATGTCCTTGACTTGGACAGGATGTGGATCATGCTCATCACGATGATCAGCGCGGACTGGTGTTCGGTCCCACTGGCGATCTCGTCCGCGATGACCAAGGTGTTCACCCCCGAACGTTTCAGGATGGCTTGCAGTTCCACGAGTTCCAGGGTAAAGGAAGACAATCCCTTGAACAGGTTGTCGCTGCCAGAGATGCGCGTGAACATGGAGTGATAGGGGGAGTATGTATACTTTGTCGCCGGGACGTAATACCCGATCTGGGCCATAATCACGCTGATGCCCACAGCTTTCTGCAGCGTTGACTTGCCCGCCGAATTCAACCCAAACAACAAGACACCATCCTGGTTTTCTACACCAAGGCTAATGTCGACAGGTATGTACTCCGTCTCCGTGTTAATACGTTCAACAATCGGGTGTCTCAGCTGTTCCGCTTCGATGAACGATTTATCTGATTCATGTAGTGTCGGTCGCACGTAGCGGTACATGTCCGCCACCTTGGCTCCGCTCTTGAGAAAGTCCAGCAGGGATACTACCTGTGTGATCTCGTACATCGTCCGGCCGTAATCGTCAACCAGCTTTGACAGATATTTTTCATACAGCTGTTTCACCTTTGTCTTCAACCTCATGGTTAAAGCAATGATACGATCCGAGTTTTTATCCATCTCCGGCAAAAAGATCTTAGTGTAGCCCGCCTTACCGGTCGCGTGTTTGAATGTTAATTTTGAAGTCTTCAGTTTATGCACGTGGCTCCCGATCTTGACCTCTATCTCCGTCATTTTGCTCAACTCTTTCTCCAGTACATCAGCCCGCCGTTTGGTCAGTGTCAAAAAGTGTCCATCCCTTTCCGTATCCTCCACCTTGATGCTCATTTCCTTTTCCTTCAGTATCTCGTTCAACTTGACCGCCAAGACAACCATAAATTTCGTACAAGAATCGATCTCGGCCTGTATGTCGTCCAGTTCGGGGTGGACTCCTTCCTTGAATATGTTATTTGTGATGTCGTTAATGAGATGGTTTTGTAGTTCCTCATATACAAGGGTGTTATCAATGTCGTTTAACATGGATCGCTGTTTTTGTTTTATGATAGCCATGTCATAGCCAAAGAAGTTGTCCAAGAGTCCCAAGATGTCACACAAGGTATTCTGATACTTGATCCAGGTGTGCATCTCCATAGGGTGCAGGTTTTGGATCTTCATCTTCCTCTCCAAGCGCTCGGTGTCCCCCACCTCTTTCAACAGTTCGTCGTATTGTTTATAGGTTTTATTTGACACAAGGCCATGGATGAACTCGTAGCGTTGGGTTAGTTGGATGGCGTCGGTCAGGGGCTTCACCAAGGCATTCTTCAAAAAACGCCGCCCCATGGGTGTCGAGGTGGCGTCTATGACGTCAAACAACGATTTAATGCCGCCACTAACATACTTATCGTCAAACACGTTCAGCTGCTTGCACGCGTTGTTACCAATGTGTAGGTATATTTGTTCCGCGTAGGACTCGGGGGGCTCCAGTTTATTGACTATGTTTTTGTTATGATCAATAGCATACTTCAACAGGAAGACAAACGCGTTGCGCCCATATTCGCTCTCCAGATTGAGCTGTTCGCAGATAGAGGTATACAAGGGGTTATGAGTGTAAATGTTTTGCAGCATGTGTTCTTGAAACGCTAGGTTCGTTATGATCTTATTTCCGGGCTCCTTCTTCAGCTCTTCTAGAGTCTTGATGTAATGGGTCTTGTCACGGAGTTCCAGGTAGGTGACCAGATCGGCTTCTTTCATGCTCGTTAACTTGTGTGTGATCACCTGGGTTTCCAATACAGGGTACGATTGGATGAACTTGATGGCCTCATCCAATGCAACCTTGTCATCGCCCACGTTGGAGTGCATCTCGTGGACCATGCTCTTTCCCGTCGTCAGGTCCAGGATGGACATCCCAACGGATATCAACCGCTTGGAGGAGCGGTGCGCAGGGTTTTCCTCCAAGTACAGCGACAGCACATACTTGTTGTCCGATGAGACGGACTCAGAGTCAGGCTCTATGTAGGTCCCCGGCGAATAAATGCCCGTGATCTCTCGCTTGGGGTTGGGCGGCGGTGTGGTCTGTTCAATCAATACGATCGTGAACCCGTTGTCCATCAACACCTTCATGTACTTGCCTATCACAGGCACCGGAAACCCTAGCATGTACGGGTTCTTCCTGTCCACCGTCGGAATGGACTTGTTCTTTTTCGATAAAATTACATTTAGCAACGACGAGATCTTGGACAATTCGTAACCGTCCTCCATGGTCTGATACGCCTCAAAAAAAGAACCCACCTGCATCAACACCAATGTCTTTGTCCCATACTGTCCCTCGTACCGCGTCTGATACTCAAAGTAATCGTCTATCAAATTCGAGCACGACGCTTTCTTCATTTTTATTACCTAATAATAAAAACAAGTCATTTGTTTAAGTAAATTAAAAATAAAATTTATTAATTTAAAGTAAATGTAAAAATAATTATTGTTAATTTAAAAATGGCGTGAGAGGCGGTGTTTAATTTTGCGGTAAATGGAACGTTTAATAAAGTCATTGTGGGTATTCTTCATGTCATACCAGTTAAGGGAGTACTCAATTGCGAGCTTGGTGAGTAGCATTTCCAGGTCGTACTTTGAGAAGACACGATCCAGGATGTAGTCAATCTTCTTTTGACGATCCGAGGTGGTGTTGTTCTTCTCAAAGTCCCCGTGGTTGTGGACGATGAAGGCGTTACCGTTTTCCACCTTGATATAACGCAGCAGCTTCTCCATGGAGCTATCTAACCATATTTCCCGCAGCTTCTTGTAAAAGTGCTCGACCACGCTTCGGTGCAGCTCGGGGTCGTCGTTGGGGTTGAAATACTGGCGGGCTTTGAGGAAGCCGTTGGACAGGGAAGGAAACACAATGTTATCTGGCTTGATAAAAGGGGCGATGCCAATTGGCGTGAAGGGGGCGATCTTCGGCACGACATCCGGAACGACCACCATCTGATTACCAATAAAGAATGAGTTACCGCCATTCATATTTTTTCTGCTCGTCATCTATATGAAATTAAGAAAGATATTATTTCTGAAACACCAATTTCTTAATTATTTTATGGTAAGACTTTCTGGAATGGTAACTCAGTCTGGACCCTAAATGTTGTTTGGCAACGCCCTGTAATGCCCGTTGGAGTTTGTTATCAGAAATATCGTTAAAGATGTCCTTGTAGGCAGTCATCAAGAGTTCAAACTGTTCGGGGTCGTCAAAGGTGTCCTTGGTTAGTAGGCCATCCCAAACCATATCCATGACTCGGGTCACCGTATCTTCGTCCAGCGATTTGGCCGACTTTGTCCATTGTACCAGATCACCCAGGTTCAAAATGTTGTACGCTCCCGCTAGAAACACCTGTGGAGAGAAGTAGGATATCGATTCCACTTTATTGGGTTGTTTTGTTTTTGCTGCGAGCACAATGTTGCCTCGACTGATGTGCGGAGTGGTTGAACATGCGGCTTCACTCGATGTGAACCTTAACATGTAACGGGGGTGGAAAAACGTGGTGTGTGGTGGTTTCACATCGTCTACACATTTGCTCATTATCTGTATTACAATATAAATAATATATTATTTTATTATATATGAATTACAACACGAAAAACCCGTCTCTCGTTCTGGTCAAGGCGGAGTGGTGCGGTCACTGTAGAAACTTCAAACCCGTATGGGAACAACTGCAGCACAAGATACCGCAGGACAAGATGAATGTCGTTACCCTGGACAGCGAGGCTGACAAACAGTTCATCTCTCGCATCAAGACCCTGAACGGCTTTCCTAGTTTGTACTTTGTGCCGCCCAAGGGAAAAGGCACCGCTATGATGTACGGCGGCTCCCGTGACTTTGTCTCCGTGGTTGATTACGTAAACGCCGCATTGGGACACGAACTGATAAAAATTTGATAAAAGCATATAAATAAAAACCCGCCCTCTTTATATAACCATGGACAACCAATATCCCTTCACGGTGTACCGTGTCCCGGACGACCAGGGCGACGACATCAAAGATCACATCAAGAAGGACGCATCCATCGTGCTTTCGCCATTCGTGGCCGAACCCAAGTTGGAGTATGGATTCTACTACTTTATCCACCGGTCCAAAGATAAGACCAGCATCCAGCGCGACCCGCGGTTCCGTAACAAGTACCACATCACCAACCCATTCGAACACACCGTTCCAGATTATGAAAAAGACATCCAGAGGAGCACCGAAACCTACTTTAAACTAGATAAGAACGGGGTCATCTCTCGCGCCTTTTACAAGTTCTGGGAAGTGCTCATGGCCTTTGACGTCGTCCCCGAGTCGGGCAGCATCAAGACCTCACACATTGCTGAGGCTCCGGGTGGCTTCATCCAAGCCCTCTCCGCTTATCGTACCAAGTTTTTCAAGGCTAGTGACGTGTCCAAAGACAGTTACAGCACCATCTCAATCCGCTCCGAAGACACCAAAAACGTCCCCTCCTTCAAGAACACCGCGCTGGACAAAGTCAAACGACTGACGGTGGCTAACATTGATAATTGTGACATCATGAAAAAGTCCATCCAGGACAGGTACGTCAAGGAAACGGGGTTGGTGGATTTGGTGACCGCCGATGGCGGGTTCATGTGGAAGGACGAAAATTACCAGGAGCAAGAAGCCTACAAGCTCATCATGGCCGAAATCGTGTTGGCACTGAAATTACAGAAAAAATCTGGATGCTTCGTCATTAAGATATTCGACACCTTCACCGACGTCACCCTCAAGATGATCGCCATCTTGCGGACCTACTACAAGAGCGTCCATGTTTTCATCCCCTTGACAAGCCGGCCCTCTAACAGCGAGAAGTATCTGATCTGCCAGGGCTTTCAGGGTATTACGCCCAAGGAGGTTGACAACCTGGAAAAGATTATGACCCAGATGACCGAAGACTGCGACAAGACCGACAAGCGGTACACAGTTGATATCTTGCCTTCATACAATCTAGGTAATGAACTTAAGGCCATGAACAAGACTATTGGGGTGTATGTCGTCAATGAACAGTTCAAGAGCATCAACATCATGATCTCTTATCTGGAAAAGGGGGTGTTCTTCGGGGATGACTACCACCGCTTCCGTGACGACCAGATCCGGGCCAATGAATACTGGCTGTCCATGTTCTATCCGTCGACCCCGTCCGACCTCAAGTCGCACCGCAAGAAAATCGCCAACAAAATCAAAGAGGCCGTCCAAGACGCCGATGATAAGGTAGAGAAATTAATGGCTGCTATTTCCGGTTGATTTTGGGGTACACAAATTTAGTGGCCAGCTGCTCCCCAAGATCCTTCTCTACTTCCAGCCTCGGCTTCCCCCCTTCTATTGCCTCCAATCCTTGAAGCATTTGTTCAAGGAAAACAAGGTCCTTCTCATCAATTATCATGTTGAAAAGGGTCTCAAAGTCCTCGCAAAATGACGGGAATATTTTCTTTAAATGCTCCTTATAACAATCGTATCCCTTCTTACGCTTAAGTCTCTGCATCTCCTCGGTCTTCACAAACGCTTGGATCATCTTGGCCGTGCTACGGATCACCTCGATTTCCGCTAGTCCACTCATCTATATTCTTGCTTATATTTTAATTCTCCTAAAAAAACGCGACATGTTGAATCGTGGATGGGGGACCGGATCGTCCGGACACTCGTGCACAAACTCGGCAGTATCCAAGTCTTTGTACAAGGGGTTATCCTCTTTTACTTCCTTTTCCCACGTCTTGTTCTCCTTCAACCCAAGGGGAATGACAATGTACTTGTCCCGTAGTTGTTCTATTTCTATGAACCTGGGTGTGGCGACGCGGTAGTGACCCCCTGTTTCGATAATGAACAGGTTGTCCTTACAGCTCTGCAGCGTGTCCTCCAGATAGTATACCTTGTAGATCTTGTTGATATCGTTGTACATCCAGATGTTGCAGTCCAAGTACCCCGACAGAAACAATATCAATTCGTTGTTAACGGCGTCATTCTTTATCAGGCTTATCATTTTCCTCCTGTTGATGTTCCTATTCATTGTACTATTTGTTAGAAACCTCAACACTTCATCGTACGTTTTTCTCTTGCTGCTCAATATACACTCCAACAGCTTTTCGCTCTTGGAGGCTCCCATATCAAATAATTCCGCTAAATCATTTGATACCGTGATGTTGTTATTTTCCTTGTAGTCCGGAACCAATGCATTGATGATATCCGTCAGGGTTATCATTTTGATATTTTTATTATTATATTTGTCTTTAAATTAACTGTTTTATCAACTTTTCACATCATCCTGAAAATGTAGTAGCGATGCATGGCGGAGTACCTGTGCAGGCTCGCAATGAGTGGGTCTTTCATGTTGTAAAACGGAGCACAGTCTCTCAGCGTCTTCTTCGTCCGGTCCAGCGACTCGAACTGGTAAATGTCCTCGAAAAAGTGCCGGTGCGTCTCTTTGAAGCTGCCGAACGTTTCGGATTCGATCAACTTAAGACCGCAAGTAGTCTCAAGTTCGGCGATCACAAATCCGGGTTCCACTAGATACTCTGGAATATACACGCCCTCATTGGAGATCCAGCTCATGTGCACATTGATGGGGAGTCCCGTCGTCTTGAAGTTCTTCGTGTTGTCCGGATACAACCGAATGATTTCAAACAACAGGTTCTGTTTCCCTTCCTCCGTCGTGTAGTGCTCCGTGATTTTAGTCGTGTTGTTGAACTGCTTGTGCACCAGGTTTGCGTCCAGCGTGGTGAACAGAAAGTACCCACCCTTGCGGAGATGCTTCTTGATGGTGTTCTTGAAGTTGCCCCAGGTGGTGTCATCCTTCAAAAAGTAATGCAAGGCCAACTGACAGTTGACGATGTCGAACTGCTTGATGTCCTTGGAATCGCTGTTTTCGCCAAAGTACTCTATCATCTGGCTCCGATTCTGTTCTATCGTCTTGCCGTACTTGGTGTATTGCTCGTTGTACCCTAGCGGCAACGACGCATCCGCCACGAAAAACTGCATCTTGGGGGCGTCGGGCTTGGTCCTCCTCAGGTCGCTGTAGCGTTTCTTCGCCCCGTCCACCACCGAGTTGATGCCGTGTTCGTCCTCGTCCACACCCACGTAATACGCAACTCGAGCGTGATAGAACTTGTCGATGTCTCCGCCCTTGCCACACGCAATGTCCAACACCGAATACTTCTTCCCAAACTTCGCCTTGCAGTACGTGTTGATCATACATGTCTTCAAATAATTGTGAAACTTTCGCATCGTCTTGGGCACTTCCTTTGTCACTTCCTGGTAGTAGGCATCCTCCTTTCGCTTGATCAACAACGCGTCGTCCTTGACTTTAGTTCGCAGTAGTTTCATATGAGTATCATGGGTTTTGGGGTCGCCAAGCAGGTCAATGTCCGTTGCCTCGATGGGATCCATCATGCTCCGCCAGATGCTGTCCGCGATGAACTCGTTGTTGCCATACTTTCGCTTCACGCTCTGCACCATCTCCGTCTTGTCAAAACGCGTCCTCAACGGCACCCACCGAAAGTTCTTCTCCAGGCTCAAATCGTTGTTATACGCAAACTCAACCACCGTCTTGTCTTGAATCATTTTGCCCTCTATATCCCGAATCTCCCCACGATCCACGTACAGTTTGGCTATGTAGTTGTCCTTGTCCTTTTGGAACAATACCGGGAACTCTCGGGAATTATCCTTCCGACCCACGAACAGCTTTAGAATACGATACACCTTCTGTTGAGTACGGACTTCTGCCGTCTTCTCTTCCAATGCTGTGTCATCCTCTCCTGTCGTCATTTCGTCCACCGTGTTGTCGTACACGTTTATGATCTGCCCCGTCTCCGGATCCTTCTCGAACTCTACGTAGAAATCGATCGAGTTCTTGCTCCCCGGTTTCCACTTGTAGATCGGGTGGATAATCTCCTTGTTCTGTACCGTGTACTTTTGTAGTGTTGATGTGTAGATCAGACCATCTAGTGTGTATGGACACGCAAACTCCTTGTCCGATGTGTACAACCGCCACATCAAAGAACTCCCCGTAAAAATCGTCGTCTTCTTGTCGTCCGGCATCATGAAATACTTTCCCATGATCACATGCTGCTTTGTCCTCTCCAGTTTCGCGTTCAAGTCCTTCATGAACTCTCGTAATGTCTTTTCGTGGTTTTTGGCGTTGGGTACTACTTTTTGATCAAACACCTTGGTCATTATGTCATACATCTTATCCAAACGCGCCTGCAGATTGACCTCGTTTCTGATGTCCAGCCCCTTGTAGAACATCATGTCAAATGATAAAAACAAATACTTGTTGGCTTCTGGGAGGTAGATGTACTCTCCGTCTAGGATGCTGTCTTCCCAATCTTGGAACCTCTTGTTTGAATCGATTTTCTTCACAGCCATGTTGGTCGATATGAGATACACATTGGAATGTTTTACGAACAAAAAGTTGCGTTCCCCGTCCGCCTTATCCGTCACCGAATAATTGGTCGGGATTGAGTCAACTATCTGTGTTAATTCAAGGGATCTCACCTGCATCCCTGGCAGATCCGACTTTATAGTGCCGTCACCTATCATGATCTTCTTCAGCTCCGACACCACGCCATCCGCCTCCTCCTTGCCAATCACCTGCCACGACCCTTGCAGGATCTTGTTCATCAGCGTTACCTCCTTCTCCAGCATGGTATAATACTTTTGTACGCTCTTCTCATTGATTTTTGCCTTTACCATCAGTTCCACCTCCGCCTCGAATTTAGGCTGCACTTTCGGCAACATCTGGATCTTGTTGCTCTGTTGCACCTTGGTGATGTCCGTTCTCAGCGTCACGAACTCGTCGTCGTGGATGATCAACGACAGCCGCTCCTTGAACCGGTAAGTTATGTACTCCTTCTCCGTGTTCTGTAATTGTAGCAACTTTTTAACCTCAGATTCCGCTATTTCCTCCTCTTTTGAGTTTCGGATGCGGAGCGACAAATCTGGCACGTCGACAATGTCCTTCTTGGTCCTCGTCTTGGTCATGCCCACTATGTTTGCGTCGTTCCTGGACTTGTTCAACAAAATGGCAAACACCACATGGTTTTCGCGGAGGCTCACGCTATTCAACGCATCGTTGATGTGCTTTAAACCATACACTGACACTCGATGACTGGACAGGCGTTCATGGTCGTAATTGTAGGCCACATCCAGCGATATCTCCGTGGTCACCTTGAGGTCTTGCTCCTTATGCCGCTTGCCATGGGTTTCCAACAGACTGACATATTCTTTCAGAGTCATAGGTTTCTTATGGCTGAGAGACACCTCAATCTCCATACCCTTGGACGCATCTTTGATGAAGCCGATACAATCCGTTAACGCCATCTTTCCTATTATATATATACTTTACATTTATATCCTTTTGGATTATCAAAATTTTTGACAATCATAAACCATTATAAAGATGTCCCTTGTATGGCTTGTTATGAGATGAAGACAAACGGCGCAAACTTTATTCTGGCGGTTGACAAGCATTTTGGCATCGCCAAAGATGGAGTCTTACCATGGAATATTAAAGAGGACATGAAATACTTTCGAGACGTCACCATGGGTCACGTCGTGGTCATGGGGTACAATACATGGCTATCTATAGGTAAGAAAATACTACCTGGTCGGTTCAATGTCATCATCAACACCAATGTGACAGAAACTTTATACGGCAACAACCATATTCAGTGTGGATATGGCGTCGCTTATAGCATCGTCGATAAGTATGTCATGGACGGTAAGCAAGTATTCATTATTGGTGGCGATAAGACATTTAACAGTTTCCTTGACCGAATCAATAAGGTGTATCTAACTCTCATCGATAAGGATTACAAATGTGATACCTTTGCAACCTTCTTCGAAAAGATGTCCAATAATTACAAACTGACGGACTATTCGGAGGAACGCCAAGAGCACTCGCCTCGACGCCCGGCAAGCGAACACTATTCAGAGGAGGAGGGCTGCAAGTTCCGGTTCCTCAAGTACGAACAAACCGATAAGAAACACGACGAGCATCAGTATTTGGAGCTGTTGAAGGATATCCTCGCCAATGGCCGCAGTCGCGATGACAGAACGGGCACCGGTACCATCGGTGTGTTCGGGCGCCAAATGCGGTTTGACATCTCCGAGTACCTCCCGCTGTTGACGACCAAGTTCGTTGGTTTCAAGTCGGTCGTTAAAGAACTTTTATGGTTCCTCCGTGGCGAGACAGATTCAAAATCATTAGAGGAAGGTGGGGTGAGAATATGGAAGGGAAACAGTTCCAAGGAGTTCATCGACAAGTGTGGATTGGATTATCGCGAGGGCGACATCGGTCCCATGTACGGCTTCCAATGGCTGCACTTCGGGGCAGAATACAAGGGATGCGATGCCGATTACACCAACCAAGGCATTAACCAATTGGACGAAGTGATCAAGCTTCTAAAAGAAGACCCCTACAGTCGTCGCATCATGATGACCACTTATAATGTCAATGACAGACACAAAGGAGTGTTGTATCCCTGTCACGGAATCGTCGTCCAGTTTTATGTGGAGGATATCGATGAAAAGAAACACCTGTCGTGTCACATGTATCAACGCAGTATGGATAGCTTCCTTGGCGCTCCATACAATATTGCAAGCTATGCAACACTCACCTACATCATCGCTCTAAAAGTAGACATGGTACCATATGAATTAATCATATCTATGGGCGACACCCATATTTACAAAAACCATATCGAACAGTGCCAAATCCAGATAAAAAGACACCCTTACCCCAGCCCAAAACTAGAAATCAATCCAGAGGTGAATACCAAAGAGTGGAAAGATATCACGGTGGATGACTTTAAGCTAGTCGGATACCTGCATCACCAGGCTATTAAGGCGGATATGAGCGTTTAGATTTCTCATATCGCACGACACGCGAACGTTTAGAAGAATCTAATCGCACGACACGCGAGCGTTGAAATTTAAGTTTCACACAAACAATGCCGCCATCGCTCGTTCCATATAATGCCCCACTTCAGAATTAGAGTGCTGTGACAATTCTTCATGTACGTTAATATATGTCTGTAAGGGAATCTTCCGGATTCTTTCTCTTGTTGCTACCAATACTCCACAATACCAGACCATAGGGATATTTTTAATAGAAAAATGATGTTCAAACCACTTGCCGAAAGGTCTGATTGCCGACCTATGTATAGTGTCTTGCGTTGTTTCGGCGTTGTTCGCATCTCTGGACTTCCAATAATCTATTTCAAAATTATAAAGGGAAGGCAATAGGTTTCCCGCCAAAGGGAGGTGAAACAACGCATCCACCGCCTCTCTGCACTCTAATGCAACATTGGCAAACCTCAACGCTTTGTCGTATTTTTCTTTTAATGGTACTGAGCCCGGCAGGAACAACACCACATCCGGAAGATTGTCGTAGTTGGTTATAATATAAGTGAGGTATGAATGATAGTCACGTCCAACATTCGGCAATTTGATGGTCCTATGTTTTGTGCTATGTTTGCTCCCTTTTTCGTAAATAACTATCGGGAATTTATTAAATGGATAACTGTCCAACCACTCTATGTCCTCATTGTACCTGGCAACCACTAGTTCTCTGCTGTAAGGTGTTGTTGTACATTGATAACGCATTTGTAGTAATATACATAGTGTCATGACCACTAGAACACATAGTAGGACTGTTGCAAGTCGCATATATATTAAACGCATAAAATTTTTGAAAAAAAATCGCTATGTATCTTTACAAACTAGATATACAAAATGACCCCTTATCACGACTTTCAAAGTCGCCATAAGGATGCATGCAACAAAATGTTACTAGAGATGTGTCAATTCCATCTGTCTAATATAAATATGATTGCTCTTGATGGCTACTTGCTTCAAACAACTAAAACATTTTATCCATATGTAAACAAACTCCGTGTTGTTGAAGTTGATAAAGATGTTGTAGAAAAAATGGATTGGATAATCTTTATTAACGAGTACTATAATCGCGTTAGGGTGACACATTCCTTACTTTCATCTTTCTTGGACAACCCCAAAAATGATATTTTAATAGGTAACTGCAATGTCCTTTTCATGGATACCATGAATACACTAGAAGGAAATCGGTCGACGGGACTTTTTCCCTTGTATGACATAGAATCTTTTCTGCTAAAAACAAACCATGAAACGGTTGTATTGAGTGCCAATGTATGTAAAAGATGCGGGCAAGCATTGATCAAAGACGCGTACAAAAACATCGAAGAGCAATATCAGAGTTTTCTTTTCAACATCATCACCTATTGTCAATTTAAAATTGTTGACAAGAAAAAATACTCTTATCAGAGAGAATATAAATCAATGTCAATGGTTTGCTTCTTTTTTGTGTTGAGAAAGGACAAGAGTATAGACTTCAAAAAAGTCGATTTTCATGTTGACAAGGGTCGGTATTGCGGCTATCCGAATTAAAAGGTGTGTTGAAGGTTTAGAGGAAACTCGTAATCACATATCTCACGCGCAATGTCAACCTTAACATAATCGCTACTAATTACTTTATCCAAAAGGTAGTCTTTGAATATCTGTTGGTGGTCCATTATGTCCATGATCTTGTCGCGACAGTATTCAAAGGTATTCACTTTCATCGGGTCGATGATTGGAAGTCGGGTGTAAATCATCTCATCATTGGCCAACACCGTCCCGCACCCAATGTACTGGTACTGCATGAAGAAGGGCTGCGTCAAGTGAATTGTGATCTTTTCTCTCTCGTACTTGATAGCAATACCGGAGGTGTACATGTGGCTGTTGATGTTATAGGTTTCGTACGTCGGCTCCAACTCAAATTTAGACAGCCATTCTATGAACTCTTCTTCTTTCGCCGACGGCAAGATTGGACGCCCCATTTTTGGTCTATATTATTAATACAGTTACTTTATCAACGTTTTTAAAATGGTTTAACGATCACATGTATATTCTTTCATATTATAATAGTTGCACATTATTTTTTTTAAATGTATTTTTATGTTTTATCGCTTACAGAACATGCATTTTTAACTAAAATTGCACCGAGTCGGTACAACTGTCATTTTCGCACTGTGTACAAACATTTTGTATTTTTAAATTGAATTTAGCAGGTATATAGATTTATTTTATGTATCATTAAATGTATTTTCTATTTTTTAGTTATTTTTCGGTGCTTTTTTGGTTAAAACTTTGGAGAGAAAGAGATTTATTTTCTAAAATTCTGCCTAGAGTGTTTTTTTATTTTGAACAAAAAAATGCACCGCAAATGTGCATTTTTTTTTGTGATTTCTAATTCGGTACCCCTTATATTTTTGGTATGTTTTAACTTAAAAAATGCACATTTGCGGTGCATTTTTGATTCAGTACTAATTTTGGGAATATGGGTACCGCGCAAACCGGTATCTTTTATTGGGCGGCTCTTGGTATGGAGGTGTAAATTGGGTCGTTAGGGAGTTTTCAAAATATTCTGCTGTCATTTTGACCACATTGTTATAGACATATTGTAGGTTACCAACGTTTAAGTTGTCGAAGAACGACATGTTCTTATAAGTGTCATGGATGTGTGGTTTGCCGAAAAATAGTTCGTTTATTACATGTGAGTTTGCTGTAGTATAATTCATGTCGTTGTCAATGTAAGAAACGAAAATATTAGGAACGTGTGTGATTTTTATAATATCAATATTCCGCCGTTCTTCTTCTTTTGTAATTGGTTCCGAAGCCCATTCCCGGAACATATCTATGTTATGTTCAAAGAATATCCTCCAGTTGTTGTCTATAATATCATACTGTTTTACGTTATTGTCAATGACACCATGAAATAACCATGGTGTATGTCCCGTATACGGACGTCGAAAGCTGTCGTAGCCATACATCAAGTAGAAATAAAACACCGCCCGCGCAATTGCGCCCCTCGTCTGAATTGGGGGTTGAAATATGCATTTTCCAAAGTCACATATTCTTTGCCTGTCTTTGTTCTTAATATATATGTCTTTTCTCTCATCCCCTAACAATGACATGTCTCTAATATGTTGGGTAGCTATAATACGTCCTTCGTTGGCTATCAGGTCTATGTCAGGAGATGCAAAGGCTTGGTACCTGTCTTGCACCAGTTGCCCATAAGGAAAATTATTTCGTTCATCGTTAATCACCTTAAGAGTAGGATACACCAAATGTGGGTCATGATAGGGTTCCTTGTTGAGAGACAACTTTTCATCTTCCATCCCTACCCTTTTCCCAATAATGAATGCAGGAATAACATGTTCCCAGTTATGTGACCTAGGGATACCATGTGGGAGGGGATTGCCGGTGTAAATATCGTAATTATACAAACCGTCTATCTGTGAAAGCCTCTTGAAATCCTCCAAGGTAAACATTCCCCGCAGTGTCTTAAAATAAAACAGTTTCTCACGCAAAGCCCGAACACATTCATGACAGGGCATAAAGTTCTCCATTTATATTATATTTAGCAATAAATAAAAAATTGATAAATATAAATATCATATACCTCAAATAAAGCAATCAACACAAGATGACCACCATCCTCGATCCCCGCATAGTTGACGATATTTTCTATGTTATTTTTACATTCTTGGGTCCTGCGAGCATGTGCAATCTTCACAAGACATGCAACAAATTTCGCGTGCTTGTCAATTCTACGATCAAACACATTAATGCTTCCCAAGATATGGCATCAACAGATATCAAATGTTTTCCCAATGTAGACAGCATGAGTTTTGAAACATGCACAAACATTAATCAATTCACAATGTTGAAACACATCAATTGCAGCTATGTCATTTTCCCAGAAAAGACCCTTCAGCCCATATCTAGCTTGTCACTGTTACGAGAATTGGAACTGTCATATGCGCACTTTTCGGATCGAGGAATGGCACCTCTTGCAGCCCTTACATCTTTGACTAGTCTGAATTTGTACAATTGCAAGCAACTAACTGGAGACGGCTTTAAATATCTCACTCCACTGTCACAATTGCAGTACCTCAACATAAGTGACTGTAAAATACAAGAATATGGATTTCACAAGATTGGCAAGCTCACGTCACTTCAGACGTTAGTATGTTCTTTTTCCAAACATATGTCTACGGTTTGTGTGGGATACTTGAGCAACTTGAAAAAGCTCGTGACCTTTGAAGCCCAACTGATAAAAAAACCCATTGACTTGTCTCGTATCAGTCAGATGGAATCCATCCAAGTACTCGATCTGGGTCATTCAAAACGGTTATTTAACACGAATCCCACATCGTGGAGCAAGTTGAGCGCCCTTAAAGAGATCCGTTTACAAGAAACCATCATTTCCGAGGATGTACTATTTGGCATTTCCCATCTGTCATCCCTCGAAGAGTTGTATTTAGACTCATGTAATGGATTAACTGATGACGGACTTATGCACTTGGCGCAAATATCAACACTCAAGACGCTGTCTCTTGCATTCTGTAACGACATAACAGAAGTCGGGTTGAAGCATTTAACAAACCTGGTCACGTTAATGGAGGTAGATATAGACGGTTGTTTGATAAGTGTTGAGCAAGTTGAAAACATGAGGCGGTTAATGCCTAATGTATGTATAGTTTTCACTGTAGAAGAAGAAGAAACGGAAGAAGATCTAGAGTATTTTCACGTTGCGACGCGGTTTTGGGAAGATAACAACTAGTGAATAAAGTTGAACTCCGCATTGTGTTAACACAAATAAGGGTTAACACAAAATGGTGCGCATAGACCTTGACGAGACTTCTTATGTCATCCAAGAAATACTCCCGAATGACTTGCAGTATGATTTCGAACAATTATGGAACCTCCATCCGGAACAATATGGACAAGTCCGTATGATGGGCAAATTTATTGAAACGCCACGGTGGCAACAATCATACGGGCGCGATTACTATTACACAGGAATGTTGCACCATGCGTTACCCCTCCCCGAGCCCTTTCAGCCTTTCCTGAATTGGGCGAATACTTTAAACTATAACGAGTTTGATCAGGTGCTGATCAATTGGTACCAGAACGGACAACATTACATCGGCAAACACTCGGACGACGAGTCACAGTTACAACCCGGTTCACCGATAATGTCGATATCATTGGGAGCGGTCCGCAAGTTCCGCATCCGATCCAAAAGTGACAGTTCTATCATACAGGATTTGGAAACACTAGATAGGAGCTATATGATCATGGGTGGGCGGATGCAAAAGGACTACACCCACGAGATCGTTAAAACAACTAAGCACTGTGGGAGGCGTATTAATATAACCATGAGGCAGTTTAAAAATTGAAATTGTAACACCATTGTAAAACAGTATATGTATTGTTGAAAAAATGATTCGCATGTACACCCTCTACAGCGATTCGCGCGAGGTTACACAGGAGGTCATCCATCGAAGGAACTTGACCATTAAAGCATGGATGAAACGAACCTCCATTGGAGATTTCCCCAAGTCGGTGACCGAAATGAACAGTGTCCGGTCTTTGTTTGAAGAGTACTCCAAGAACATAACGCAACTTTGTTTCGTGTTTGTGTCCGATGACGCAACCTGTCAAGTGTTGCAAGAAGGTAAGTGGATCAACTACGATACCTTTGACGATGCTTGTTATGGCATCTACAAGGAGGAAGAACATGTAGTTTTGCATGTCAAAAAGTACGTGTAATGTTGTAAGTTGTATTTACCTTTTGAATCATAATAAGCATTTTTATATGATAGTTATATATATGTTAGGTTTTAGTAAAGAGGTTGTTGTTCGAATGATCAAAATATTAGATATAGGGTATTCAACTGCGGTCTACTTCTTTGCAGCTATTGTTATTGTTGTTCTATTAAATAAATACCTACCAAAATACGACAAAAAGAAAGAAGCAAAGAAAAGCACCACAAGACTCGTGGTTGACATAGTCGTTCGAGTGTGGCTAATTGGTGTGTTTTCTTATTTTGTTCGAAACGTGTTCCACGCAATACCATGGATATTCGAGGGGGTACACGGGTATAAACACCTCAACGTGAAGGAAGTGAGCAACAGCGCAATGTTTACCGCTTTTGCAATCACCTTCGATCCACACATCCAGTCTCAAATCGCGTTCCTGAAGAAAAGGCTAAACATCATGATTTAAACATTAGTGTAATTTGGTATCATTATGATGAATCCTTTTTTACATTCGTGTAAGCGGTTTCTTTACATGCGCTCCATCAAGAACATCCCTAATCTAGTCAAACAAACCAGTAACATTCGGTTGGATGGTCAACTGTACCGCCCGCTCGGCATCTCCTCGCGATACCATGTCGAGGCTTGGGTAAGGGACACGCCCGATCAACGCATGACTCCGGACATGCAACGTTACATCGACCGGTTGTCCCGTGTTCGTCCCGTTAAAGTATATTGTTTTCTTTCTCGCAATTACCAACCCATATACGATGACACATTGGTGTTTGACAAATGGATCCCTATCAGCAAAACGAAAAACGCTCTGATGGAAGACCATCTGTCGGATTATCTTGAGCAGATGAGTGATGGCACAAACGGAGAGAACAAAGACACGATACAACGTCATTTTATTAATAGAGGCATACAGTTTGAGAGGAAAGTGATACAAGAGTTACTCAACATGTATCCCAATGTATGTACGACCATTGGCGAATCGTATCAGGCAAATAGTTATGACAAACACCAAGACACGTTACGCGCTATGAAAGCTAATTATGCCTTCATTTTCCAGGCTGTTTTGTGGAATTTTGATAACCTTACATTTGGCTGTGCCGACATGTTAGTCCGTAGTGATTACCTGATACGGCTACTAAACGTGGATTACGTGAGTGTGTTTCCACATTACGTCGTAGTTGATGTCAAGTTAAATCATGACTCTGATCTGTTACCGTTCATTAAAGGTCAGTTGTACCTGTACAATCGAGCTCTAGGGAACATGCAAGGGTACACCCCCGAGTGTTCTTTTATATGGTCACGTACCGGTATCAGTGCGGTTCGCATGACTGGGGACATTGCGGCAACCGCGAATGACGCCGTAAGGTGGCTACAAGATATCGAACGCATCGACGAAAGCGACGCCATACTACTCCCCAACATGAAGTCCAAAAACGTGTCCAAATTCAAAGCACAGAAAAAGGACATCGCCAAGAAGACCCATGAACTGACGCAACTATGGAACGTGACGACAAAACACCGTCAGAATGCGTTGGATGTCGGCATTTCTTCTTTACAACACCCTCTCTTGTGTGCAGATGTACTGGGAATCACAGGGGAAAAGAAGAAAGGGATTGTGGACGCCCTCATCAAAGGATACCAATCGTGGGACATGGTGTCGGGCAACATTACAAACTTTGGGGGATGGATGACCAATGAGAAGAGTTATTATCTTGATATTGAAACGATCAATATGAACATGTTCTCTGATGTACCAATCAGCGATGCCGTCCAAGTGTTCATGATTGGAGTCGGTTGGATGGAGAGCAGCGAGTGGAAGTACGAGGTGGTTACCGCTACTGATTTAACTTTAGGAGAGGAAGAGAGGATATTGAGACGTCTGGTTGAATTAGTTGGCGATGTATCAACGTTCCATTGGGGAGCACACGAACGAACCGTGATATTACCCAAATTAGACAAGTATAATATCTCCCACACATTGTGTTTATTCGATATGAACAAATGGTTTATGGACGAAACAATAGTCATTAAAGGGATGCTGGACTTTAAATTGAAAACCGTAGTGGAGGCCATGCGGCAGAACTATATGACCAAGTTAAAGTGGGGGGATATGGATAATGGATTGGATGCGATGTACACAGCATGGAAGATATACCAGGGGAGAGAAGACAAGGATGCCATGAACAACATCGTTGCTTATAACGAAAACGATTGTCATTCTCTGTGCGAAATACATAAAGTCTTACGGCAGTATGTGTGACGTTATCTCTCTATGAAACCGTCGTCACATAAAATATATATATTATTAATATAATGAGCGCTCAAGATATACAAAAAGATGTTTCAAAAAAATACAAGCAGTTCAAAATTAATAAACAGCCATCTTTTAAGGATATGTGTTACCCTGAATCCTATCAGTTACAGAAGCCGCAACAGTTCATCGAGCGGTTCATGGGTCCGGGCACCAATAACAAAGGGATTCTTTTGTTCCACAGGATCGGTGCGGGGAAGACGTGCAGTGCGGTCCGCATCGCGGAAGCCTGGAAGAGCAAGCGGCAGGTTATCTTTGTCGTGCCCGCCTCCCTCGTCGGTAACATGTACAAGGAGCTCCGGAGTGAGTGCACTGGCAACGAATATGTCACGGTTGCGGAACGCAAGAGGATCAATAAACTCAACCCTCTCAGCAAGGAATATACAAACTACGTAAAGATGGTGAACACCAAAATAGACAAAACCTACAAGATCCTATCATATCACAAATTTGTCGAATCGCACAAGAGACTCAGACTGGACAACAGCGTTATAATCGTGGACGAGGTCCAAAACATTGTGAGCGAACATGGCTTGTTCTACAACACAATCTACAAGGTCATTAAGGATGCACCCCCGTCTCTGCGTGTCATTCTCATGTCGGCCACGCCCATTTTTGACAAACCCATAGAGATAGCTTTGACGATGAACTTGTTGCGACCCAAGGAGCCGTTCCCGGTTAAGGCTCTCTTCAACGAGACCTTTATCGAACGGGTTAAGGGGGGGTATCAGATGAAGAACAAACGGGTGTTCCAAGACCACATCAAAGGATTGATATCTTTCTATCAAGGCGCGCCTGAATACACCTTCCCCGAAAAGGAGTTCAAGGTGGTCAAGTGCAACATGAGCCGTTTCCAGTGGCAGTGTTACCAGGCTGTTGAAAACCAGATCGGCGCGAAGTCCTTTAAAGACATCCTCAAACTACCAAACAACTTTTTGATCGGTCCGCGCATTATATCAAACGTGGCCTTCCCTAACAGACAAACCGGCAAGGATGGACTTGATAGCTTTACCGGAAGTAACATAGACAAAGACAACCTGGCGAAATACAGCATCAAGTTCTGTAAGATCATCGGCAAGCTGCGAAAACTGGATGGCACCGCCTTTGTTTACTCCAATTTTAAAGAGTACGGTGGTATACTCAGTTTTATCAAGGTGTTGGAACACTATGGATACAAGAATTTACTAAAGGACGGCGTTGGCAAGAATAGGTACGCTCTTTGGTCCGGTGACGAGAGCCCCGATCAGAAAGAAACCATCCGCAGTGTCTTTAATTCAAGGGATAACATAAAGGGCGAAATGTGCAAAGTGATATTGGGCACCCCTGCGATTCGCGAGGGTGTGTCCTTATTAAGGGTGAAGCAGGTCCACATCATCGAGCCGTACTGGAACATATCGAGGATGGAACAGGTGATCGGCAGGGCGGTCCGATTCTGTTCCCACAAGGACCTCCCCAAAGAGGAGAGGCGTGTTAAAATCTACCAGTATGTGGCGTGTCCCCCGGAGGGTATTAAGAAGAAAATCGTGGATGAATACATTTATGACATGGCCGTTCGCAAAGAGAAACTAATACAGGAGTTTTACGAGGTTATGAAAAAGAGTGCCGTTGATTACGAGCTGTTCAACTAGACGGTAGTCATCGTCACCGTTTCGCCTTGATTTTGGGGCTCTCTCTTTATGTATCGCTCAATGATGTCCTTGATGTCGGAGTCGTTCTCTTGGTCGGTATTGGTGTCCACCATGATATCAATAACGGCGCTCCCCAGTTGCAGCTTCTCAACGATGAATTTCGGGAGTTGCGGGGATTCGTTCTCTATTTTGGTCAGCATGGTGCCCGTCTCTTGGATGATCCTCTCGTAGGGTATGTCGATGCCCATCTTGTGCAGTGCTAGCTGGATCTCTATGTTATTCTTTAGTTTTTGATACGCTAGAGCAGTCGCCCCATGATTGAAGTGCTTTTGGCTCCATGAGAAGTATTCTTTTATGCTGGCAATGATGGTGTTGACGATACTAATACCTCCAGTAACAAACAAAAAAGTGTTTTTGATTTCATCGGGGAAACCGGTGGTGGAGAAGGCGAGGGAACCAGAGAGGACCGATAGAATGATCGAAGGAATCGCAATCCACGTGTCCTTGCCGTAGTACCAGTTGCTGGCTTGAATATGGGCGGCCTCGAGAGTAGTGGCTTTCTTGAACCACTCCCTCAACAATTCATCGGCGTGTTTTGACATTAATCAGATATAGAAAAAATATTGTGGCTTTTATTATATAATAATGCTGGGTCTGTCCGAGTTGTCACACCTTGTCTGGAACGAGTTGCTGTTACCCAACAACATCAAGAAAGACTGGGTGTCCGTCACCAACAACCGATTTAATGTCAACGTATCGCAACATCCATTCATCGGTGCCGATATTCTCAACCTCAATGATTCACGCCTGAACAATCTGATTGATAGTCTTAGGCCATTCAAGTTCTCTTGGGTTAGGGATGCCGAAGCTTACCTGAAACAGTGGAAGCGAGAAAACGACGAATTGATTGCCAAGCTACCTCGATAAAAATTGAATTGATTCATACATAGGTCATCACAGTATGGCTATAATATTGAGATGCCAAAGAAAAAGTCAATTGCTATTAACAAATTGGCGGTCTTGGCGTTGCTGAGACAGAGATTAGGTGACGATGCTATCATGGATCCCGCGAATAATCCCGATAACCAACAAATATATGAAATCAAAAAGGATGAACTGCTAAACCTCTTTAAAAAGGGAGGGTGCTTCATAGATGGTGTTATCGAGAGCAATGCGAAAAAGTGGAAGAATACGGTATCACTGGACGAATTTATTAGGTTCATCAGGTACGATGCGACCACCATGAACCTAGGAAAATTTACACAAGGGGTGTATCACATTTACATGGATTACATTCATGCTATGTTTGACATTTGCTGCGATAACTTTAACGATAACGACAATGATGGATTCGGTCTTCCGGATTATTCCCGTATAATGCGCAAGGATTATGATTTGTATCAGGTCATATATCCGGTCCGAATGGAGTTTATGTTCGCATGGTGGATCATGAACATGACCAGAAAGTTCGTTTCCAAGTACAACTATAAGACCGAAATATCGTTTCAATACAGGTTGCATGGTAAGGTGTACGACATATGCATTGAACCTTTTGACATTGTCATCGAATATCAGGAATCGAGGAGTAACCACACCGATTCTTCAAATGATGTAGATAAAAAAGCCATAGTACGAGCTGAAGCCAAGATCATCGAGTACTTTCAGGAGGCAAAATATAACGAACAGGCTTATGAATACCTGGAAGAGTTCTGGAATAACATCTTAAAAAGACGCCTGATTCAGTGCTTGTTAAAAGATAAGAAAAACAATGACTTCATCAATGATTATTTAATTGATGAGTTCAAATCGATACTTTTACAAGAGATATCAATATTAGAGAATTATCGAGGTGACAATATCGATAATGTAATGTTAAGAATTAAATCTGTTAGTAATCTCATATCATCGAATGAAAGCATCATATCATTGGTCTTCAAGTGGAAACATAAGGAGCGAGAAATTGAGAAAACCAAAAATAGTAATACATATCTTATTTCATCTGATGATATTGCAAATTTAATACACATTACAACATCATCTGGGAGAAAACTGATAATAGATGCTTTGAATAAAGCAGTTGTATCTAAATACATTAAAAATAAATGCTTCACCAATTGGGCAGGTCTTATGGTATTCTTATGTACTGTAGACTCTGATGTGATAAAAATAGATGCAGACGTTAGACGTTCAGCTATTGATTACTTAATAATTGCAGAAATGAGCTACAATAAAGTCGTTGATGAGCTGAACACATATTACAATGATTTGTTGTTCAATATCATGGATGAAGTAGAAAGAAGGGAGCAATATATTGTGGAAAAATATAAATCGCAGTACGATAAGGAGATCAAAAAATTAACTACTATGGGAAGGGAAAAAGATACGCTAATCAAAGACCTAAAGAAGACCATCCGTATGATGAATACCCGTGCGATGAAATTGAAAAGTACAAGTGATATTCATAAAATGAAAGGTATTTGTGCAGATATTTGTGGGCTGATGGATAGGTTATCCTTCTACAAGGAAAGCACAAATGATTTCAAAATTGTCAAGTCCATAAAAGTAGACAAACCAATCATCCGCAATGTTCCCGATCTAATCTATACCGGTAACATTAAAAATCAAGTTTCTATCGAAAAGTTAAAATCGTTCTTCATTCGATACAATATTCCGCTATCGTTCATTAAGAAGTTGGTTAAAAAGTTATGTCCATGTGCGAAGAATCCAAAGACTGTTTGCAAGATACAACTGAATGAATTTGAATTCGATGAAGATGTTACTGAAGAATCTGAACAGACGACGGATGATGAAGAACTCGATGATGGATCGAGTGATGAGTCAGATGTTAGTCTCCGAGTGGAGCCTCTCTCCACGAGTGATGATGATGGATCAGAATTAGATATTTAATCATCATCATCATCCAAATCTATTCCTTTTTTCTTTAACCTTTTAATAGCATCCGTATATTTCATACCAAATAATGTATCTGTTGACAACAAACCATCCCCGACTAAATCCATCAATCTTTCAACATGTTTTAATTTAAAGGGCTTCTCCTCCAAGTCGTCCGGATAGTAGCCTATTAAAGCTCCAAGAGTGTGACCGGCTTTATTGAGCATCTTTCCCTCCTCCGTTATCTTGTATATAACAATTTTTATATAAAACACAGGCTCGTCCTCCTTCAATCCTTTTAAATTAACGTTTAGAGTAATGTCAGCCACTCTTTTTCCCGCGTAATACTGTTTCTTTTCCTGTAACATGTCGTTGAACTCCCTTGGAGTGTCATACCCTTTGATGGGCTTAAAATCGGCTCTGTCACACATTACATAAAAAGATTCTAATTCCTTTGACGCTAGTGTTTTCTTGAGTTTCTTCAAGTATGCTTTTATATCGAACTCACTCATCATACAATTATATATATATAATTTTTAGTAATAAATGAATTGGTAGCGAGTTCCTGGATTGTTTGAGATGCACTGTCGGATGAACTCATTAGTGATCACTTTATCAAAATGTAACTCTTGTTCTAAGATACTCATTCTTTTGAATCCATACCGAACCGCATGAGAATAGTCCTGAACAAACTGAAAACAATCGATATGACTTATATGTGGGCGTCTGTACCCTTCCACGAAATGAAACCTCAACAAACCCTGGGTGATCGGAAGGCGGATGTTGTTATTTATGATTTGTTCATACACAATATATTCTCCCGTGTTATTCTTCACTAGACTTGTGAAGCCACTGAATCGAAAATCCTTATCCACGTGTCTCATTTTTTGTGACGATATTGTCGAATAATGTGTTACACCTTTCAATTATTTTCTTGAACTTGATTTGATACTTGTACCTTAGATGCCGTTGGCTTTGTATGTTGTTTTTAACAAAGTCGTTCTGAATGTTTTGTTGGACATCTTCGTCCGTCCAATCGTCTTCGTAGTACACCTTATAACCTTTGTTTATTAATTCTTTCGCCGCCTGTTCAAATTCATCAAGTTTAATGACATCGTCTCGGAAGTCATTTGAGCCAAAAACGAATTTGTACACATCATTGTCGTTAATTTTCTGTTCAAATACAATGAATTCCTCATTTGGTTCCGAATACAGATACATCGCACCAGCGATGTCAAGTTGATCAAGTGGAGAAAGGTCCGCCATTTTTTATTATATCTTGATAGTAAAATATGTAATTTATCAATTTTTAAAAAAGTTGATAAAACCAATGACTTGATGCATTAACACTTATTAAAAAGATAAACAATGAACTTTTCTAGCGTTTCCCCATCGGGTTTCCAAGCCTACGGGTTTCCTATTGGCAACCACCTAAAGTTGCAGGGGTACAAGTTGCTGGATGCGGACAAGCCTTTGGTGTCCCTCCCCAAGATCTTTATCATGTTCCAGGACGTGACACACGAGGAGGGAATGGTTAGCGTCAAGAAACAGGCCGGATTCACGATCGTCGCCAAAGATAAGACGGTTGGTATCACTCGTCAGGATATTGTAGACCAGGTCCCCCGGATTGTACGCCTAATGATGAACAACCCTGATATCTTTGACATGCGGCCGTGGAGCAACTACGACTGGTTGTGGATCAACGGCATCTATAACGTCATGCCAGGTTACTTCCAGATAGGCATCATGCAGAATATGAATGATCCGGATGACTTTGACGAGGAGTATCACAAAGAACTATCAGACAAGAACAGACACGGATATGACCAGTTCGTCCTGAAATGGGCCGCTAAGAAACTGGAAAAGGACATCAGTGAGATAAGCCTAGATACAGCTAAAGAAATGTATGCTATGGCTCACGACATGGCATCCGAGGTGGAATTCGGCGAGGATGATTAAAAAATTGATAAACTTACTCTATATTTGTTTTATAATCTTGCAATCAACAACCATGATAACCACCCGCATTGGATCCCAAATCCGGGCCACCGTGGAGCTGGCTCTGATTCAGTACGTGTTCATGTTCCTCTGTGAGGTTGTGGCGATCATGTCTGACTGCGATGTCCACAGCGGGATCATTGTGTATGCGGTGAACAACATCAAGACGAGGCTAATCGAGATTATCAACGATCATGCCATCGTCGCTGCTCGGACAGCTGCTCATCTGTCCAACGAAAACGATTTGTTTGTGGATGATGACCCGTACGAAGAACATGACATCTGTGATTTGGTCATCATCATCCGCAACTTCATCAAGGATGTGTTTTTGGAAAATCCGAATGTGTTCAAACAGTTGTGCTGCGTGTTGTGGAACTATCGTGATTCATTCTTTCCGGGAACATTCTCGTCCTATCATGACTTTATGACTAGAAAACTACCTACAACATTGCTGGAAGCTAATGTGGCGTTCCGTAGGATGGAACATCTTCTTTGCTTGTGCTTGGGAGACATGGATGAATCTGCATGTGAGACCAAGTTGAGGCTGGTTCAGGCAAAGAACGTGTGCATGGCCAACCTTATTGCCGTTCGAGGGACAACAAACATAAGCAACACTCGAGCGTTGTCCCTGTTCCTTTCCATATGTGAAGAATTGGGGGACATGACAGAGTCTGTGTCGGTCGACGGTGCCAAAATCGTAAACATACGCAATATCATTGACCGTTGCTGTGTGTTTGACCAAGATTTGGGGTACGCCCTGCATCAGACTGTTTGGAACGTCGTGATACCCTCTTTTGGACTCCAGGGCGTCTTCAAGAACATGGAGACCTATTTGTCTCTTTCCGAATAACCCTTATTTTAGAAAATTGAAAAATATAAAATATAGCATATCCATTTGCAGTACCGCTTACTGAACCGCTGAACACACCACGTGCTACTTGCCTTCGCCGCCAACATGTCTTTCTTTCCTTACCGCTCGTCGATCCAGGAGAACGACTCTACCTTCCTCTTTTTCATCCCTCTTAGCGTCGCTGACAGGGACGCGTTTGTGGACGACCTGCTAAGGACTGTCATCGAGAGGAACAATGTTGACATGAAGGACTTTAAGAAGAGTCACTCGTGGGAGGGTGGCCTCGTCTTTGACGACGGTTACAGTCGCCGCGACTTTCGGTTCATCATCGAGAACAACGCCCTCATCGGCATGCGTGTCAAGGACGGCATGGCGTATTGGTACCAGGAGGCAGAGTCCATTCGCATGTACGCCCTGAACTTTGCGCAACACGGATCCTGCAAGGGTGCCACCGCCGCCGAGGTTTCGACCGAGACCCCCGCCGCCCAGGGTGCCACCGCCGCCGAGGTTTCGACCGAGGTTGCTGCCGCCACTTGCCCGCACTGGTTGTTCCGCGTGGAGAAGCACAAGAGCGACTTTCAGGCGCTCCCCTCCTCTGCACAGAACCTCTACAACCGCATCCGCTACGCCCACTAATGGCGGAGCAGGCACAGCTGTCATGTGTGCCCCTTTCCTTTAGACGCTACTGTTTCAGTCGCTTTGACAGTTCCTTTATCCATTCCAGCATTTTTTTATCGCCTTTCTTGAAAAAATCCTTAATTTTGATATTAGTGGGCTTACCATTAGGAATAAATATTGTTTTCTCTACAGTATTGTTGTTATGGGCAATGCATAACATCACCTTAAAAGTGTCTAACTGCACCATTGGTTCTGTGAATTTATTCGTGAAATGACTCTCTTCTGCCTTGTTTGCATCTTCTAGATAGCGATGTTTCTTAAGATATTCTTTTTTGTAAGACATGAGACCATTTGTACTATGATTGAAATTGTAGGGACCGAACTGGTAAATAGTCGGCTTCCCGGTGCCCTCAAACTGGGGGTAGTAAATGTGGAGTATGGTACTCCCGGCGATGAGGTTTTTCGAGCCTTGCAACTTGGTGACCGCATGCGACACTCTCTCGGGGGAATAGTAATCGTCGTCATCCATGCAGACAATGATGTCGCCTTTTGCCATGTCGTTCAACATATTGCGTTTCTTGCCGAGCGGGATCTTCTCCGGTAGATGGACATATCGAATACGTTCATCTTCCTTGGGAATTATATCTTCATTGGATGTAGGGGAGTCATCGATGATGATCAATTCCATCAACTCTTTGGGATACGTTTGGTAGTTGAATTGATGGATGAGGTACGGGAGAAACTCTCGGCGGTTGTACGAGGGCACTATCACCGATACAAAGGGACGTGACATGGTTTAGTTTAATTTATGGCCTTCTTTTTAAATTCGTTTAGAACTTGAAATTATAATCCATAGGACCTATAACAATGAATGATTACGACATCCAAAAAATATCTGGCTTGGGCAACATGGGAAACACGTGCTTTATGAACTCCGCGCTGCAATTGTTATTCACGTGCACCGATCTGGTGACTTTCATGATATCGACCGAGTTTGATAACATCAATGTCAACAAATATAGACAGACCTTCAAGGACTACTTTGCCAAATCTACTCGTGCCCTGGGTCCAAGAATCTTGTTTAACAGATTCAAGGAATTGCATGGTGGATACGATGGATACACTCAGGAGGATGCCCAAGAATACCTCACTTTTATTATTGACGACTTGGATACCCTCATCAATGATAGCCATTTGAAGGAGTTGATGGTGGTACAAACAGGCACCTGCATCACTTGTCAACATTGTGGATTTTTCCTCGTTCGCAAAACGCCCACCAACATTCTTACGTTGTCTGTACATAATAATAATAATTTAATTGAATGTCTCGATGAGTTTGTTAGAGTGGAGATGTTGCAGGGGGATGACAGATGGAACTGTGAAAAATGCAAATGCAAACGGGATGCTGAAAGGAGAACCGTCATTACAAAGCTACCCAAATATTTATTCATTTCTCTCAATCGTTACGAATACCTGGAAGGAGCCGTAAAGAAGAGCGAACGTAATATTGACATTCCCTTGTCTTGGCGATTCAAGGGCAGCGATTACGTGTTGAACGGAATAATATGCCATATGGGAAACAGTCAGAATGGTCACTACATAAGCTTTGTTAAGCGAGAAACTGGTTGGCATTATGTGAATGACAAACAGATTGAAGCCGTTCAATGGGAGGAAGTTCAGAAAACGTTTCCATTAGTGTATGTTTTATTGTACACTCGAACCTGAAAATAAAATATATATAGTATTATAATATTATATATGGCTTCTGTCGGTGGCTTTGGTAAAATTCTAGGTATCATTGGTGTTGTGGTCATGATGATTACCTCTATTCTTCTATGGGTGTACGGTATTAAAATAAAGGACAACAAGGAAATCACCAACAAGACTAACACGGGTAACACCCTCATCGCTTTTGGTGTCATGAACATCGTGTTCGGTCTGCTCATGCTAATCCCCATCTTCTTCGGCTGCAAGGAATATGCTCAAATTAATTACGATGGCGCATAATTAGCATTTAATACTTCCAAATACTCATATTAAAGGCTTTATATAGTTCGTAAGGAATGTCATATTTATACTTTATATTAATACCATCTGGTGTTAATGTGATGCCCTCTACCATATTCTTCTTATTGCCTTGATAATCATACATTGATATTTCGATATCTGGCGAATCCTTTCTCACTCGCGCACTGTGAAAACGAATCTCGCGTTCATCGTATTTAGATATAATGTCATGCAGTAGCTCCTTACTGACAAACTTGTTTTCATCCTTGATATTAGATATGAGTTCATCCCAATTCTCGACATTTTCTTTGGGGATGTTCATTGTTAGTTGTTCCTTATCCGGAAACACCGTCAACGTCGCCTTACTCATGAGAGATACCTTGATGGTGTCCTTCTCTATGTTCATCTGTGCCGGGAACACATTGATGTTCCGACAAATGGAAAAGACATGCGGATGGAGGTTGCGGGTCTGGAGTTTGGGGTCAACCTTGGTATAATTGAGGCAATTGTTACAAAAGGAATTAAGTTTATGGAGCAGCATTTTTAAGTTATTTAAGTGATGTCTGTTTAAGTGAGTTATAATTCGGCGGAAGCAGTCCATGTTCCTTGTGTAAAAAGAGCAGCAGATGGTAAAGTAGTTGAATGAGTAAAAGCAAGACTACAAGATTCTAAAGTTTTATTTTCAAATGTTGGATTAACTGATATAGTTGAAGAATTTGTGGAGTTCCATATAGTCCATGCCGGTGCCGTACAATCTGGTGTTGTACGTTTCATTACACGAAACCATACAGTTGCTCCATATGCATTAACGCCACCGCCCCACTGTGTTATTGCTAATCGTGGAGTACCTGTTGAAGCTTCATAATACCTCTGACACAGTTGCAATTCTATTCCATAAGGACGGTATTCAAAGGGTGTCGCGATAGTACCTTTTTCTAGTTGCACACCGGTAACATCAATATAATCATTGGCTCCCGCAGTTCCACTGTGATATTTTATGAAAAGAATACCTAACTGATTACAATTAGAGGGTACCGTACTAGTGAATGTAAAACGAGTGAATGTGGATGGAATTGATGCATTTGATATTACTGTATTAATAACATTTGTATCGTTAGTCCATGTTCCACCGGGCATTAAGATTGGATTTTGATCCGTACCTGAACCAGATTTTACTAACAGTTGTATGTTTCCAGATAAGTTACTACCCGCTCGCAAGTAAAATGATATTGTAATCGGAGTGTTTTTAAACATTAAAGATTCAATAGATTCCAATCCTTGACCATAATAAAATCCATCTGGCGATGTCGAAGCATTAGGTCGTTGTAATCTAATCGCAGTGGTGATATCACCCAGATCTGCTATATTTGTTAATTGAGTTACACTGTTTGATGCTGTACTATTTTGAGCAAAGAACCATCTATCCATTGTGTACACTTTTTGACCACCACCACTTATGTTTGAATATGTTGTACCTCTTTGTGCTATTCTCATATCCCCATTAATAATTCTGTTACGGAACATGCCCAGGTTACCTGCGCTGATATTCCCGCTAAAATACGCATTGCCTTGAACTGTTAAAGGTTGTGTCATTATAAAAGTTCCAATACCAACATTCCCCGAGGCGTCTCCATAAATATTCGGCTTGTTACGAATATAGGTTGCAGCATTAACATCCGTTTCATTCCAATTGACTTGAAAGTAACTGGGACCAGGAACGGTAAAGGTGGGTTGATTGGACGGCACTCCCAAAGCGTTTGCCAGTTCCGGGTAATCCACTCGATTCAGTGTTTGACCGTCAGCTAGGATGTATGAAGGGTCTAACTGGGTGTTATCGTTGTTGATGACCACATTACCCGGTGCGATTTCGTAGGGTGGAGCTCCACTGATGTCTGTCCAATTAATAGTCGCCTTGACATCTCCCACGATGTGTAGCCGTGCTTGGGGTTGGTAGGTACCGATGCCCACGTTACCATTGTTTTGTATGTAGAAGACAGTTTGACCATCATCTTGGAAATCCACGATGGGTTGTATCCCTTGTTGGTTGATGATGAGAGCGGGTCCCGTGCCGTTGTTGGTTATCTCCAGTCGTTCTGTTGTTTCTGCTATAGTGTTGACTATGGTTTGGGTGCCATTGACGGTCAAATTACCTTGGATACGTGCATCTCCCAAAACATGGAGGTTGTAGAGGGGATTATCCGTACCGACACCTATATTACCGGCTTCGATGACATCGGTCTTGACGCGATTGAATACGCTGGTGACCGGATTATTGAAACTATCTGTTATCTGAATACCACCGGTGACGGAGTCCTTGGAGATTCTAGCACCACTGATATCGATATAACCGGCTACGGCGACATTCCCAGATACATCCAGGCCAGCGCTGACATTAGGGACTTTGTTGATACCTAAACTGAAATCCTGATAGCGTAACATTATACTATCAGAAAATATTATTTATCTTAATAAAAGGTATAAAGAATGCAGTCTGATAAATGGGGGTCCCATGCATGGGAGTTCCTCCACACTGTAACATTCAACTACCCGACCAGTCCCTCTCCTATGGATAAACAACACTACTACGACTTATTCAGCAACCTGAGATATACGTTGCCTTGTTCCCACTGCAGAAAGTCATATTCCATCTTTTTCAAGCACATCAACATAGACGATTATTTGGATTCCAGATTCGGGATGGTGTTTTGGCTGTATGTGATCCATAACATGGTTAATCTCAAGCTGGAAAAAACGCCGGCCAAGTTTGGGGAGGTTGTGAAAAAGTACGAAGGGATGCGTGCGCATTGTGGTAACGTGAATAAAGAGGACCTGGATGTGTGTCGCGCGAACGTGCCTCCCGTGGCCACCGAAAAAGTGAACGAATTTTGCCAGGAGTGTTATGACAAGTACGAGGAAATCACGATGAAGAAACTCGTTTCTCTTATCCGAAGCGGTGAAAACCCCATTGTCAAGTTTTAATGTTAAGTTTTTATCACAAATTAACATTAAAAATTAAACACTCGCCTTATTCTTCGGCTCGTACTTGGCCGTGTTCTTAAACAGACCCGTCTTGCGCGACTTTTTGTACTCCACCTTCGTGAACCCATCATCGTCTCCCTTCTTACGTTCACCTTGGGAACGAGGAACACGACGGGGAGACAGCTCCCGAGACTCGTAAGAGGTATCAAGTCGCTTGATTGCCTTCTTTGGATCAAAGCGGTAAAAGCGCAGTCGGGTGGTGCCCGCATCGCGGAACGACAGCAGCATCTTGCAGTCATCCAGACGGTCCACCACAACCTTGCCCGTGTGGTTGGACGCGTCCACACGCACATAAGTGATGTTCTTGGCCGCGTCCTTTAAGATGCCCGTCACATGTTCTGTGAGCTTGTCCGTGTCCAACAGTTCATCAAACTTGACAAATAGCGAATACACGTGGTAGCGCACCGGAACTTTATCATCTCGCAGTTTGGCGTAGGCGACAACAGCCTCCTCAATGTCGTTGAACGACAGAAAATATACGTTTCCATTTAGGGTCGACTTATAATCATACTTTGTCTCATCGTATCCATTCTGCGGGACACGAAGAGTACGACTGGGCGTCGGGGCGGACTTTTCAACCGGATCCATGGTATCTTCATGAACATATAATGTTGGACTACGTTTAAGTCGTTTTAAGGGAGTGAAGTTTCATGACGCCAATGATGCCTCCCAATTGTATGTCTTCATTTACGTTGTTGGCCAGATACTTTTCTATCTTTGCGAATTCGCTGATGATCCGTGCCATCTTTACGTTTGATACGTCGCTGTGTATGACAAACTCTACCAGTTCTTTTAGGATGTCATGCACACATAAGTTGTGTTCTTGTTTGATGCTCTGGATCCCCTCGAATGCCGTGCTGATGTCATTGTTAAGAATGCAGTCGATAATGTTGTGCTTTACTGTCGGATTTGGATAACCAATGACTTGATACAAGTCATTTGTGTCAAGGTGTTTGTTGTCTGTTTGTACCGAGAGAAATAACGCTTGGAGGACGTTAATGGACTTTCTCATGTCGCCCTCTGATATTTTAACTATTTCTTCCACGCACCTTTCAGTTATGCTGGTTCCATGTTCGGCTGCTATGATGCTCATGATGTGCTGTTTGTGTGCTGCATCATGAATCGGTGAGAAACTGAATGGCACGCACCTTGACTGTATCCCCGGGATGATTTTGGTGATATAGTTGCATATGAAACAAAATCTGGTGTTGTTTGCATAGTTTTCGATCATCTGTCGGAGTGCAAACTGGGCGTCGTAGGTCATGGAATCTGCCTCATCCAGCACGACCAGTTTCAGCTTGTCGCGGTTGTGTATGAAGTTTCCGGTGGAGGAAAACTCTTTGATTTGTTCGCGGACGACATTGATGCCCCGGTCGTCTGAGCCATTCAGTTCTAACACCATTGAGTTGGTCTCATTGCCGTATATCTCCCGTGCGCACGCCATTATCGTCGTCGTTTTACCCGTTCCAGACGGACCATAGAATATCACATGGGGAAACCGATTCTGTCTGATTAGATTGGTCAATGCCCGCACAATATGTTCATGGGACACAACCTCATTCAAACTGGAAGGTCGGTACTTCTCCACCCAGGGTATCAACGCAATCTCTCTCATTTAATCTCATCTCTCTGGTTTGTCTTTATACCATTTACCGCAGTTTTGAAGTTACTTAAAGACTTGATCAAAAAGTTGAATGAGATAAAGACTTGTCAATATTACATCAGTAAGGAGGGTCAAACCAAAAACAGCGAATGAACCATGTCTTTCGTCAAGAAGAAGGACGCGCTTGATTACTACAGGGGTAGTGGGTTGAAGGCGCCATGTTTGTTTGCGGAGGACATCAATACTAGCGGTTCCAAGCGGTTCCATGTGACCGCTGCCCGCAACATATACAACAACATGCTAGCCAATGTCGACTGTCACTATTACGAGTTTTGGACAGGCGACCAATCCTTGGTGTTTGGAATGGATATTGATATGGAGAAGCAAGACGACATGGACCCCAACAAGATCGTGAAACGGACTATAAAGAACGTGATGAAGGGAGCCAAGGAGTATTACCAACACGAGTACCAAGTTTCGGATGTCATTGTGTTGGAGAACGCGCCCAACATCCAGTCCATAGAGAACCCAAATCGGTTGTCCTATCACATCATCTTCAGGGGGTTAACGTTTGAGAACCACTTAGTGGCCAAGGACTTTTACTTGAGACTGGTGAAGGACTATAACATGGAGTATTGCGATCCGTCCATTTATAACATTACGTGCTTCCGTCTGTGCTTTAATTCTAAGAAGGGTAAAAAAGCCATTGCGATACCCAAAGTGATAACGATCAAGGGTGAAACGACATGTTTTGCGGATAGGTCGAGTAACAATGATCTGTATCGCTTCTGGTTGAAGACTATGGTGACCTATATCGAGGAGGACGACCCGATCATCACCAAGAAACAAATGTCCCAAAAAGTAGCGGATATTCAGCCAACGGTAGATAATCAGGCAAAATTGGATAACATCAATTTGGAGCAAATCATGTTCCAACTGCCTATGCACTACTGTGACAATTACGATACGTGGATTAAAATGGGAATGATACTCAAAAACGCTTGCCCTTCTGGAAATTACTTTGACTTGTGGGACAGATGGAGCCAACAAAGTGCCAAGTATCAGAGCAAGGTGATGAAAAAGACGTGGGATGCTTTCAAGAAGGACAGTCGACTGACCATTGGGACGCTCATCTACTGGTGCAACGAAAACGGCATCGTCAACGTATTCAAGAACAAGCGCTCGCTCCAGGACAACGTCATGAGTTATCCGGAGCGACCCATCGAACTAGATAAAACGGGGTGTTTGTCCCTTAACCAAGCCAAACTGGTGCCTTCCATCTACGAACCCTATCTGGACAAGCGCATGATCGCTGTACAGAGCGAAAAGGGTACGGGCAAGACCTCAAACCTGTTAGAGGTCTTGTTCTCATCTGGCAAAATATCGAAGAACACATCCGTGTTGTTTGTCAGTTCGAGGAGGACATTTGGTATCAAGCTGTTGGGGGACTTGAAATCAGAAAAGTTCAGACTATATTCTGACGTTAAGGAACATTATATAACATCTAAGCGAATCATTTGTCAAGTGGACTCGTTGATGCGTCTGGATTATCACAAGTACGACATCGTGGTGGTTGATGAGTGCGAGTCTTTGGCTAGGTATTTGACCAGCTCCCACTTTACGAAAAACCCGCATTCGAGCCTAGTGGTCAGCACGCTAAAGATGCGAATTAGGGAAGCAGACCACGTGTACATTTTGGACGCCGACCTAAGCGTTCGGTGCATGAACTTTTACAAGAACATCATGGAACTCAAGGAAGACGATTACCAGTTGATTGTGAACGATTACAAACCATACAAGGATTACACGTTGGTGTGCATGAAGTACGACCACTGGTTGGTGCGGATCATGAGGGATGTGGCGGAGGGAAAACGACTGGTGGTCCCTATGGCCAGCAACGCCAAAGCCAAGGATCTGTACAGCAAGATCACAATGGACCACCCGACGAAGAAGGTGTTGTTGATTCACAAGGAGACAAGCGATGAAGACAAATTGGAGAAATTGGTGAATGTGAACTCTACATGGAAGGACTATGATATTGTTATCTACACGCCGTCGGTGTGCATGGGCGTGTCCTTTGATATTACGGGTCACTTTGATCGGATCTATGCCTATGGATGCCACATGTCGCTCGGCGCCCAGGAGTTCTGTCAGATGATACATCGCGTGCGCGATCCCATTGAGAAAAAGATATATGTGTCCATGGATTATTACAAAGAGTATGTCAAGGAGGAGGACACATTAACGTATCCTGAGGTGGAGGAAATGATGTGCTCGGATTATTATTTGACACACTTTGACGTTCACAACAATCTCGTGCCCAAGGAAGCGGGTCACATTGTGAAGAGCAATGGGGAAGTCCAGATACGACGGGATGTAGTACTGTCGTATCCCTACAAACATGACGTGGTGTATGATTTGTATGTGCGGAACGTGTGGGAGACCATTGAGAACAAACTGAGTTTCACGGCCTCCTTCTTCGGGTATGCCAAACACAAGGCATATCAGCTGGAGTTTGAGAAGGAGGCAACGGATAAGGATCTGATGATGGAGATGAAGGAGATCAGAGAGAAGCGCCGCGAGGAGGAAGAGGAAAAGGACGTCACTGGTATCATGGAGGCGAAAGATATTACGGACGAAGAGTTCAAGCAAAAGGAGATGACAAAGGACGAGTATATCACGGACAAGGACAAGTACGAGATGCGGAGATATAAGTTCAGAAAGTGTTACAACATCGAAGACGAATTGACGAAGGACGTGGTGAGCATTTACAAGGACGTGTATTTGCAGCAGTACTACCGCAAACTGTCAACCATCATGGCGACCAATGCACAGACCACAACCAAAAAGTTGCAACTGCTGAGGACAGGTAGGGAGAAATACACGGACTGCTACAAGGATTTCACGATCAAGAACCACTATTTGTGTCATGCGTTTGCGATAAAGGCGTTACAGTGTGTGGGTGTGGACATAAATAATCTCGAGGTGGAAGTGTCAGAGGCAGACATGCAAAAGGGCATGGATGAGTTCATGGAGTGGGCGGAAGACCCGCCCCGCAAACTCAACATCGCTATGAAGTTCCAACTCAATATTCGCCACAAGAGACTGACGGACATGAACAAGGTGGCCAAGATAAAGCTGTTTAACAGCATTGTCGACGGAATGTACGGTATCAAGTTCAAAAAGAAAGGAAAAGCATACGAGATTACGGGAATGGAAAAGTGGGAGGAACTTCCACGAGATGATAAAATTTTACCGGTGGACTTGCCTGATAGTATGAATGAGGATAACCGTGACATGTTTGATGAAGATTTCGATTTTAACGCACTTGATGAGGGGATTGAGAATTAGTATATTGACATAAAGATTTCTTTAATACTAGTATTAATATTAAAGATGTGGTGCAGTAGTAAACGTAAAGCGAGTGGGGAGCACAATGAAGGTAACCCAGTGGAGATCGATTTGGCGTCGTTGCTTGGGGGTCTTGTTCCTTCAAAGAAACCGAGACTAGGCTTTCCCTTTGGGGGGAAGGGTTCGTGTAATATTTACAGCATCGATAATAACATCTACTTTCAGAACGACATCGATTACGACTCCATATCGGAGCTGAACAGGGAGATGAGGGAGATGCAAGCCTCACTATTAGAGATGAGCCGCAGTTATCGCATCCCGTCACCGCCCATCCGACTGCACCTGACGACGCACGGCGGGTCCGTGCATGCGGCACTATCCGCGATCGATTGCATGAGGGAGCTCGAGGTGGAGGTTCACACGGTCGTGGATGGGTATGTGGCGTCGGCGGGTACGCTTATTAGCGTGTGCGGCAAGAAACGGTACATGAAGCAGAATGCGACGATGCTGATTCACGAGTTGCGGTCCGAGGTGTGGGGGAAGATGAGTGAACTGGAGGAGCAGATCTCAAACCTGAGGAAAATGAGTGATACCATCAGGAAGATCTATGAGGAAAACACCCGCATTCCTCGCCGGGACCTGAACAAGATTCTTTTGAGGGACATAGATATGGACGCCCAAACATGTCTCAACAAGGGACTCATCGACGAAATTCTTTGAAAACATTGAACTCGCGCTCCAGCGCTCACCTAATTCGTTATTTTACATAAAAAATTGATAAGTACACTTATTTAAAGAGATGTGAGGGGTTATAGTTAATTGTGCGGTCTACCATAAAATGAACGACCTAAATGAAAACTCTCCAACATTGGACCATGAGGACAACAAGAAGATTTACAAGTATTTGAAGATTAGGTTGAAGACGCATCAGGAGACGAGCGTGAAGGCTATGTTGAACCTAGAACATAATGGGTTTATGAGGATCAACTTTGAGAGTTACGTAAGTAAGAATGGTATTTATACCCGCACAGAGAATCCTCATTATGGCTGGTACGATTACGCCATGAGGAGACGCAATGAAGCGAACTATATAGACAACGAGTTCATGATCAACACAAACTTTGGCATTTTAGCGGACAAGGTTGGATCAGGCAAGACGTTCGACATCATTGGAATGATATGCCATACGAGGGTGCCGCCCAACCATCCCAAAATCATAGGTTCAACTTATTGTTCAACGATTGTCTATATGGATAAGGAGCAGTGCATTCCAACCAACTTGATCATCCTCCCACACAATCTCACCTCACAATGGAAAAAGGCATTCGAATTCACGAAACTGAAGGTACTGACAATAAGTAAGAGGACACACATTGACGCTTTAAAACATGCAGATAACCTCTTTTCGGAAGGAAATAATGTGGAAAAAACGGATGGGACAGAATCTGACGAGTCGCTTAACATCGTGCCGGAAGAGTGCGTGGGGTATTATGATGTGGTGCTGTTGTCGGCGACTATGATGGAGGAGTATTATGCAAAGTTTCCACATATCAAGTACGCGCGGATCATCATGGACGAAGTAACAACCGTCAAGAAACTGCCCATAAACCTAGAGATAAAGTGTAACTTTATGTGGTACATCTCGGCTACACCTTCTGGACTATTGTACATTAGGAAGAGTTACATTCGAGAGATGGTGGGTAACATCAATTACATCGTGTTTAAAAAGATTGTCATCAAGAACAACGACGACTATATCAGCGCTTCCATGAATTTACCGGCAATGAGACAGATTGTCATTCATTGTGACACGCCGATGAGTTTGCGGGCGATCCGGGAGTTCATCCCACATGATGTCATGCAGATGTTGAATGCGGGTAACATCAAGGAAGCGGTGACGCGGTTGAACTGTAACGTCGACACCGACGATAACATCATCAACGTTTTGACCAGTCGAACAGAAAAGGAACTCCACAACAAGAGACAAGAACTTGATTACCAAAAGCGGATCATACCTGTGGATGCTAGACAACATCTTGAACTGATTAAAAAGATAGAGGAGAGGATTGCAAGTTTGGAGACCAAATTGGAGTCCATTAAAGATAGAATCAAGTCTCTGAACGAGGACAATTGTCCTATATGCATGGACGTTTTTGATTCTCCTGCGGTGCTCCCTTGTACTCATGTCTATTGTCTCCCCTGTCTGACTCTCATTAAGAACAGTAAATGTCCGATGTGTACTCAACCCTTCGAATTGAAACAGTTGCATGTCATCAATAACGAGGAGCCAAAGGCTTCGTCCTCAAAGGAAGAAGACAAAAAGTTGTTGTCTAAAAAAGACAACCTGGTCAACATTATCAAGAAGAAAGACAAAGGAAAGTTTATCGTGTTTAGTAATTATGATGCTACCAACGATAACATTTCGAACTACCTGAAGGACGCGGGTATTTTGTGTGGTAAACTGGTCGGTAATTGCAACGTTATCAATAGCACCATTGAAAAATTCAAGGCGGGTATCATTCGGGTGTTGATCTTAAATGCTCAGAACTACGGTTCGGGATTAAACCTCCAAATGGCGACCGATATCATTATTTACCACGAGATGATCAAGGAACTGGAGACGCAGGTCATTGGACGATCCCAGAGGATGGGACGTACACAGCCTCTGAACGTGTACTACCTTCTGTATGACAACGAGAAGAGCAACTGCGAAAACCCTAGTTTGGATCTGAATGTGTTTGATGAGGATGATGCTGAACTACAAAAGGTGTTGAACGATGATACCGTCCACGAGATGACCAACATTATCGACATTAACGTGGAAAACACTGATGACGAGGGTTCGGACTCTGACAAAAGAGCCAAATCCAAGGGCAAGAAAAAGAAGGATGATGAGGCCAAGCCTAAGACTCGTCGGAAGAAAAAAGTAGAGGCTTAATATATATTTTCTAATGAAAGAAATATGATTAAAATTATAACATATTTCTTTCTCTTTTACTTTATGCTTGTGATATGTTTTAATGCATTTATCTTAAAGAAACCCTTGTACAGAATGTATTCGGAAATATTATGTTTTTTCAAAAAGTATGATTACAAGAACACTAATAATATGTTATTAGTACAAGGGAAGATGCCATTTGGGTTGAATTATAATCCTGGATTGATCATTAATTACAATTCCCACACATACACAAAGGACACGGATAAAGTAATCATGTGTTTCAGGAACAATCCTATTCCGGGAATAATGCGATTCAATCGTCTATACATGTGTGAAATTGATATCAAAACAGGTGTAATGCTACAAAACCCATACGAAGTATGTCGCAAGTTCAGTATTGAGGATGCACGATTATTTTATTTTGACGGTGAACTATATGTATCTGTTAGTAAGCCCGAATATCCAGCTTATTGGTTCAAACAATACGTCATCCGTCTGCGAGATAACAAGGAGTTTAGACCAAATTTGAACAACGTAAACAAGCAAGAAAAAAATTGGCAATATTTTCAGAAAAATGATAAATTGTACATGATATATTCCATCATGCCTTTTGTGGTATATGAAGTCAATAAAGAAACATTTGACGTAAAAAACAAGCTTATGGATCATGAATGGAAGCATTCTGATAGCGTTATGCTAAGATGTAGCGCTCCACCAGTCCTGATACATGGTCAATACTATATGGTTGTACACTCTGTTGATTATAAGACATATATCATCAAGTTCAATACATCGTTCCAATTGCTGGGTTGTTCGGATGCTCTGTGTGAGGATGTTGTGTGCCGTTATGATATATATTTTGTGTGTGGCTTTATTTATAATGCTATCACATCTCAGTTTATTCTTAGCGTGGGATTAAATAACAAGCGAATCGCACTAATATCGTATACCAAAGAATATGTCGACACCAACATGCGCTTGCCACTTCTTGACACTACCCAAAGCTATTAAATATATAAATTTAAGGTTCACATTTTCCACGTCTCTTTATCGGTTTGTCCTTTTCGTTGTATAATATGCGCGTCACCCTGTCGGTCTGCTCTTTGACAGTGTCCTTGTGATTATTTTTCAATAATTCTAGCGTTTCTTTTGTCTTCAAAACCATATAGCCATGCTCGTTTTTGTACTCCCCTTCTAAAAGACTTTCTATATCAATCATTCCGCTGTCTATAAGAGTGTCTATCATCTGTTTGCAGTTGGCTTTAATATACTTGGCACCATCATAGATATCGACCGTGTTGTCCCTGAGATTGGTCTTGTAGATGTTCATGTTTTGTGGTAGTCTATCGTTAAAGTGAACATAGCGAACATGCAGGGGGATTGCGTTTGTGCCACCATTAATGATACGATTCTTTTCCGAGGCATTCAATAGGTGTAAGTCTTCCCGCCCGAAGCTAACCATGTTATAGTTAATGTTAATGTTGGTGTTGTTACTGTTAACATTATGACTATTTGTCGTCATTGTAGTGGTTGTGTGTGTTTCTAATTTTTCGATTTTCTTCATAAGTTCTTCTACCTTATTGCGGAGTTCATCGGTTTCCGTCACAACTTTACACCTACCATTTATATGTCGCTTTAAATTAAAACTTGAAACGAAAGTTTTGTTGCACTTGATACACGTGTTTTTGGTGATTTCCGGAGCGTTTTGGTGTTTTTTGGTTACGTCCGGAGCGTTTTGGAGCGGTTCATTTTTCGAACTACATATAAACTTTTTGTTCATATGGTATATATAGTGTCCTTTTTGGTT